AAGAAAGTTTAATTAGATTATATAATAATTTAGGTTATCAAATTAATAACGGACAAGCTCTTCACATTACAGGGGCAACATCAGGGGCACCGACAGTTTCTTTAGCGGTTGGTACTGGAGGTGATGCGGTTCAATTCCAAATATCAGGTATTGCAACTCACGACATTCCAAATTTATCATATGGATTTATGACAGTTTTTGGTGTTGTTAGAGATGTGAATTTAACAGGTTTTACAGTTGGGGAACAGGTTTATTTATCCCAAACAGTTCCGGGGGCATTTGCATCTTATTCTGAACTTTCCTTTACTGGTAGAACATGTGAAGTCGGACACGTTTTAGATAATTCATCTTCAGGAAAATTACAAGTTACAATATTAAATGAGATTGAAGGTACTATTATTACAACTCAGGAAAATAATATATTAGCGGCTAATAATAGTTCTACGGGTGTTTTCCAATTTAGTGGATTATCAATTACTACTCCATCGGGAACAACATTTAATGTTGGAGCGGTAGAGGGGTGGATTATTGATAATACAACCTCACCGGCAAATCCGACAATCCAACTTATTATATACCCTGGCTCAACAGGAAATACGGCTTTATATGTTTCATCGGCGACCGAAACATACATTTTACTTACAAGTGGATTAACACTTATCCAACAAACAACATTTCCAACACCACAACAAAGAAGACAAAATTTATATCTTGGAAAATTCGGTCACGGAAATAGACAATTTTTAATAAATGCGTTTAATGAGCCCGACTCAGCCTTATCACCAGTATCTCAATTAAGAGATATGTTCACGGCGGTTAAATTAATTAATGACGGAGTTATTGCTTCACCAAACGCAGCAAATTTAAATATTAATACATCTGCGGGTGTACTATATGGACTTGGAATTGGGTATGTTACAAACAAATTAAACCCAAATAGTTTAACAATTAACAGTCAGAGTCCTGCAACTTTTCAGTATAGAACTCAAACTGGTGGAACTGCGGTAAATACTACTCTTATTGAGCCAGGATTTTACGACCTTAATGGGGTTATTGAACCTATAACAGGAACAAAGGCGACCAATCAAAGAATTTATTTATTACAAAATGGTCAAATAAGAATTCAGTATGGCCAAGAACCATATAATCAATTAGCGGCGGCAGTCGCGGCATTACAAAATGAAACATTTGTTACATTTCCTAATTTTAGAGATAATGGTATTTTGATTGGTGTGTTGTCTATTTTAAGTAGTTGTGATGATTTGACTGATACATCAAAGGCACAATTCTTTTCGGTTTCTAAATTTGGTGAATTAATCGGTGCAGCTGGTGGAACATCAACAACAACACTACAACAAGCTTACGATAACTCAGGTGACCCTGAAATTGTAATTAATGCAACTTTAGATGGTTTATCCATTAAAAATGGAACAACTAATCCTGATAACACAACACAATTATTACAAGGTTTAAATAGTGGTGGGACTGTAACATCATTTATAAGGGCTGACGGAGCGATATCAGGCTCAACAATTTTCGGTAATGGTAGTGGTTTAACTCACGTATTTAAGTCGGTACAAATTAATGGTACTCCACAATTTTCCGCTAATACAAATACATTTATTAATTTTAGTGGTATTAATCTAACAATTACTTCAGGAGCCAACAACACCTTAATATTTTCAGCAGGAACTGGTGGTAACAGTAGCGGAACAACTGAAGATACATTTGTTACAGGTTTTTCATTAAATAACAATATAATAACTCTATCACAAAATAGAGTAGACCAATATTCCGCATTTACAATAAGTTTATCGGCATACACAGGAGGTACAGGTAGTACGGTTGTTGTTAGCGGTGATTATTTACCATTAAGTGGTGGTACTGTAACAGGTGCAACAAACTTCACTGCAGGTTTAAATGTTACGGGTAATACAATATTAAGTGGTTTAACGACAGTTTATGGTGTCATACCTGTGTCGGCTGCGATAAAGCCAGGTGTTAATAACTCATATGATTTGGGTGAACCGTCATTTAGATGGAGAGAAATTTATACTACAAATATTGATGCGACTAATACTATTACTACCCCGTATTTATATGCTAATACAATATTCACAACAACAATATCGGCAACGACATATTATAATCTACCACAAATAGTTATAAACAATACTCTAACCGTTGCTCTAACTGGTAGTACAGACACCAATGTTGATTTTAACTCAATAAAGAATGCGGTAAATAGTATTACAGGGGCAACATCGGCAAATACTTACACGGTTAGTGTTGCCGGTGGTTTATATAATGAAGACCCATTTACAATACCTTCTTGGGTTTCAGTTGTTGGGGAAAGCTCCATATCAACTGTGATTCAGGCAAACGACCCATCCCAAACTTTAATTAGATTAAGTGACCAATCGGCAATTTTTGATTGTCAAATACAAGGATGTACTGGTACAGGTGTTTCTGCGGTTTTATATTCTTCATCAACAACACCACAATCATCGGCAATTTCTTACGTTGAGAATGTTAGATTTGGGGCGAACTACACTCACGCTAAAGTAGTTGCGTATGGAAATGCGAACATTATCATGCAATGTTCTAACGTCAAGTATGGAGGATATCCTTTCACTATAGGTTTTTACGCAACAAACAATACTGATGGTATTGGTAGGATGCAGTTACGAAATGTTACCTCAACAAATGGGGGTATTGTAACCACATCAGGTTTAATTTTTGCCAAAGCCGATGCCGCAAGTTGTGGATTTATAGTTAATGGATGTCTATTAACCAAGGCAGTCGGAGCCGCGGCAGGTACAGGATTTTATGTAGAGAACGGTGGATTTTTAAGATTAACGGCAGTTAATTTTCAAAGATGGGCAGTCGGTATTGACGCACCTCAAATCGGTTCGGCACCAAGTATTGACGCAATTGCTCTGAATTTTGAAAACAATACAATTGACGTAAATATTGCTCACTCGGGGGCCACTGGTAAAATACAAGGTACTGATAATTTCTTAAAAACTATTATCAATCAAAACGCTCCTTTGTATGAAGTTAATCAAGACCCAAAAGAAATTACGGTAGCCAAAAAAGGTGGTGATTTCACATCTATAAAAAGTGCGGTAGATTATTTGATATCATCGGGAAACACATCAAGTACTAATAGATATGTAATCTCTGTTGGTCCTGGGGAATTCGCAGAAGACGAAATTGATTTAACAAACACACCTTACGTTAGTATTGTTGGTAGTAATATTCAAACAACATTAATCAAACCAACAGGAAGTACTCAAAATATAATTAGTATTGGTGTTAATAACGAAGTTTCGTTTTTGACATTGAGCGGGGCTCCTTCAGGTTATTCCGCATTGTATTGTTATGATATTGGTGATTTCGCACAAGCTCATAAAGTTTCTTTTTATGATTGTCATACAAATGTTTGGGTTGAGTCCTCCACTCAAGACACCAAATTTTTCGGAGAATACTTGGACTTTAATGGTGACTACACTTACGGCACAAAAGTAATAGGTAATAATGGATATTTGGCTTTAGCCAATATGGAAAACTATTATAACTTCCCAACAGGCGCCGGTATAACATATTGTAACTATGCAACAGGAAGTGGGGCGACTATATCAGTTTTTGTTGGGGATAACGTGAGTAACGGGGTGTCAGGTACTACTGCTTTCTACATACAAGATAACGCTTCGTTGAACGCATCAACCATCACTTCTGATGGTTGTACGTATGGAATAAGAAACCCAAATATTGGAGGTTCTGTTACGTTTGATGTTGATAATGCAAGTTTTGTAAACGGACAATGGGATTTATATGTTGAAAGTGTAAATACTTTTGGTACATTTGCCGGTAGCTCAAGTCATCAAAAATTATTTACTCAAAGTAGTGATATATATTGGTCGATTTTAGATATTGATGATGGTGAATTTGACATTACAAGAAAGGCGTCAGTAACATTCGCTGATGGAACACATACCGATTTTACCACATTGATTTTTGAAGGTGGTTCTATGGGTGTTATGAGTGGTGGAACTTTAACCGAGGGAACTGGGACTACTGTAAATGTTGCAACAGGATTTGGATATTTGGAAAAATCTAGTAACAATGGGGTCGTCCAAAGGATTGATTGGTCATCATCAACAATATCTTTATCGGCAAATACTGACACCTATATATACTTCAATGAAAATGAGATATTAAGTTCTTCGGGAACAAGACCTGATTCACAATATAATATCACATTAGGTAGAGTAGTAACCGATTCATCCTCAATTATAATAATTGACCAATCTCCATTTAACGCATCTCATACTTCAAATAGATTTGGTAATTTATTTAGAGAAGCTTTGGGACCTATTTATGCTGACGGGTCAATTACCACAGAAGGAGTTACTCCGTTTACTTTAAATGTTACACAGGGTGAATATTACTACTCAACAAACGAGTTTAATCCTATTGGTGGTACGGGAATTACATTTACACAATATTATAGAGCCGGAACAGGTTCTACATGGGTAACAACCGCAACAACTTTAGTTAATAACACCCAATACGATAACAATGGTACATTAACAGGTCTTACGGCGTCTGCTTATACTAAACATACGTTATATGTAGTCGGTGATGGTGTTGATGAACAATTCATGTTGGTTATTGGTCAAGATGAGTATTCTACTTTGGTAGAGGCGGAAAATGCTTTATTACCACTACCTCCATCATATTTCATTGATTCGGTATCACAAGTCGCCTCAATTTATATAAGACAAGGAAATAGTAATATAATTGAGATTGAGGACATTAGACCAACAATTGGATTTAGAGCTGGTGGTGTTAACGCCTCATCAGTTCACGGAAATTTGTTAGGATTAACTGCCGATGACCACTTACAATATCTTTTAGTAGATGGTGGTAGAGCGATGGCGGGTAATCTAAACATGGGTAGTAATAACATTACCAATGCCGGAACGATTAATGGTGTGACAATTCAAACACACGCAACCAGACACCAATTCGGTGGTGCTGACCCCGTAGGTACTGTAACACCAACCGCTAATGCTATACCATACGCAGATGTTAATGGTAAGTTAGATGGGTGGATTAGTCCTACCACAATTACAGGTGGTACAAACATTCAAATAGTAGGGTCTTGGCCTAGTTTCGGTATCAACTTTACAGGAACAACAGGGTCAAGTTTTACAGGTGGTACTGTATCAGGGGCAACCATATTTACAAATGGATTAACTGCGAATACAATATCGGCAACCACATATCAAAACTTACCTGTTAGTGGTTTGACTGAAGGTGAAAATATATCTATTACAGGTAGTAATGGTAATTTTACAATATCATTTACAGGTACAACAGGTTCTAATTTTACAGGTGGCACGGTGTCAGGAGCAACAATCTTCACAGATGGTTTAACGGCAAACACAATATCGGCAACCACGTATTACAATTTACCTGTCAGTGCGGTTACAAATGGAGACGGAATATCAGCATCAACTAGTGGTGGAGTTGTGACAATTACAAATACAAGACCACAAGGGATTACAGGTGTAACGGCAACTGATGGATTGTCTGGTGATACAACAAATTTCGCAACAATAATAATCAATACTGATAAAGGGTCCTCTCAAAATATATTCAAGAATATTCAGATTGGGGGGATTACTCAATTTGGTGCGAATTCAAATAATTCAAACCTTAACTTTAGTGGTGTTGGTATTACAATTACTTCCGCGTCCACAAACACACTTGTATTTACAAATGCGGGAGTTACAAGTATAACTACAGGATATGGATTATCGGCCGATACATCAACAGGTAACATAACTATTGTTCAAGTGTTTGATTATGGAAAGTCTTACACTACAGGAAATAACTTAAATTATTTATAATTAATAATATGCCAGCAAATACACAACCAATATTTTCAATTAAAGGAGAGGTTCAATGGTCATCTCTAATGAATTCGGCTAATACAGGAAACGTTACGGGAGCAACATCCTATTTAGTTTTTACCGCAGGAACAAACGGAAGTTTTGTCCAAAAAATAAGATTTAGACATGTACCTCCATCAGGTAATACAAACGCAACAGTTGTTCGTGTTTGGATTAATAATGGCTCGGATGTTACTGTTTTATCAAACAATACATTGTTTGATGAAATCACAATGGCAAATAATACTACTTTTTCACAGGTCGCATCAACACCATTTTATGAGATACCATTAAATTTTGCGCTACCACCTGACTATAGGATATACGTAACATTAGGTACCGCACCTACGGCAGGAGCCAATATTCAAGCAACAGTTATAGGAGGGGACTACTAATGTACTACAATAAAATACAATTCGTTTATGGGTCCCCAGTTGAATTTGGATATTTGATTGTGGATGACCAAGGAAATCAAGTTAGAATAACCGATTTAAGTGGAAACACATTATCACTTGGGGGGTGTGGATATTTCTGCACAGACCCCAATGAGTTACCTGATTGGGCTGAATAATGGCATACGATTTATTTGATTTACCTCAAACTCCAAACACACAAATTTATAATTCAAGGGGAACCTATGTGTGGAACAAACCACAGGGCATAACTATGGTTAATTTTTTTGTGGTTGGTGGTGGAGGTGGTGGAGGTGCCGGTGGTGTTGGTGGAACTACAATAGGTATTGCCGGTGGTGGAGGTGCCGGTGGTGGAGGCGTTACAAAACTATTAATTCCGGCGATTTTTATACCTGAAAGTGTGACTGTAGTTGTTGGTGAGGGTGGTAATTCAGCAACCGCTGGAGGGTCATCTTATGTTGATATTTTTAATGGGTTAAATGTTGTTTCTACCAGACTTCTTATCGCAAATGGTGGAGCCCAAGGGGGTAGTGCAACTGTGGGAACCGCAGGAACCGCGGGGGGAGGAGCTGCTGTCATCACAGCAACCGCTTCAGTTTATCACAATTTAGGTATTTTCACAGCAATTGCGGGAGGAAACGGAGGTGCCGGTGCTCTGCAGGGAACGGCCGCGGCGGTCTCAACAACCACTACTCTTACAGGTGGTGGTTCGGGAGGTGCTGGTGGAGACTCAGTTTCCATTTTTGGGACGCCAGGAACCATCAACGGTAATGGAACTATCCTACCGTCATCACCCCCAAACCCTAGAACTGTTTCGTTGAACGGTGTTGGAGGTGTTTACAGTATGGCCCCGTTTCAGTCATATGGAGGTGGAGGAGCTCATGGTGGGGCTAGAACTGCCGGAGTTCAAGGAGGGACTGGCGGTAATGGGGTTTATGGTTCAGGTGGTGGAGGTGGAGGTAGTAGTAGGTCACCCGCAACTGCAGCCCCTGGAGGAAAAGGAGGTGATGGAGTTGTAATAATAACATGGTTTTAATATTTTTTTATGTCATATAATTTACCGGATACATCGTATAGAACTCAAATATTTTATCAAAGTGGTCAGTGGATAAAACCACAAGGTATTACAATGATATATATTACGGCAATAGGTGGTGGTAGTGGAGGAGGTGGGGGAGTGTCCGCGGCTTTAGGGGTTAATGCTCTTGGTGGTGGAGGAGGAGGTTCAGGATGTATAACAAGATTAATGATTTCTGCGGATTTGGTACAGGATACTCTAAAAATAACTATAGGGTTAGGAGGTGGTGGTGGAGCCGCCGGAGTAACGGGTATTGCCGGAGGTGATACAACTGTTGATGGAGTACCATCCACCCTATCAACACTAGTTTATTCTGATGGTGCTGGAACAGGTGGGTCAACAGGTGGAGGTGGAGGAGTAGGTGGCGCCGCAATGACTCTACAATCGGCAAATTTAGCAGGGGCTTCCGTGTTTTTATCTGCGGCTGGAGGGACCGGAGGTGCCGGTACTAGTCTTCTTGCGTCCAATGTAACTTACGGAGCGTTACCGGCCGCAGGTCCATTACCTATAACACCAGGTGCTGGTGGAGGATTTAAGGATTCATCAAATAATAGTTTTAGTGGTGGAAGTATAGTAGGTGCTGGAGTTGTACCTACATTTTCAGGAGGTACTGCTGGCGGAGGTAATGGAATTGATTGTCAAATTAGTACATTAGCCCCATTAATACAAATAGGGGGAACCGGAGGTGGGGGTAATGCGAATGGTACAGGTGGAATAGGTGGAAACGGAGGAATTGGTTGTGGAGGTGGAGGTGGTGGAGGTGGAATAACAGGAGGAGCCGGAGGAAAAGGCGGGGACGGTCTTGTAATAATAAATTGCTGGTAGATACAAATGATAGACGTAAATAATCTCGCTCAAAAAAATAACTTTCAAATTTTTTATTCCTCGGGTATATGGACAAAACCCAGGGGGGTAAGTAGTATTTTAATAACCGCAATAGGAGGCGGAGGAGGTGGTGGAGGAGGATTTAGTGCCGCTTCGGGCTCCAATAAAGCCGGAGGTGGAGGAGGGGGTTCAGGAAGTATATCAAGACTTTATTTACCATCCATTGTTATTCCTGATGTATTAGAAATAACCGTAGGTAATGGAGGTTCTGGAGGGGCAACAACAGTTGCGGGTACAAGTGGGGGTCAAACAATAGTTGAGGTTGCCAACAGTGTTAACGCCTCCCAAACTTATGTTTTAGTTGCAAATGGGGGTGGAGGTGGAGGAGCCGGTACCGCGGCGGCTAGAGGTACTGCCGGATTAGCAGGAACAATATCAAGTGCGGCAGCGGCATTATATTCAAATTTAGGTCACCCTATTTTTACTGTAGGTATGGTTGGTGCGTTAGGAGGTCTACCTACGGCTAATTCACCAGGTAATAGTATAAGTTTAGGAGTTTTAACACCATTTATCCCCGTGTCTGGTGGAGCTGGAGGTGGAGCAAGGACCGCTAACGGAGGTTCTGTAATACCCGCGCTAGGTACAGACATTCCAACCATTGCTGGAGGTACTTCAACAAGTATTGATGGTAAGGGTGGATTTTATAGACTAAAAGGGTTTTATAGTTTGGGGGGCGGTGGTGGTGCAGGTGTTGAAACGTCGAATGGCGGTAATGGTGGCCCAGGAGGACCTGGTTCAGGTGGTGGGGGAGGAGGTTCAGGTACAACAGGAGGGACTGGTGGAAAGGGAGGTCAAGGTATTGTAATAATAACTTGTTGGTAAATTAAAACTACTATTTACCATCTAACATAAATTAATATTTTTTCTATAAAAACAATTGTAATGAAAATTTTTATTCAAATCGCATCGTACAGGGACCCACAACTTATCCCTACTATTGAAAGTGCGTTAGAGAACGCAAAAAGACCTAAAAATTTAGTATTTGGTATTGCAAGACAATTCCATGAAGAAGATGGTTTCGATAATCTCGATAAATACAGAAAGGATAAAAGATTTAGAATTTTAGATATTCCATATAGTGATTCTAAAGGTGTTTGTTGGGCTCGTCACCAAGTACAACAACTTTATAAGGGTGAAGAATACACCATGCAGATTGACTCACACATGAGATTCGAAAAGAATTGGGATGATGAGTTTATTAAGATGGTTAAACAACTTCAAAAAGATGGTCACAAAAAACCATTGCTGACCGCCTATGTTTCATCATTTGACCCTGATAACGACCCGGCAGCTAGAGTCCAAGAACCATGGAGAATGGTGTTCGACCGTTTTATTCCCGAAGGTGCGGTATTCTTCTTACCTGAAACATTACCGGGTTGGCAAGATATGAAGAAGCCAGTAACCGCTCGTTTCTATTCCGCTCACTTTGCGTTCTCCGTTGGGGAATTCAGTACGGAAGTGCAACACGACCCTGAATACTATTTCCACGGAGAAGAGATATCAATCGCCGCAAGAGCACATACTCACGGATATGATTTATTCCACCCTCATAAAGTTTTAGTATGGCACGAATATACTCGTAAAGGAAGAACCAAGCAGTGGGATGACGACAGAGAATGGCACCTGAAAAATAACCATGCTCACAAAAAGAATCGTCAATTATTCGGAATGGATGGTGAGGAAATGATTGATATGGGTATATACGGTTTTGGTACCGAAAGAACTTTGGCCGATTATGAAAAATATGCTGGAATCAATTTCAAGAAGAGAGGTGTACAACAATATACGTTAGATAAACTTTATCCACCAAATCCACAGAATTTTGAAACTGAAGAGGAATATATGGAGTCATTCTCATCAATTTTCAAACACTGTATTGATGTTGGTTATTCTCAAGTACCTGAAACTGATTATGATTTTTGGGTAGTTGCATTCCACGGGGAAAACGATGAAACATTGTATAGATTAGATGCCGACCCCGGCGAAATTTCAAGAATGAAAAATGACCCTGACGGATATTGTAAAGTATGGAGACAATTCCAAACTGTTACAAAACCAAAGTATTGGGTTGTATGGCCTTACTCAACATCAAAAGGATGGTGTGAAAGAATAACCGGTAATTTATTTTAATATATATGAAAATTTGTTTCGCGACAGACGTTAATTATCCAAATTATACAAAAAGAATTCAAAGAAACACATTAAAAGATTTTTTGGATAGAAAATTATATGAATATGATGTTAGTTATTATATCTCTACTAATCGTCCTAAAGATTTAGAGAAGTATGATAATATTAAAAATGTTAGAATATTCGATATAAATGAATTGAGAAGTTCTCATGATTATTCTTTACAATATGAATTACTTCCTGAGGACCCTACTGGAATATATCCCGCAAGGTACCCTTGGAACTTGAGGAGGTTTGTGATTGAGCAAGCGGCTAAAGATGGTTTTGATTATATCATATATGTGGATGGAGATACTGTGTTTCACAAACATGTAAATACTGAAGAAATTGTTAATACTATAATTAGAAATCACGAGCCTAATACTGTTAAAACAAATGCTGCGGTTTTCTACTACTCTAAAGAATCAACATCAGAAGTTTTTCATTTACACCCCAAGTATTTTGAGGTTTTAAATCGAGAGTTTAAAGATGAAGAGCTTCATACTATGGACGGGCCATGCATGATTTTTATCGGGGAAAATCCTGAAAAAATATTAGAGTTAACAAAAGTTTGGCACAAGTTTGCCGAATTTGGTTATAAGAAAGAATTTGGATTTGGGTACGAAAGTAACTTTCATGGTAATCTATCATTTAGTATTCCGATATCAGGTTTTAGAGTAAAATCAGAAGCCTATCCGTTTTATGCTGACCATGTGTCTGAAGATAGATACACTTATGGTAATCAGCATATAAACTCTCAAGAAGATGTAGAAGAAGTTTTAGCTCCTGTAGAAGAAGATACATTTGATGGTCTATTTATTAAAAAAAATATACCAAACACCCAACCACAAATAAGTGATGATTTATTTAATGTGGAAAATATTATGGTTGAGTCAACTAAATCAGAACCTTATATTTTTGGAATACCATCTTCGAATACATTGAATTCCAATCAAAGTACTCATAGCGAAAATTCTATAACATTTTTAATGTCTAAATACTTTTCTCCTAAAGTACAAAGCAAATATACATTAATTTATGAGTCATTATTTAAACCTTTAAAGGATGGTAATTTAAACATTTTAGAAATCGGTGTAGGTACAGTCTCAAAAACTCCTTTAGATGGAATGAGTCACGTACCAAGTGGTATGTATGGATGGAAAGAAAGAAATTTAGGTTACGAACCAGGAGCATCACTTAGGGGATTAAGAGACTATTTTACAAACAGCCAAATCCATGGTGTTGACATTCAACCTGATTGTTTGATTGAGGAAGAAAGAATTAAAACTGTTTTATTTGATTCTACAGACAAATCAAGGGCGGATGAGTTTTTTGAGGACGGCACTTTTGATATTATCATTGATGATGGTGACCATGACCCAAACTTCCAAATTAAAACTTTAACAAACTTTTATCACAAGTTACACGATGGTGGGTTATACATTATAGAAGATGTAGTTAATAGAGAAAAAGTTTGTAGTTATCTCGATGAAAATGAGATTAATTATAAGAACTACGATGTTAATGTAATAGTAATATCTAAAAAAAAAAATTTTGAATTCACGGTCCCTTCTGAAGATATAGAAATGAGAAAACCTGAAATTACTGAATTAAGAGCTCCTGAACAACCTATTCATTTTGTTAATGAGGAAAAAGAATTTAAAATTAATGGTATTAAATTTGCCGACAGAGGATTTTTCATCAATTTAGATAGTAGTACTGACCGACTTAGACTTGTTGTTAATCAAATAAAAAAATACGATATAGAGGGTCTAAATCGTTTTCCAGCACTAACCGATGAATGGAGACACTTTTCGTGCACTAAAAGTCATTTAAAAGTTTTTGAAACTTCATTACTTGAGGATTATGAAACAATCTTTGTGGCTGAAGATGATTTTATGATTGAGGATTTGTGTTATTATCCTAATGGTTCTCCACAAAAATTCAACGATGTTTTACAAAGAGTTAGTGAAGATTTAAAAAACGTAGAATGGGATGTTTTAACTTTTGGTTGTAATCCGAAAGGACCACTAATTCCTATTACCGATAATTTGGCGGTTGCCAATAAAAGTACAGGTGCTTGGGCGTATTTGATTAAAAAGAAAGCTTACAGATATCTTTTAAAAAATTCAAATTATAAAAGGGATGTTACCGCGATTGATGATTGGTTACCTTTATTAAATGATAAAGGATTTGTTACACTTACAACAATACCTTTAACAATAAATCACGGAATTGGGTTGGTTTCAACTCTCCAACCGGCAGGACCTGTAAATTATGACGGATGGATAAAAGGGTCATATCATAAGTTTCTTTATGATATCTACCCAAGTAATAATTTTACAAATAATATTATTGAGAAAGATTTGACTGTAATAATTACCGGTCATTTTGTTGAGAACTCAATATATTATTTAAACTATCTTCTTCACAGTTTACCAAATGTTCTAAACAAGTGTAAGATATTTGTTCATTATGATGAACACGGTGTTGATATAAACGACCAAAAAATAAAGTTATCGGCTTACTTTAGAGACACTAGACCTAACTTGAATGCATCAATATCATATAGTCACGGAGGTTTAATATCATCTATTGATTATATTATTGATAAGATTAAAACTCCATACTTCCTACTATTAGAACATGATTGGGTTTTTCTTGACAAGACAAATATTGATTTTTCTTCCTTGTTATCGGCATTTAATAATCACAAATTCATAAACGCCGTATGGTTTTCAAAAGACGATAATCAAATGAGAGGATTTGAGATTGCTGATGATGTTACAGGAGCAATAACTCCTTTCGAGCTTGAATCAAGAGTAGGTGAATGTAATTTAGTTACAAGTTGTCGTTGGTCAAATAATCCCGCAATTTTCAGAACGGAAAAGATGAAAGAATGGTTTTACAATATAATCAAAAATGACCATGTCGGAACATCTCACCAAGGAAGCCATAATGTTGAGGAAACAATGATACCTTATTATAGAAATCAAATAAAAGAAAATGTTTGGGGAGATATCAAGGATAACTGGGGTACCTACTTGTACGGTAACATAGGTGAAGGTCCTTATGTAGGTCACACAGACGCATCTAAAAGATACCAAGGACAAAGTAAGTCCCAGCCAGAAATAAACGGAGAGGAATACATTAAAAATAATCCTTTATGAATATAAATTTATTTACCTCAAAACAAAATTATAGAAAAAATAAAAAACAATCAGAAGTTGATTATTGTTTAGATAAACATAAAAGTTTACCAATCGATGTTTTTTTTATTAGGGAAGGTCATAATACACCACCTTTTGCCGAGTTTTTTCAAGTCATGAATGTGTATCCCAATGACATTAATATACTATGTAATCCTGACGTTTTAATTGATGAAAAATTTTTAATAGAGATATTGAAGTTTTATTCTAATCCGAGTGAGGAGGTAAGAAATACTTGCCTTGCTTTATCAACTTGGGAAAAATATAGTGACGGTACGGAATCTAAAAAGATTAATGTAAGAGAACAAAACGTATGGGTATTTTTTGGTAGAGTAAAATTTGATGCGTCAATTGATGATTTAAATATGGCTCACGAATGCGGAGACTTGATGCTACTTTCAGAACTTACTTTTAAGTTTGGTCACAAGTTTTTAAATCCATATGAACAATTCAAAGCTTATACCTATAAAGAAGTCGAACAACCTCAAGAAACTTTAACTGAAAATATTACAGTTGTTGTTAATCAAGAAGTTGTTGAAGAGGTAGTACCTGAAAAAATATACGACGGTAATTACAGGCATAAGTTGAACATGTTAATTACTTGTCACACTAGAGAGGATTATATTCCTCACCTAATTCAAATTATCGAGTCATATAAAAAGATTGATGTAAATTATGCGATTTGTTATAATGGATATGATGATAATTTTAATTGTCATTTTAGAACAGTATACCAACCAAATAATGGAAGAGGTGATGACGGTCATCAACACGGATGTCCTTATGCCGAAGCTGATTTAGATTTATTATTAGGAGGATATGATTATCTTAAAGACAATGGAGCTCATTTGTGGGTCAAACTGTCGGCCGATAGCTGGATGCTTGATGAGGATAAAATTATTCAAATTTTGGATGAATTGGAAAAAACTGATTGTGCGTATGCGGGAAACTTTTGGTATGAATACAAAAATATGTCAACTGACGTTTTCTTCTCAAGTACAAAGGTGAATAATATTTTTGAAGAATTTAAGAAACATAAAACCGAATATTTTGACCAAATATATGAAGTTAAAAGTATGCAAGGGTTAGAAATGTATGTTGGTTTTATAAGTAGAATTTATGATAGACTTATCATTGAAAATCGAGAACCAATGCAAGCGGACTCTACAAGATGGGGGGTACAATCTTTGGGATGGACAATGAGCCATGCGATAGGTAATAATTTGAATTTTGTACAAAATTATGTACCTGATAATGGAAAGGTTACATTTAGAATAGAGAAAGGTCATGGTAATCCTTTCAGCGTAGAAGAAAATAAAATAAACATTTGGTAAAAATATGTTAGAAACAATATTAAATTTTCACAACAATCAAGTTGACCCAATTATTATAAACAGAGAACAAGTTGGGTGTTTAGTCACTAATTTGATAGACATCATTGAGAAAAATGTCGAAGGTGACGTAGTAGAATTAGGATGTTATGTAGGAGAGTCATCAAAATATTTGATGAAAACTCTTGTAGAATATAATTCAACAAAAAAATTATTCGTATATGACTCATTTGATGGGTTACCTGAACTTACAAAATGGGAAGAGTCATCAGGATGGCAACCAGGTACTCTTAAAACTACCGAAGAAGTTTTAATTGGTAACTTTAAAAATAATAATCTTCCTCTTCCTATAATTCATAAGGATTGGTTCAAGGATATTCCTGATTACAAAATTCCTGAAAAAATATCTTTCGCCTTTTTAGACGGTGATTTTTATAACTCAATTTATGATAGTTTGACCAAAATTTACGATAAGGTAAGTGATGGGGGATATATTTTCTTTCATGATTTTATGAGAGCTGATTTACCTGGTGTTGATGCTGCGGTAAGAGACTTTTTATCTGAAAGAGGTTTGAAATATAACGTTGTTGAAATATGTGAGCAGGTTGGTATGATGATTAAAACAGGAGAGAGAATTGAAGAAGTTGCCGCCACTCCTGAAGAAGTTGTGATTGAAACTGAACAACCTGTTGAAAATTATACATCAAATAAAATCGTAACTTTGGTTACAGGTCTTTGGGAGATTGGTAGAGAAAATCTTGAAAATGGATGGTCTAGAAGTTTTGAGCATTATATCGAAAAATTTGTACAGCTTTTAAAGACTGAAGATAACATGATTGTCTTTGGTGATATTGAATTACAAAAAATAGTTTTCGAACATAGAACACAAAAAAATACACAATTCATAGTTAGGGATTTAAGTTGGTTTAAAAGAAACGATTATTTTGAAAAAATTCAAAAGATAAGAACCAACCCAAAATGGTATAATCAGGTAGGGTGGCTTACCGAATCAACTCAAGCTAAATTAGAGATGTATAATCCTTTAGTAATGTCTAAAGTCTTCTTACTCAATGATGCAAAAATATTAGATAAATTTAATTCAGATTATCTATTTTGGATTGATGCGGGTTTAACTAATACTGTACACGCCGGTTATTTTACACACGATAAAGTAATAAAAAAACTTCCTGATTTAATTAAAGATTTTCATTTTGTTTGTTTTCCATATGAAGCAAATTCAGAAATTCATGGTTTCGATTATGAAGAAATGAAAAAATATTGTGATGGAGCTAAAGTTAATAAAGTTGCAAGAGCTGGTTTCTTTGGTGGTAAAAAAGATACAATCGGTCAAATAAACGCAATCTATTATAGTTTATTGAATGAGACTTTAGATAGAGGTTTCATGGGTACTGAGGAGAGTTTATTTACAATTTTAGTTTACAAATATCCCGAATTGGTTGGTTTTTCCGAAATCGACGAAAGTGGATTGATGGGTAAATTTTTTGAGGAATTAAAAAATTCTGAAATAAAAGTAAAATCTGAAAAAGTTAATCAGTTGAGTGATTTGGACGTAAGTAAAACCGCTCTATATGTTTTAACTTTTAATAGTCCGAAACAATTTGAAACTTTGATTGACTCGATGTTATTGTATGACGCGGACTTCATACATAAACCAATGAAATTCTTGATTGACAACTCTACAGATAGTTCTACGTTCGAAAGATATACTGAACTTTGTGAGAGATATAATTTTGAGCATATCAAGAAAGAAAACTTAGGAATTTGTGGAGGTCGTCAGTTTATCGCCGAACACTTTGAAGCAACTGGATATGATTACTATCTATTCTTCGAGGATGATATGTTTTTCTACACAGGAAACGAAAGTACATGTAGGAATGGTTTCCCTAGACAATTGAAGAGTTTATACGAGAAAACATTGAGAATTATAAATAAGGAAAATTTTGACTTCTTGAAATTTAATTTTTCGGAATTTTACGGAGATAATTCAACTCAATGGTCTTGGTATAATGTACCTCAAAATGTAAGAGAGCAATATTGGCCTCATTATTCAAAATTACCTCAAATGGGTACCGACCCAAATGCTCCAAGAGCGCAATACGATAATGTAAAATCATATGACGGTGTACCATATGTAACAGGTGAAGTATATTATTGTAATTGGCCTCAAATAGTATCAAGAGACGGTAATAAGAAAATGTTCCTCACCGATAAGTGGGCTCATCCGTATGAACAAACATGGATGAGTTATATGTACCAAGAATTGAAAAAGGGTAAACTCAGGCCGGCTTTATTATTGGCTAGCCCAACAGAACATAACAGGTTTGAGCATTACGACGGGTCGTTAAGAAAAGAAAGTTAATTTTCTGAATTTTAATAACTCGTAGTATTTATAATCAAATAAGTTTTTGATGGAGTTTGTAATCAGGAAAAATGCCACTTTACCACTGCTGAAAATGCAGATAGTTAAAGATGGTAGGGGTACGTATGAGGATTTTATGAATTTTATAGAGACCTCGACTATCTATTTTTCGATGCAAAATTCTGAAACTGGTGTTATGAAAATTAACACCAAATTTGCAGGCTATGTTGAGAAGGAATTTATTGAGCCAAACTCTCCTCCCGAATATTACATTTATTATAAATTTACCAAAAGAGAAACAAACAAAGTTGGTAAATATGAAGGTCAATTCCTTTTAAAGAATGAAATAGGTACTTTAGTTCTTCCGATACGAGAAAAACTAAACATCACAATTAAAGATTCAAATTTAGAAGATGATTTAGACTATAATGAATGTTTTGTAGGACAATTCCAATGCTGTGTAATAGGACCTCCAGGTCCAAATACTCCATATGAATTTGAACTTAATGCTAACTATTCACCCGGCTCCGTTATTGCCGATTATACTCTAACCGCGAGTAAACCTGTCGATGCGACTACTACGGTATTATTTGAAAATATTTTAGTAACTTATACAGGTGAATCAATTACAATATCTACAGGAATTACAATAAATAGAGGTCAGACCACATCCTCGGTTGAAGTTGTAACTGATGGTGATTTTAGTAATTTAACACTGGCAAATTATTTTGATAATGTTTTAATTACACCTTCTACAAGTTTAACCCCAGATTCTATAGATATTAAACAATCATTTCCTCCATCAGTTCTTACAGGAGATTGTTATTGTTATAGATTTATTAATACTCAAGGTAAACCTGCAAAATTAAGATATACCCATTGTAATGGTACACCAGTCGAAACATCAATTTCACCAAATGGTAGTTACCAAGACTGTATTCAAACCAACCAATATAATGTATCAAGTGGAGTTATTGCCGGTGTGAGTCAGGAATGTTTCGGTCCTAATTATTTATGTTTTACGGCTGGTACTCCTTGTAAATGCTACAGGTACAACTATATAGGTAATGGTGCTCAAATAGGTCAGATAAGGTATGTCGATTGTCAAAATAATACAATATCTGATAATTCAACTGATTCTGTTGTTGAGTTGTGTGTTTCTGAAAGACTTGGTGAAAAATATTATACTCATACTGAATTAGATGCGACTTGTACCACCGAAGCTGATTGTTCTTTTTGTTGTTCGGCGTCTCATAATTTAGTACTTACAACTGGAATATCCGGTGAAATAGACGAAAATGTTACAAAATTATATCGTTATAACACTCTAACCGGTAATCAAACTCTCATTTTAACAATAGACCCTGTTTCATCACCCCCATATCAAGCTTTGGATGTTGCCCATAAATTTAGTCCTATCACTAATAATGGTAAAATTTGGATAAGTTTTAAAGGGTTAAATTCTGATAATTTACCGGACCAATATATTGAAGAGTATGACATTGATTCATCATATAACGTCCAATATAACCGTAGAATTAATATACCGTGGCTCAATGGATTACGAGAAATTGGTCACGGGTTGAGTCTTTACAATGAAAATAATTTAATTTTAACATTATGTCTTTTTGGGGTAAACGAAGAATTTGTACTTCTAAATATAAATAATACAGGTGATATTCCTGATGCGAACTTGATACCTACCGGTATTTACTCACCATTCGAACCCACACAATTACCAAATACTCTTGATTCTGAAGGTAGAGTTAACAAAATTGTTGATATATTAATTACTTCTGACTCTAAAATAGTTGCGACTAATTACGGAATTTTGGCGAATGGGGCGGTCAATACAATACTTCAAATTGATATAACGACTAACGATTATGAAACATTTTTTTATTGGCCAGATGTAAATAATTATGTTCAAAATTCATACCAAGGAATATTTGAAAGTTGTGGGACATTTTATTGTTTTACATATTCTGAAAATTTTAATGAGTTATGGAGTGTGGATACCGAAACTTATGAGTTAAATCAAGTTCAACCATATAATTCAAATTTACGAGTTGTGGTCGGGTGTTCATCATTATTGGTTTGCCAAACTCAAAGTTTTGTTCCTGACACTCCTTGTGCTCCTGATGCCGAGGGATGTAATATCGCTATTACGGGTACTGTTCATAATGTATCATTTACTTATGAATACACTGGAGACGTGGTGGTGTATTCACCTCAAGATAATACAGAAGATAGTTTTATTTGTTATGAAGATTGTATAAACGTTTATAACATCGAAGCTCTATTTTGTGGACACGGTGATGGCACCCCAACACCTGGAAATCCGTCAACCCACTTTACTGTAACATTTAATTTTGCTTCAGAAGTTAATGATGTTAGAATTGTAATATGGGGTTCAGGATGGGGAGGAAATGAAAATTTTCATATAATGACTGACCAAGGAGTCCCAACAATAACTTCATATTATAGTTGTTATAGTGAGATTATTGGTAACACAATTTATTCGGGGGCCGAACCATATCCACCTTATAAAGGTGGGGGTATTTTTAATGTAAATTCTAATAATGATTTTACATCGATTGTAATCAGTGGTGATGGCGGATGGGCTGGGTCATTTATTTATTTGTGTACAGATAGCTCTTTATGTTTTGATAATTGTACACCAATTCTATTGAGTCCTTTAGCACAAATAACTTTATATAATGGAACAAATCAATATTCAATAACTTTACCATACATAAATGGAGGCCCATTTCCTAATCCAGGGACGAGTTATAATTACAACGCAATTGCTCATACCCCTAACAAATTGTGGATATCTAATTTCCTTTTCACAAGTGACCCAACCAACTGGTATTTGTTAGAGTGGGATTTATCTCTGTGTCCATTTTCTGTAACGTACAATACAAGATATGTCCAAAGTGTTGATAGTGGAGTAACATCCATAAGATTTGGAGAGAGTAGTAGTCCTGGACTTTTTGCCTTGAACGATACAACTTTATTGACCTCAATCAGAATTAACCAAAACAGTCCTCAGGAAAAAATAGTAATAGTTTCATTATCATCACCATTAATGACTGTTGTTGATTTATATTCATTACCAGGACAACAAGCGGTTTCGGGGGATATAATAGCAACTAACAATTTTAATTTATTAGTTTCTACGGTAGATAATACGAACACATATAGATTATTACAATTAGATTTTATAACCGGTAATTTAGAAATAGAAGTACTATATAATATAGGAGGAGCAAATATACGAGGTTTGTTCGAATACCAAGGTAACTTGTTCGCAACAACATCCAATGGATTATATCAGATAAACCCTAATTACCCCTACCAATTTACCCAAGTTAACGCTACTACAACAAACCAAGATTCATCATCATCTATTTTATTTTGTAACCCAACTTATTTGTTACCACCACCAACACAAACACCGACTCCGACTCAAACACAAACGAATACCCCATCTAGATTACCTTTGGGTGAATTATGTAGATGTCATTATATAACTAACTATGAGAACAAACCTATCACATTTACAGCAACAACTTGTGATTCTTCAATACCCCAAACTTATACGCTACCCGCTAATACAAGTTATCCTCCATCATGCTTCAAATTAGGTTCAGTATATAGTTTTAATGCTCAAGTAACAATCACATATTCTATAACACCTTGTGTATTTTGTAATGGTAAATATGTTTGTAACTCCGTATTGTGTCCTACACCTACACCAACTCCTACTAAAACTAGTACACCTACACCAACGTCACCATGTCAACCTCCCCAAGTTGGGGTTCAAACTTTTACCCAAGCTTGGTCAGTAAATAACACCTGTGTTGCCGCAGAGTTAGGTTATTATTTATTTACAACCGGTACAACTGAAGAGGCATGTCAGTCATTTGTTGGGTTCGCTGAAACTCCAGAAGGAAGTCAATATTGCCCTTCTTTAGGTACTAACACAATAACTCCATCAACCCAACAAAAAACTTTTGGTGTTTATCCTTATCCTGTAGAGATAGGAAGTAGACTTTATTCTACAGTCCCAACGTCATGTAACTGTCCATCTTTTTGGTTTAATGGGTGGGGCGGTCCTAATAATGACCCTGGCGCTCCTTTTTTGTTTCTTTCTAATGGCCCATATAAAGCTTGGTATAATGACGGGGTCATTGTAAACGGTGATAATACGTCTGTAAAAATAGCCACGATATCAGGATGTACCGTGATTGATATAGAAATTTGTGAAGTGGTGGGATTCAATGTAAATATAATTGCGTCACCAGGTTCTGTCGATATGATATATAACTTTACGTCAACTCAACCTGTTAAATCCGCAGTTACTATTAATTTTACAAACATACTTCAAACATATACCGGAGACTCAATCTTTATCACCACAGGACTTACTTTAAATAGTGGTGAAACATCAACATTTGTAACAGTTTCAAGAGATGTCGATTTTGATAATCTTACCTTAGGTTATTCTACTATAGATTTTTCAGTGACCTCTAATTTATACATTAATCCTGAATTAATATATTTTAATTTCTCAATACCAACAATACCAACACCATCAAACAAATGTTACTGCTATGAATTAACAAACACGAGAACAGATGTAACCGCAATAGTCAAATATAGAACTTGCGAGAATGAAATAATTACAGATTATTTGAGCCCCCTTGAAACAATAAATGATTGTATAAGATTTAATTCAATTTCAGCTAGCTCAATAGTCGATATTACTCAAATATCAGTTTGCGGTCCTCCTGATTATAGTTGCGTAACACCAAATGTACCATGTTATTGTTATAAATTAACTTATGATAATTCAGGTTATTTAGGTGCGATTCATTATATTGATTGTGCGGGTGAAAATCAAAGTATAACAAATACAACTCAATCATTATATGAAATTTGTGCCAGAGAAATAACCGGAACTTTTAAATACAAGGCAGACCAATTAGGGGAATGTACCTCAACCACTCAATGTTCTCAATGTTGTACAACCAGTAAAGTTTTAGTTTTAACAAATGATTTCCCGAATGGTTCTCCTGGACCTACAGGGGTGGCCATCTATAACCCATCGAATGGTACATCAACTTTGATGAGTTTAACTTTAACAGGGTTACCATATTCTCTTACTCACATTTACGATAACACCACAAACACAGGAAGAATGTGGATTGCTTTTGATGCCCCTGTACGTATAGAAGAATACACGCTTGACGCAAACTACAATCCTTCTTTTGATAGATATATTTTCATATCAGGAAATGAGTTTGAGATTGGAGAGTCGATAACTTATCTAAATTCAAATACTTTATTAAGTACTAGACGGGGAACAAACCCAAGAAGAGTTGTTACAATAGATATATCTACACCAAATATTGACATCACCGTACCTCTAGTTAATACAATTTACACTATACCATTAATTACTACTAATGCCGACGACATTACAAGTTTATTAGTGACCACTAATAATAGACTTATTGGTACTAGATATAGTGGAACATATACACAGAACGGTAGTTCAAATACAATTTTCCAAATTGACATGAACACAAATCAGCTCGAATATTTGGCGACATGGCCTGATGTTCCTTGGGAAGGCTGGTGGGACGGGATATTCATAAACTGTAACAAATATTATAGGTTTGTTAATAATCAAGTTTCATTAAATCAATTATGGACATCCTCAACAAATTCTAATGGTATACCTACATATAGTTTAGTATTTAATAACAATAATTCATTATCAAACATATGGGACACATCTTCAAACCCTATTTGTAACACTTTTAATTTTAACCCTAACCAAATTTTATTAACACCCACACCTACTTTAACCCCAACAATAACTAAAACACCTACTAAAACACCTACCCCTACCGTAACCAAAACAAAAACTCCAACAGTTACTCCAACATCAACTGATTATAAATCCGATTGTGCTTGTTATACTATAACTAACACTAGTCCATATAATTCTATTCCGATATTTTATTTTTATCGTAGATGTAAAACAAACACACTAACGGTGGGTGTTGTTTATGGTAACACAACGTTTAGTGATTGTTATGTTCCTGGTTCGGTAACCGCATTCAACAACAATCCTAATTTAATTATTACTTTGGGCGCGGAATGCAGTGATTGCAGCCAAGGATTTACATGTAATCCATGCCCATCTAAGACCCCAACTAAAACGCCTACCAACACTAAAACCCCAAGTAACACACCGACCAAGTCATTAACCCCAACCAAAACACCCACACCAACAATAACACCAACCGATTATCCTTATTCGGCGGACTGTAAGGTTTATTCTTTCAGTTTAATAACAGGTACTTTATATGGGTATGGGGTTGAGTCGGGGGACATAATCTATGAAATGGTATTACCAGTTCTAGGTGTTCCGACAAATATTGCAATATCTAATGTAAGTAATTTATTGTTTATATATTTTTCTCAAACTAATTTATTAATAACTTTTCAGTTTGATTATATTACAAATCAAATTATAGATGGGTCATTAACAACGTATGATATACCCGAACCAATTTTTAATCCAATAGAACAAAATCCTTATCAGAGTATAACTTCTATGGATAATGGACAAGGAGTATTTTTTACTTCACAAGGTTATAATCAAGAAAATTTAGAAACTTATTCTTTATTAACTTATGAATTAACCGGTACAATTACTTATTTATCCGATTTCCCCAATGGGTTATCTTCAAAAACAATAATTAGGGGTTCAAATAATTTAATTTTTGCATTGGTTGTAGAACAAAATTCATCCGATTGTGCAATACAACAATGGTATTGTGACGGGACCTTTGCTAACACGACTCTTCTTTATTCCTTTACATTACCATTATCGTATACGAATGGTACCTCTATATTCATTTATGATGGTGAATTTTATATAGTTTCACAACAGTCATCACCTAATGGACCTCATATAGTATATACCGTTGACCCATACCAACCACACACATTGACTGAGGTTTCACAATTCACAATAGAATTTGGGTATATAAATGATAGTGAATCTTTCGCTAATTGCAACCAGTTTGAATTTTACCAGTATCCTGACACTCCAACGTTAACTCCTACCCCAACATTAACTAAAACTCCCACCCCAACAAGAACACAGACATCTACACAATTAACACCAACACCAACATCAACCAATTTGACTCAAACACCAACGGCAACAAATTTAACCCCAACACCAACCCCTAATTGTTTTTGTACGAGCTTTAGAAATACTGTTAATTACGATGTAATTATTACTTTCAATACTTGTGATAAAAAAACAAAATCAAAATTATTAACACCTGATGGTACTCAAGGAAGTACATTTACAACTTGTGTCACGGATTACGTTGAGGATATTAGAATCAATGTAGTGTCGAATGGCCCATGTGTTAGTGAGAGTTGCGGTAGCCCAACACCTACCCCCACAGTTACAAATACACAGACTCCGACAGTTACTTCATCTACAGGATTTATAAATGAGACTCCGACAGTAACCCCAACTAATACCGAAACCCCAACAATTACACCAACTAATACCGAAACCCCAACAATTACACCAACTAATAGTTCCACTCCTACAATGACCTCAACTAATATTACCCCAACCCCAACTATAAGTTCAACACCATCACCAATAATCGAGACTTCAATTCTAATATCCGCAGAATATAAACCAGTCCCTAATGGTGTTAATTATAATTTAGTTTTCAAATATAATTTTGTATCCAACACATTACAACCACTAATATCCCAGTCAGGTGAATCAATTCAAGGAATGTTATCAACCGGTTTGGCTCACTCATATGATTTGAATACTAATACAGGATACGTTTGGACGAAGTCACCTAATTCATCACAAATAAATGAATATTCAATAATAAATTCAGATTATAATACATTATTTATAAGAACAATTACCTTGACTGGCTCATCATATGGTAAAGGTTTAACTTATATAAATGACACTACATTAATTAGTACGAGAAAAATAGGCGCTGAACAATGGGTTATTGAAATAAATATTGACCCGTCATTATCGAGCCCTATTGAGACTTTGAAATTTCAAGTACCGTTCAATCAGTCGGATGATTATAGTGACTTAATGTTTACAAGTACAGGTAAATTTATATGGACAAACAATGGTCCATTAGGGTTCAATGTTGAGCAGTACATTTACGATACGGGGGAACTTAATTTTAGAGCACCTGCTTGTTGTACCCCAACCGCACTATGGCAATATAATGGGAATATTTATTCTTCTCAGTCGGGGGCAAATATGAGAATAAGATATGACTTAACAACCGCCGAAAAGACATTCATTTGTCCCCCAATCGGATGTGGAGAAACATCATGTGAAGACCCACTTAGTTGTATTTGTTCGGGACCCTGTACGGTTGATTTTATATCTTTCGGAGGTTCTTCATTAGTGGAAGATAACAATGCCGAATTTGTGCCAAATATTGACCCAATTATTATTAATTTAACAACCACTTTTGAGGAGGGTTCTATACAAATAACTTATAACATGGTTTCTAATAATCCTGTTATAGAAGCGATTAGAGTTAATTTTACAAATGTAATCGGTACCCAGCTTGATTCTTGGTGGGCGGGAGAGCCAATAACTATTGATACTGGGGTTACAATATATTCAGGACAAACTTCAGGTTCTACTTTAGTCACACTTGAAGATAGTATTTATGATTTAGATAAAACAAGTTATTTTACTAATATCTCGATATACCCTCCTTATTTGAGTGGTATAACTACAATTGTGGAGACCAATGTTTTCCCAACCCCAACATCTACCGTAACATCAACAATAACCCCAACACCATCTATCACACCTAGTATAACCCCAACTAATACCCCCATATTCCCTCAAAATATTGAATTAATCTTGAGCACAAGTCTTGTTTATTATGTTGATTCATTCGAAATTATTTACAATTTGGTATCGAATTTACCACTAACTTATTATTTTGATTTGTTCTTTACAAATACCTTGGGTACAACAATTTATGGACCATTCCCAATTGAAACTGGAGTGTCAATAAACGTTGGTGAAGTTAGTGGAACAACATCAATAATATTTGAAATACCCCCAAGTGTTTTAGATAGAACAAGTACCTTTAGTGGATTTACTTACGACCCATATTTTTATAGCGGAACGACCCAATTAAATGTTAATACGATGTTCCCAACCCCAACCCCAACAGTAACTATAACTCAAACCCCTCAATTTGACATAACTTCAACACCAACAAGAAGCGTAACCCCAACAAGAACTCAAACTCCAACTCAATTGGCTTGTTCGGCAACCACTTCAATTATTAATACAAACACAGCAATAGTATTATCAAGAAAGAGTGATTTGGTATATAGTCAGCAAGGAACATTGTTCTATCCTATAACATTCACTTTAAGTGGTACTAGTCCAGTATACGATGCGACATCGACAACTGTACCGGTATGGGATACATCAAATGTTAATAACGGTCCATTAAATAGAACTGGAGTTTGGACAAACTCAGGGCAACCTGTTGATATATGGATTGGAGATACATTCTGTTTTACAAGTGCAACAGATAACAAGAGATATTACATAGGTATTGGGGCGGATAATGACTTTAGAATCCGACTCGACGGAGTACAGATTGTAAATTCTAGTATTGGTCCGTATAATAATACAAATATACCATTCTTGTGGTGGCACGTTTATCCTATAACTGTTAATTCAGGAGCGCATACAGTTGAGGTCTATGGTTTAAATGACAACTCAATAGGTTCATTTGGATGTGAGATTTATGATAACACTCTATCCCAATTAACCGCAGCAACTTCAGTAAGTGACCTTAATATAATTTACAGTACAAGTGCATTAACAGCGGCTACTATAGTTCAGAGTATGGCGGGAGTTTATTTATCAAGCGGGTATACTTGTCCTTCAGGTTATGAATTAGACGTGTGTAAAAACTATTGTATTAGTTATGCTAATTGTCCATCACCAACTCCTACAAATACGCCATCTAATACACCAACAAAGAGTATAACACCAACTATAAGTTTAACACCGTCAATTACCCCTACAATAAGTTTAACACCGTCAATTACCCCTACAATAAGTTTGACGCCATCACCAACCGCGTCACCATCACCACTCATTTGTCCATATCAAGTTGGAACTAAAGGATTTGGTTCTCCTATCTATAGGATAGGTTACAATGATTATACTAATTACATTTACGTGGTTACCACTGGTGGCACGGTTGTATTAGATAGTTCGTACTTAACTATTGATACTTATCCAAATTCATTAAGTGGTGGAAGTGTAACTTATGCTAGTATGACATTTGCGCAAAGTACTTATAAGTATGTTTATGTTGGACATGATGGGGATTTAAAGTATGTTGATTACTATGATATAACTAACCTTACTTCAGGTATAATATCCACCACTATAGAACCAACTGAGATAGATGTAGACAGAACCAATTCTTTTATAGGAATGATAGGGGTTAATGATGAATATAAACAAATAAACATTTCAACTCAATTAGTTAACTATACTGTTAATGTTAGTGCAACCACTAATGGTGATATCGCTTGGTCCAGACTTAATGACACGTTTTGGATTGTTTCTACTGGAGACACGATTGTGTATATTGACCCAACGGCCAAAGATATAGTTGGTACAGATACTATTCCATCAGGAGGTTATAGTGGATATGGTAAACGATTACTTTATGACAATACTAATTCTTATACGTATTTACTTGTTGATAGTCAAAGATTATTTATATATGACGCCGTAGGTTCGGCAACATCTTATGTAGATTTAACTCCATACAGTGGAACTAATACAAGTATGACAATCGATATAAATAATAACAAACTTTATATTCTAAATGTTGATGACAATGTGTTTGGATTAATTAAGATTGACATAACAACACTAACTGATGAAGGATTATCAGTACTTGGGACTTATAGTGGTAAGTCTAACGGAAGTATACTATATGAGCCAAATAATTCTGAAATTATATTGAGTCTTGAGCCATTTACTAATACGTTCTATATATTCTGTACTTAATTATATAATTACAATGTCTAAATCTTTACTTATTAAAACGTTTACCAAAGTATTTATAGAATAAAATCTTTGGATGGAATTTTTCATTAAAAAAGGCGCGACCCTTCCTTTATTAAAACTTAACATTGTTGACAATGGAAGAAGCGATTATAACAACTTTCTAAATACGTTAGAGTTGTCATCTTTATTCTTTTCAATGACTAATGTTGAAAACGGTACCCCAAAGATAACAAACAAACCTGCAGGTGTTGGCGGCGAATACCCAAACTATTTTATATACTATCAGTTTCAAAATACCGACACAACAAAAGAGGGTAGATTTGAGGGTGAGTTTGTTATAAAAAATGAGTACGGTAATAATGTTTTAACATTAGGTGAAAAACTTTATGTTAACATAACCGAGTCATTTATATTAGATGATTTAGATTACGTTTCATGTTACATAGTTGATTATGCTTGTTGCAGTAATCCTATACCAGTGCCATTACCTCAACCTTCAAGTACTCCTACTCCTACACCTACTGTAACTGACTCTCAATTATCTCTAACTCTACAAGGATTTATAAATCCAGGGTCAGTTGTTATAGATTATGTTCTAACATCAAATAGATTATTTTCACAGGAACTTACAATGTCGTTCTCAAATTTACTTGGGGTGATTGTTGGAAGTCCTGTATTAATAACAACCGGTGTAACTTTGAGTGTTGGTGAATTTACGGGAACTACCCAAGTAATTCTTCCTGATGATTTTCAAAATTTAAATCGTGAAAGTTTATTTTTTGGTAATACCATAAATCTTACAGGTTTAACGTATACGACTTACTATCAAAATTCAGTATTCTTTGCAACACCAACACCCACCCCAACTCCAACACCAACTGAAACAATTGTTTGTGAATGTTTTGAAATTGTTGCTCCATTAGCGAATGGTTCATATTCTTATATCGATTGTAGTGGAATTGAACAACCAGTTGTTGAATTAGGTATAGGTGAATCTTCTAGAGTTTGTGTAGGTAATTCTAAAATAAACGCGTTTGACGGAGCCGAATTCTATGTTGTTGGATTATGTTCAGACTGTCTATTACCGACCCCTACCCCCACCCCAACTCAAACTGAGGGTGAGATTTTTATGGGTAATATAATAGAAAATATTAACCTTAATGAAACTTTTACAACGAATGAAGAAGAATTAAATAGGATTTTACGCGAAAGACCTAAAAAATTAAATATTGATTTACCATTTAAAGATGGGGTCATAAATGTTAATCTAACTAGACGAAATATTTACGAAAATGATTTTAGAATATCAAATGAATTCGGAGAGACACTTTATTCAAAATTAGGAGAACATTATGAAGGTATTATTGTTGGTAGTCAAAATTCTACAGTTTCTTTAAGCATTACAAGCGAAGGGTTCAGTGGGTCCTTACAAGATGAAGGATTAGTTGTTGATATTAATAACATCAGTGGATTTACTCATCACTGCCAAGAAGTATTTGAGGAAACTAAACATGATTGTAATACATACAATATTGATTTTCCCGAATTAGATAACTACATCTCCCCAAACCAAGAAATGTTTAATAACTTTGAGGGTGAGATTATGGCTAACATTAATTTTGAGAATTTGAATTCTTACGTTACCATGGTTGCCAACAAAAACGTGAGGTATCTCTTGGAGGTTGATTACGATATATATCAATATTTTGGTAATGATTTACAGGCAACTACTAATTACATCACCGCGTTATTTAATTCTATATCCGCTATCCATGCCGCTGAAGGGGTGTCGATAACAATGAGTGAGATTAAATTTTGGACTTCGGGCGAGTCTCCATATAGGACTTACGGTCATACAATACCATGCACCGCGAACACAAGTAATCTAGACTGCGCATTAAAAAATTATAGGCAATATTATAAAAATAATAATTTAACTTTCAATGGAGATGTTAGAATGTTGTTAACAGTCGGATGGCCCAATCCTGTTGGTGGTAGTGCTAGATATAGCTCGGCGTATACTCCGGGTGTGTGCTCCCCCGATTTTTATAATTGTCTTTTCCATCAGTTAAGACCAACAACTGTCAGTCCTGGTAGCCCACCTCCTGAAGGATATGTCGATGGAGGTAGTAATTTAAGTGTTTACTACGGAAATGCCAATGGGTGGAATGTAATTGCGGGTGCTCACGAAATTGGTCATACTCATGGATGTTCTCATACATTCAGTTCGGTTTGGAATTGTAACTACACAATAGGTAGCACAAATGTTGCGGGTACATGTTGTTTAGATTGTTGTTCAGGTCTTGCAAATTGCGCTTGCGTTGGCGGTACAACTATACAAAACCCAACTAACGGTACATGTATAGCGTCAGGTGCGACAATTATGTCTTATAATACAAGACAACCTATATTCGGACCTCAACCACAACAGAAAATGGTCAATACGATAAATGCGGCACTTTGTTTACAAAATTTTACTACACCAACCCCTACACCAACCCCTACAAGAACAAGTACAACACCAACTCCAACTCCTACAAGAAACACACCAACTCCAACTAAAACAAGTAATTGGGATTGTGCTGCGTCTTTCAATATAAATATTCCAAATACAACCTCAGTAACTATAAGTGGAGTAACATTCGTAAAGTCGGTATCTCAAGTGATGTCAACTCAAAGTTTTGCGATTATACCTTCGTCATGCATAGGTTCAAGTAATATTAGTGGAGTTAACATATTAACTTCTCTAACTGATACTTCGGGTAACTACACCATGAGTTCCTCGACTTTATTGACAAGTATCGCATTATCGTTTGGGGCTTTACAAGCAACTGATGTGATTACGTTTAGTGCAAATAATGGTACTACGTTTGTCGGAATTTGCCAAGGGTGTTGTGGTCAAAATGGCGCCGCCAATCAAATTGTTGGTACAACTTTATGTAGCCAGCTCGGAAACGTAGATGGAGGTGCATTCCGAGTCATTGTTAATTCAACAGAACCGTTCAATCAACTAAATGTAAAAATAAGCAGTCCTTTAAATAACGGGTGGGGTAAGTTTTTAAAAATTAATAATTTTAGAACTTTAGGAACCTCAATCACCCCAACTAAAACACCAACAAGAACTGCAACACCAACAGTTACAAAAACCGCCAATTTTGTTGACGTAACTCCAACATCGACACCTACTGTAACGTTGACTAAAACCCTTACATCCACCCCAACAAGAACATTAACACCTACAAGGACATCCACTCAAACCCCAACAGTAAGTAAAACAAGTAATTTAATTGTTGAAAGTCCGACCTCTACCCCAACAAGAACATTAACACCTACTCCGACAAGAACCCTCACACCAACTAAATCAACTAATATTACATTAACCCTCACACCAACGAGAACAAAAACCCCTACTCCGACTAAATCGTCTAATACATCATTAACACCTACTCCGACAAGAACAAAAACCCCAACACCGACAAGAACAAAAACCCCAACACCGACTAAATCGTCTAATACATCATTAACCCCAACACCGACAAGAACAAAAACCCCAACACCGAGTACTTCAATATCGATTTCATTGTGTGATATTTTAAGTGTTGCAAATACAACGGGTATTATATACAAATATGATTACGTATCGAATACTGTTACCGAATTGCCGGTCAGCGGTAGACAAGTATTACCGAGTGATATTGCCGTTTCAGAAAATTATTTATTTACGATATCTTCTAACACTATTAGAAGGTTCCAAATAACTAGAAACCCATGGACCGCAACTAACCCAACCGATTTCATATATCCGTCAGGTACATTCGCAACAAGTAACAACGGTTTATTTGCATTGAGCGACTCAACACTTATATCATTTAACACTTTAAATCAAATTATATCTGTTAATTTAACCAATTTGACAACAACAGTTTTATTTAGTTTACCTGCGGGTAGGTCAATTGCGGGAGATATAATATACACAACAAACAATAGATATATAATTGTCAACCGAAGTATATCCACATCTACCACATTTGTTTCTCAATTTGATTCATCGGGTAACCCAATGGGTGAAATGAGTATGGCAAGTATTACATTAGTTAACGGAAGTTTATTTATTTATAATAGTGAATTATATATTCAAAGGCAGTCCACCCCTCCACATAATTATAAATTAACATTCCCATCAACAATAAGTCCTGTGTTAAGTACCGCCACAGTAACATCACTAGGATTTGCTCAACCACAAAACTGTATAAGTTTTGATTTTCCTGTTTCACCAACACCTACTAAAACAGTCACCCCGACAAAAATACTATAGAATTAAATTAAAAAGATAATTATATTAAAAACATGTTGCAAATTATAACCATAGAAAGTGTCCATTTTGATGGTGAAATTGCGCAAATTTTATTCCAACCGTTTAATTCCGAACAAATAATTAATTTAGGTTCGGTAACATTACCTTATACATATGAACCCCCTATCGGTGTCGAAATATATGGTACTTACACGATATTGACACAGGAAGACCCGAGCTGCCCTTATTACATTACCGCACCTTATCCCACACCTACTAACACCCCAACTATATCTTTAACAAAATCACAGACACCGACACCATCAATTACAAGCTCACCAACTTTAAGTTTAGACCCATGTAAAATACCATTAACACCCTCATCAACAGTTGAGCCAACTCCGACAAATTCAATAAAACCAACAAGAACTCCAACACCTACTAATAGTAAAATACCTTGTAGTCCTGACCCAACTCCGTCAAATACTCCAACTCCTAGTATAACAAGAACTAACAAGCCAACTAGAACTCCGACCAAGACTCCAACTAAAACACCTACCAGTACTCCTTCTAATACCCCAACTATTAGTGTCACATCATCCAACACTCCTTCTAATACACCCACAAAAACAATTACAAAAACTCCAAGTTCAACAGTAACAAAAACACCAACCAATACCCCAACAAAAACAACCCAACCAATTGCCCCAACAAAAACCCCAACTAAATCTGTTACACCTACAATCACAAACACAAAAACCAATACCCCGTCAATAACTCCTACTAAAACACCAGCATCAACGACAACTCCTACAAAAACTATAGAACCAACCGCAACTCCACAGTCAATTGCGTCTTGTAATGATACGGTAAATATTAGAAATGGTAGTAGTGGTACTTACACGTATGAAGTAGAATTTGGAAATGATACAGGACCGATTAAATTAAATTATAACGCGGTATCGGTACCTGATAGATTTACTGTAGTATGGGATGGAATTGAAGTGATAAATACAGGATTTGTTGGTTCTCCGACTTACGATTCACAATTAAATGCTCTTGGTTACCCTGGTGTTAGTGGTCCGGGTCGAGGTGTCGCCGCGTTCACCAAATCGTCCTCAACCCCAACTAGTGCATTTATAACAATATTAGCACCACTCCCCGGTACTGCATGGGATTTTAGTTTCTCATGTCCCGTACCTCCACCAACTCAAGCCCCTACCAAAACACCTACTTCAACTCGAGGAGCAACACCGACACCAACAAAAACATCCACTCCTACCAATACTTCTCAAGCGGCCCCACCACCTACTAAAACTCCAACTAAAACTTCAACACCAACAATGACAAGAACTCCGACAAATACACCAATAGGTCAGACACCAACAATGACAAGAACTCCGACAATGACTAAAACCCCAACGGTTACGCCTACATATACTTCGAGCGTAAATTGTTTCTGCTATAGAGTATTAACTAACCCAGGTATTGCTGTTGGTAGTTTATTTTACTACGACTGTTACACATCTCAATATGAGGAATCTCAAGTCTTATCGTCTAATACCACCACAACAATATGTGTACAATCTGGTTTCCAAATCTTTGAGAGTGGAGCGTATCCTGTATTAGTCGGTAATTGTTATGGTGGGCAGTGCATTCCTCTTACATCCACACCTACAACCACTAAAACTCCAACTAAAACAATTGCACCATCTAGAACTCCGTCACACACTCCAACTAAAACCCCAACTCAAACTAGTTCTGATATTAATTTATCTTTGGGAGCAATATTCGGACCTGGCTCAACTATTATTGATTATGTATTGAGTGCTAGTAGAGTTTTATCTGAAACAATAACACTTTCATTCACAAATACTATTGGTGTAATAGTTGGTTCACCAATTCAAGTTATCACGGGTGTAACAATAACTTCAGGTATGACTAGTGGGGTTACTCGAGTTACATTGGTTAACGATTTTTATAATCTATCCAAAATAAATTCATATTCAGGAATAACTTTAAACGGAAGCGGAGGAACATTTAATTACAACATAACTGAAACATCCATTTTCCCAACTAATACTCCAACACTAACTAAAACACCAACTAATACGCCAACCGTTACTACAACAAGAACTCCCGCCGCAACCCCAACAAAAACAATTCCACCTACTCAAACTCAATTCCCTGGACCAACGTCTACTCCAACACAAACCCCAACTTTAACAGTTACAAAAACTATACCTCCAACTAAAACCCCAACTAGAACAGTAACTCCTACTTTAAGTATTAGTCCAACTATAACTAAAACACCAACAGTAACAAGAACAAATACACCAACACCAACTAATACCGTAAGTATAACCCCTACAATAAGTAATACACCGTCTATTACACCTACAATAACCGACACCCCAACAAATACACCTTCTATAACCCCTACTAAAACATCAACACCTTCAAATACACCAACAAAAACTAGTACCCCAACAAATACGCCAACAAAAACTAGTACCCCAACAAATACGCCAACATTAAGTATAACACCAACAATAAGTAATACACCGACAATTACACCAACACCGGATTTATATCCTCCAATAATTAATGGTGTTGATGTAACAATTACAATTACAGGTACTTCGGTTCAAATAGTTAATACGAATTTCATATATAATCGTATTTGGGTTTGGGATGGTCCGACTAATAACGCCGGTGATTTCCTTAATGAGATTGCACCTGGAGGAGGAATAGGAGATTGGCTTCCATTATCATTATTCACAACAGGTAAGATTGGTTTGTCTTATGTTGCACCTCCTACATACCAAACTTGTTATAGTATATACACGTTAGATATGGTAGATTGTTTGGCTCCATTACCAACTAGAACCCCAACAACCACACCAACACCAACACCAAGTCCAATTTAACATTTGACAACCTAACCTTCAATATTTATAATTGATATAAAGGTAAATGTCGTAATTTCGCGGCAGCCAATAAACCAATCAATTATGATAAGTCAAGAAGAAATTAAATCGTTTCTAGAAGGAAACGACCCCGAAGAACATATCGTTGCCATAGAATTCGACTATGTTTCCGATTCTATATTCAAAATCAAAGAAATCCCTGGCAAAGGAAAAGAAATTAAAAAAGATACATTCGTAGCTTTCGCGTGGGTAGGTGACCTACGTGGTCTTAACTTTTATCAATCATCAAAGGCCTTACAGAAAGAAGCCATGTCCAAGTACGGGATTATGATTGATAAACTCGAAACGGGGGATAATGACCGTATGGAGGAAGGTCTGAAGTTTATGGTTAAGTCCTTAAAGGGTTATCGCTCTCTCATTCAGTTTTTCAGAGATGGTGGTGTTGACCCGTGGGGAGAAAGAACCAAAGACCTAATAATGATACTACCCCCCACCGAACAGTATCTCATCTCACGAGAAAAAAGATTATTCAAAGGATACGACGAATACAATGACATCACGAGGTTTGTATTCGACTTAGAGACAACCGCACTCGAACCCAAAGACGGTCGTATATTCATGATTGGTATCAAGACAAACAAAGGATACCAAAAAGTAATTGAGTGTTCTAATGAGGACGAGGAACGTCGTGGTCTTGTAGAATTCTTTAATATCATTGATGAATTAAAACCAAGTATTATAGGAGGTTACAATTCGGCGAACTTCGACTGGTATTGGATATTCGAGCGTTGTAAAGCTCTGAACCTCGAAATTAAAAGGATTTGTAAAACACTTAACCCAAAATATACAATTAAGGAAAGTGAGAACATGCTCAAACTTGCCAACGAAGTTGAAAGATACAACCAAGTTGGAATGTGGGGTTATAATGTAATTGACATTATACATTCTGTACGGAGAGCTCAAGCAATCAATTCAAGTATCAAGTCTGCGGGTTTGAAATACATTACCCAATATATTGATGCCGAGTCCGAAGACCGAGTTTATATTGACCACACCGAGATTGGTCCGATGTATTCCAAAAAAGAAGAATATTGGTTAAACATTAAGAACGGAAAATACAAGAAGGCAAATAATCCTGAGTTTGATAACTTGGACGCAAGATTTCCTGGTACATACATTAAGACAACAGGTGATGACATTGTGGAGAGATATCTTGACGATGACTTGGAGGAAACATTATTGGTTGACGAAGAATTCAATCAGGGTACATTCCTTCTCGCTTCACTTGTACCAACAACTTATGAGAGAGTATCCACTATGGGTACAGCTACTTTGTGGAAGATGTTGATGCTTGCGTGGAGTTATAAACACAAACTCGCAATACCAAAGAAACAATCAAAGACAGATTTTGTGGGAGGATTGTCACGACTACTGAAAGTAGGATACTCAACCAAAGTATTAAAGCTCGACTACTCGTCACTTTATCCTTCAATCCAACTTGTACATGATGTGTTTCCTGATTGTGATATTACAGGAGCGATGAAAGGTATGTTGTCATACTTCCGTAACTCTCGTATCATGTATAAAAACTTGGCGGCCGAGTGGTATGATAAAGATAAAAAGACATCACTCAAATACGATAGAAAACAGTTACCGATTAAGATTTTCATCAACTCAATGTTCGGAGCCTTGTCGGCACCACAGGTATTTGCGTGGGGTGATATGTATATGGGAGAACAGATTACATGTACAGGAAGACAATACCTTCGTATGATGATTAAGTTCTTTATGAATAAGGGTTATACCCCCCTTGTAATGGATACCGATGGTGTTAACTTCTCAAAACCTGAAGGTGTGGAGGATAGAATTTATATTGGTAAGGGTCTAAACTGGAAAGTTAAGGAGGGTAAAGAATATCGTGGTGATGATGCTGACGTTGCCGAGTTTAACGATACATTCATGAGAGGTGAAATGGCGTTAGATACTGACGGTACTTGGCCATCTTGTATTAATCTCGCTCGTAAGAACTATGCGGTTATGGATGCGAAGGGTAAAATTAAACTCACGGGTAATACAATTAAGTCAAAGAAACTCCCACTTTATATTGAAACGTTTTTGGACAAAGGAGTTAAACAATTACTCGAAGGTAAGGGTCAGGAGTTTATCGAGTGGTATTATGAATACGTTCAGAAAATTTATGATAAACAAATCCCACTCATGAAAATCGCCCAACGAGCCAAGGTTAAGTTAAGTATTGAGGATTATAGAAAACGTTCGAAGGAAAAAACAAAAGCGGGTAATGAGATGTCAAGGATGGCCCACATGGAACTCGCAATTCGTGATAATATTGCGGTGAATCTTGGTGATGTTATATATTATGTTAATAACGGTGTGAAAGCGTCTCACGGTGATGTTCAGAAAGTTAATGATAAGATGTCAAAGAAAGAAAAGGATGAGTACAGAGCAAAACACGGTAAAGAACCGGTATTAGGTTCTCACATTCAACTTAATTGTTATCGTCTCGACCCAAGTGAGTTAGAAAACAATCCTGATATGACAGGTGATTACAATGTGCCGAGAGCGATAGCAACATTTAACAAACGTATCGAACCGTTGTTGGTTGTCTTTAAAGAAGAAGTACGTGACGGTTTGATTGTTGATAATCCCGAGGATAGAATGTTCTTTACCAAAGACCAATCAGAATTGATTAATGGATTACCATTTGAGAAGGGAGACCAAGATACGTTGGAAGAAGTTTTGACAATATCTGAACCTGAAATGAGGTATTGGGAAAAACGAGGATTACATCCTGATTACATGTACGAACTTGCTTCTGAAGGGTGGAAAGAAAAATTAATCCATTTTGAGACCATCGGAGGACAGAACGTACCAATGGTTACCAATGTTAATTAATTCTACACAGGCACCTTTTTTCATTTCGATTTCCTCGTAGTATTCATCAATGAGACCCGAGTTTGTCTTCAATAAAGTATTAGTAAGTGATTTAATAATAAGATGAGTAGTTGTAGTCCTGTCTAAAGTTAGTTGGCAGGATTCAACTTCTCTAACTAAAATTATATTTTCACCATTTGTGGTATATTCTGACTCGGAGATTGTTTTAATATTTAACTCACTATCAGTCGCAACAGTATATGTTGTTTTATCACCAACTATTTTTCTAACGATATTAGATTTCTGCATAATTAGATAACGTAAATTTGTCTTGGCATTGCTGTGAGTTTCTTAATCTTGTTAAGATTTTCAGCAATCAACGCCTCTCTCTCCATTACTTTTTCAGGTTTAAGCCTTGTAAGACGACCTTCGGCACCTGTTAATTCTTCAATTAATTTTGTTTTTTCATCTTTGGCTTCGGTTGCTAAAGATTGATAATCCATTGTTAATTCAGAATCAGGTGTTTTGATGTTACCACTAAACTTACCACGAATTCTAGATAAAGTTTCTTTGGCGTAAGCAAAGAACCAACGACGAACCCAAATTTGAGCCGGATTATTTAAATCAACCCAATCAATTTTATTAAATGGTACATCAGAAGGTAATTTAATAATATCAGGATTATCCTTTAAACATTTATCTCTATCAGGACCACCAGCATCATAATACCAATACCATACCTTACCTCTCATCAATGTGGAGTTACCAAAGTCAAATTTACCACCAGGTGTATTCATTAAGTGAATTGCCTTTTTACCTTCAGGTAAAGCGGTAACTCTATAAGTTAATTCACCGGCTATAATCCTTCTCTGAATATTAATTTCCTGCATTCTTAATAACATATCGAATGCGGGCATCATAAAATATGAACCTGACATACCCATTTGTGCGAATCCACCAGGACCCCCAAAACCACCACCACCTAAACCTCCAAAAGTCCAAGGGTCAAATAATAAGTTATTTAATTCTGATGGTGTAAACCACAACAATTCGTTTAGTTCACGACCTGCGGGTATTTCATATATTTGTTGGTTTGGTACAAGTTGTATATAATCTTTTTGTAAAACCCAATCACCACCGGCCTGAAGACCAACTATTTTAGAATATGCGTAAGTGTATCTTTCCTCAAAACCTTGGCTTTTAGTGATGAAAGCTTTAGCCAAAGATTGGGTATCTAAATTTAGATTATACAATGAAGTCCATTGACTCTCAATCAACCAATCTTGGATGTATTGTGAATAATCGTCAATAGATAGTTGTAAAAGTGAGTCGAGTTGCTCGTCCTCTAATTCAACACTACGTAACGGAGCTCCTAACAAGTGTTTTAATCTTGTATATAACTCACTTCTTTCTGGTTCTGCGATTACGGCCATATTGGTGTTTTATATATAAATATCAACCCAATGTATAAATTAAATTGTTCTTATCGAATGTGTAATTACCGTCAACAATTTTTGTATCCGAGTTATCAAATACTAAAATACCATCAGGACCACCCTCAAAAATAATCCAATCAGTCGAATAAACTTTTACTTGTCCTGTATCTAACATTGAAACCAAATTTTCATCGACAACTTTAACCGTTTTATATGGTTTTATTTGAGCGGTATATTCTTCACCATCAATAATGATGATACAATCAACACCCATTATCATGTCAGATTTGGCACCTAACTCGCCAATCTTTTTAACATTTTTGTCTCCGAATTTTTCCTTGAGTTTCTTAACTACTAAATCTTCTCTGGCGTCACCGGCTTTGTTGGTCGAACCTAATATTGCCATGACATTTTGAAATGTGCCTGACTTTGATGAAAAAATTCTGTCTTTATATTCATCGAGTATTCTAACAAATTTTTTGGTCTCACTAACTTGTTGAGCCGGTGGTAATCCGATTAATTGTAATTCGGGTCTTCTTTCATATCTTAATACTGAATTCAAGTCGTGATATAAAACACAGAACGCATTGTAGTTGGTATTCAGTTTGTTAATTACCGAACGTCCTCTGTTTTCTAAATCAAAAATACCCGACATAGAACCTTCGGCGTATTCCCCATTCTCATACCAATTATCAGGAAACACTGACTTTAAAATTGACTCGATACCATAACGAAATGTGTTCTTAACTGCGGGATTGATATTAAAAATCATTCTTATCTCCTCAACTTTTTCTCTCGAACATCTTTCTGACTTACCTTCAGTGATAAGTTTTTTCATAACGGTGCTCTCGTTGATTTTTGTCTTGAGTTTCATTTCGTATAGTTTATTAACAAATTCCCAATTCACAACTTTCCAAAAGTTTGAAATGTATTCGTCTCGTTTGTTTCTGTATTTCAAATAATATGCGTGCTCCCAAAGGTCTAATCCAAGTATCGGATATCCACCACCCTTAACAACATTCATTAAGGGGTTGTCTTGGTTTGGGGTTGTTAAAATCTTTAACGTGTTTCTTTTTGTAAGAACCAACCAAACCCAACCTGAACCAAAACGTTCTTTTGCTTTTTCCTCAAATTGTTTTTTGAATTCAACATAACTACCAAAATCACTTTTTATTTTATCTAAAATCTTACCATTAGCTTTTTGTGTTTTTGGCGATAACATCTTCCAAAACAATGCGTGGTTAAATGCCCCACCGGCATTGTCTCTGACTGTTTTATTGAATCGACTAATTGATTTAACAATTTGTTCTAATTCTAAATCTCCGTAATCTTTTTTTGATAAAGCTTTGTTTAACTTTTCAACATAACCTTTGTAGTGTTTGTTGTAATGTACATCCATCGTTTCAGAATCGATGAATGATTTTAAGGATGAATAGGCGTAAGGTAATTTTTCAATACCTATGTTTTTCATTTCGGTGAGTAAAGTTTGACTCGACTCGACCTTTTCTTCTTTCAAAATTGATTTGGTTAAGGTGTCTATTTTTTTTTCTATGTTCTTCATTTGAAGCTTATTTTTCTATAAATAAGCCGAAGGTTAGAATTGTCTTACAGAATTTATCTTATTCATTATTTCCTCAACTATGTCACCGGAATTTATATTATCACCCATCACGGTTTCAATATTTTTCTTCTTGTTATTAACCATATCGTAGATTATTCCTTCGATTGTATTTTCAAATATCGGATAATAAACGGAAACTGAATTTTTTTGACCGTATCTATAAGCTCTATCTTCAGCTTGTGATAAATCACCTGGCACGAATGCCAAGTCGTTTATGATTACCGCTTCTGCGGCGGTTAGGGTAATACCAACACCTGCGGCTTTTAAGTTACCAACGAATACTTTTATCTTTTCGTTGTCTTGAAATTGGTCTACCGCATATTGTCTTTGAGCATTACTACAACTACCATCTAAAAATACAGCTTGTTTTCCGAAGTGACTGTAAATTTTATGTAATGTATCTGTAAAGTTTGTGAATATAATGACTTTCTTTCCTTGTTCTAAAATATTTTCAGCAATCTCGATTGTGTTATTAACCTTTTCATCGGCAATGACCTGTCTAACTTTCATTAACTTACTAAATTGTACGGTCAATGACCCTGATTCTTCTTTTTTGTTGTCATACCAATCATAATAATCACCCATCAATGCTTCGTATTGTTTTGACCTAACACGAAGATAAACTGGTGTAATAATCTTGTCAGGTAAATCCAACACTTCTGTCTTCAATCTACGTAAAACTTGTCTTGCTGTTCTATCTCTCAACTCCTCCAAGTTTGATGCTCCTGTCACATTCCAAACCTTCCTATTACCCGCTCTGAATTGATACCCCTGACAATATCTAATGGCAAATGCCATCCAATTTTGAGCTACAGGACTATCAATAAGATGTAATAGATTAAAATAATTCATTGGTCGTGATGTCATCGGAGTACCAGTTAATAACCACAACTTATCAACATTCTTACAGATGTGATTAACAATCTTTGTTCTTTGAGCTTGAGCATTCTGAACATAGTGGGCTTCATCCAAAATTATCAAATCAAAGTTTGATTGTTTGATTAATGAAGTTTCTTTGTCCTTTGGGTCATGAAAGTTTTTCAATATGTCATAATTCACAATAACAAAATCATGCTCGGTCGAATATGATTTACCTTCAGAAATAAACACACTTCGGTCTGTATAATTCTGAATCTCACGAAGCCAATTGACCTTTAACGTTGCCGGACAGACAATTAAAATCTTTTTGGCTCCCGTTTCTAAAGCCGCAATAATTGTTGATGTTGTTTTACCCAAACCCATGTCATCGGCAAGAATAAATCTTTTACTACCTGCCAATTTTTCTATTGCTTCTTTTTGATGTTCGAGTGGAGGACGATGAGAATACTTTGAATAGTTGATATCGACTTTCTCCATTCTGTGTGACTTAATCAACGCCCCTTTCGGTAACCAAAAATCGTGAATTGTCTCACCTGAAAAAAACTTACCCCAAACGTGATAAGCTTTCTCCTTCTCAACCAACAATTTTTCTATCCAACATTCTGTGGGTATCTCCGTATATAATTTTTCATCGGCAATTTTCTTTGCGAAGTATGGGTCCAAATCAACCCATTTTTTGGCGACCTTTGGTGATGTTTCATGAAAGGTTGTGATATATTCTGATTGAGCTCGGGTGGGGTAAAACTTTTTATTATGTTCTTTATTGTATTTTAATTTCAGGATATAGTTGTTTGCCCCCGAATAATTTTCGAGAATGCCCAAAGCTCGTTGCTCAATCAAATTTGTCGAGGTTGAATTCAACACATTATAAAAATAATAAACAATTCGATATTTATCAATATGGGACAACCGAGAGTACCAATATCAAGGATAGGAAAATTTTTTGGAGTTGAGGATTTCGACTTGGATATCTCTATGGGTGAGGAATGGTTACACGGTGATATGAATTTCACACTTGTTCTATACCGTGTGGATAGACAAAAAACCAAAACCGATGATGTATATGGAGAGGCTTTAATGGATGGAATAAAGTTTTTACCACCCGTAGAATTCAAAGCATTTGTACAAATCATGGCCCCTGAAAACAAATATTTAGGTAACTCAAAGATTGACCAAGTTGAGCCAGGTAACATTAGAATATCGGTGTATCAAAAACAGTTAGATGAACTTGAGATTGATATTAATTACGGTGATTACATTGGTTATTATGAAACTGAAAATCGTGTTAGATATTATGTGGTCAACAATGATGGTCGTGTAATTTCTGATAATAAACATACATACGCTGGGTACAAGCCATTCTATAGAACAATTATGGCGTCTGCCGTTGTAGATAACGAATTTAGAGGATTATGAAAATAAAATTAACCGAAGACCAAATTAGAAGAATTTTAGAAATTGTTGATTCTGAAAAAGTTAAGTGTGATAAATGTGATTGGGAATGGAACTTATCAGATGGTGGGGATGGCCCATTTATTTGTCATAAGTGTTGGCACGACAACGGAAAATAATGGGATTACCAAAAAAAATAAAAAAATTCTTACCTCTAACAGAGTCGAAAACTTTGTTACCAAGAAGGAGGGAACTTGTTGATAAAATCAATAAGGATGGAACCTATTTGCCAAAATCTTTATTACATGCCGATTTAGATAAAGGATTTTTAGATTTTGTGAAAACAGATTTGGAAACGGTAGTGGAAGGTAAGAAAGTGCCTATGGTCGACATTCTAATAACGACCCAAAATTGGGCTCAATTTACAGAAACATGGAATTTTCAAAACCTTGACAAGAACGCTGAACCACCATTCATCACAGTTGTTAGAGTACCTGAAGTAAAATTTGGTACCAATCCCGCATTGTTGTACAACATACCAAATAGAAAACTTTATTTCTATGCTCAAGTACCGACTTGGGATGGACAAAGACACGGATATGACATTTATAGAATACCACAACCAGTACCCGTAGATATATCTTATACCGTTAAGATTATCTGTAACCGAATGAGAGAACTAAATAAATTCAATAAGATTGTTATTGAAAAGTTTGCCTCAAGACAAGCCTATACTAATATCAAAGGACACTATATCCCTATTGTGATGGGTGATATATCTGATGAATCAGTTCTTGATGTTGAAAAAAGAAAGTATTATATCCAAAGTTATTCATTTACCATGCTTGGTTTCTTAATAGATGAGGATGAGTTTGAGGTTTCTCCGGCAATCAATAGATTATTACAAATTGTGGAAGTCGACGAGAAAGTAGTTAGACGACAAGTTAAAAATGAATTAAGTAAAGAACCAAAAATTAACGCTTTGTTTGTTGAGGGTAATGATGAGTTAAACGAGAGATTTGATTACACAACGGATTTGATTTTAGAGAAAACAAAAAACGTAGAAACTTTTGAGGTCTATATTAACGGAACATTCTTCGGTGAAAGCCCAAACAAGATTCAAATTAACACGGGGGACGCTTTAAGACTTGTGGTAAAAAAATTAAATGACGAACAAGAATCGAAAGTAACATTCATGTCGATTGTTATTTAATCCTCCCCGTATATATCTTTTTTTTCCTTACACTTTTCAATTATTAGTTTCTCCAAGAACCTATACATCTTAATACCGTTCTTATCACAATACTTTTTTAAGATGTCATGGACTTCTTGTGAAATCTTTAAATTTTTAATCTGGCGACCATTCTGTGACATAAGATAAAAAAGGCAGAAAATAGTCTGCCCAATTTATAAATAGTTATCGGTAAGTCAAGAATTTTGGTTTTTTCTTGAATATTTATCAATAAAATAAAAATAAAGAAACTCAAAACTAATGGCAAGCAACAGTAAAGTATTTGTATCACCTGGAGTTTATACTTCAGAGGTTGATTTAAGTTTTGTGGCACAAAGTGTGGGGGTAACCACACTTGGTATAGTGGGAGAGACTCTACGAGGTCCTGCTTTTGAACCAATATTCATCAGAAATTTTGATGAATTCACAGCTTATTTTGGTGGAACCTCACCAGAAAAATTCATTAATACTCAAATTCCAAAGTATGAGGCGGCATATATTGCCAAAGCTTATTTACAACAATCTAATCAATTGTTTGTAACAAGAGTACTTGGGTTATCGGGGTATGATGCGGGACCCTCATGGTCAATAACTACAAAGGCAAATGTTGATGGTAGTACAGTGGATTTTTATTGTAACTCATCTTCATTAGTTGATTGTGTAACTGAATGTACTGATTATGAAGTAATTGACTTTAGTGTTGATTTCAATGGATGTTCTAATAACATATCGTCAATCAGTTTCAATACCGCACAAATTCCGTCAGTTATTTTAAACAAACTAAGTAATTCTTTAGAACTATTCAATGGAAGTACTACTTCATTGTTGGCTCAAATGAACAATCAAGTTTATAACGCAATCTTATCTTCGGGTAACACCACCGGTTCCTCAATTTATTACTATGGTGTAATTTCTGGAGGTAGTTATAGCGCGTTATCAACTACTTATAGTGCAGAAACAAACGTGTTTGGTGTAGACACCGTAGATTCAACAAATTACAATTACGCTGACCCAAATAATGACCCTTGGTATTATGCGTTGTTTGATAATAACTCTCATCAGGTTGGGGGATATTCGGGGTATTCATTTTATACAACTATAAGTAGCTTTATTCCGACGACAACATCTAGTAATTGTGCAACTTTCTATTCATTCCAATTAGATGGTACACCTGGTGTTATAAATTACAACACCAATACAATAACAGTTTGTGTAGGAGCTTTGAGTGCTGCTTTCACACCAACATATACGACTTGTGTTGATGAAGATAATATTACAGGTCCTGGAGGAGCTATTTTATGGAATGGTGCTTCATTCTTGGATTTAAGTTCAGGTTCGGCAATAGTTCAGATGGTATCTGAAGATGGTACAGTTACAGTAAATTGGAATATCGTTGCAGTTGTAAGCGACCCCTGTAATCCTTGTACCGCAACAGGTGCTGGCGAAGGTAATGTTGGTTCAATCAATAGATGTTATAGCGGTACTTTGACCGGTAAAATTTATGTATATAGTGGAACACCGTATTTAGATTACGATAATTTAGTTATTGCTACTCTCCGTTCAAGAGGTCTTGCAACATATGGTAACGATACAGGTGCGGTTTACGAAGTTACAGGATTGACTGACGTGAGTATGGTTACAACAGGTCAGTATTCAGGAGTAACCAAAAATCCATTCTCAACTTTTGGATTAAACGTTACAAATAACGATGGAACGACCCTGTTCTTTCAAACCTCATTTACTAATGCGGACACTCAATATATTTCAAAAGTATTCGGTTCAACAAACTTTGCAAAACCAAGACAAACCGTTCCTTTATTTGTTGAGGAAAGATATCAAAACTTATTGAGTTACGCTTATAGAAAAGGTTACATTAAAGGTTTAAATACCTCGTTAACCGCACTAAACAGTGCCAGAAGTGAAGAGATAACAAGTATCGGTTTTTATTTAGAACAATACCAATCATCGTCTTCACCATGGATAGTATCTGAATTAAGAGGTTCTAAAGTATATAATTTATTCAGATTCCATACAATTGCTGATGGTGAAGACGCTAACTTACAAGTTAAGATTTCATTGGCTAATATGTCTTTTGCTAATCAGACATTTGATGTGTTAGTTAGAGATTATTTTGACTCTGATAATTCTCCAGTGGTTATAGAAAAATTCACCAACTGCAGTATGGACCCCAATGAAAATAACTTCATTGCGACTAAGATTGGTACTTCTGATGGTGAGTATCAGTTAAATTCTAAATACATAATGGTTGAGATGAATGAGGATGCTCCTACAGACGCACTTCCTTGTGGATTCTTAGGATTTAATATGAGAGAATATTCAGGAGTTGTACCTCCATTTCCTATTTATAAAACAAAATATGATTTCCCTGGTGAAACAGTATTCAATCCGCCATTTGGCAATTCTTCGGGTGCCGATGACGCGGTAACTAGTGCGGGTGACAACGTAAGACGTACATATTTAGGTATCTCGGATACTGTTGGATATGACGTTGATTTCTTCCTTTACAAAGGTAAAAGAATACCTGGAGCATTTTGTACTGACCCAACAGGAGAGGAATGGGGATATAGAACAAGAGGTTTCCACATGGATATAAACGCATCAGGAGTTACAATTGCAAATGGCTTTGCAACTAGTGGCACCCCAACGTTCTTCTGTGGTTCCGCTCCGTTCATTAACGACCCTGAAGACCCAACAAATCCATATTATAGATTGTTTGGTCGTAAATTTACTGTGGCGGTACAAGGAGGTTTTGATGGATGGGATATCTATACAGAACGTCGTACAAATTCAGATAGATTCGTACTTGGTAAGTCAGGTTATTTAAAAGGTGCATGTGAATCAATTCTTTATCCTAATGCTACTGGATGGGGAGCATTTAAGAAAATTACAGTCAATAAAAATTCAGTAGACTTTGCAAACACAGATTATTACGCTTATTTATTGGGTCAACAGACCTTCTCAAATCCTGAGGCGGTTAATATTAATGTATTTGTTACTCCTGGTATTGATTATGTAAATAACTCAAACTTGGTTGAAGCGGCGATAGAGATGATTGAGTTTGATAGGGCTGACTCCTTATACATTTGTACAACACCTGACTACAACATGTTTACACCTTCAGCTGGTAATTCAGAAGAAATAATTTACCCACAAGAAGCGGTTGATAATCTTGAAACTACGGGTATTGACTCAAACTATACTTGTACTTACTACCCATGGGTTTTAACAAGAGATAGTGTTAACAATACACAAATTTATTTACCACCAACTGCTGAAGTTACAAGAAACTTAGCATTGACCGACAACATTGCATTCCCATGGTTCGCGGCGGCAGGTTACACTCGTGGTATAGTAAACGCTGTAAAAGCTCGTAAGAAACTGACTCAAGAGGATAGAGATGTTCTTTACAAAGGTAGAATTAACCCAATCGCAACCTTCTCTGATGTAGGTACAGTAATTTGGGGTAATAAAACCCTTCAAGTTAGAGAATCTGCACTTGACAGAATTAACGTTAGAAGATTGTTGTTACAAGCTCGTAAGTTAATTTCAGCAGTTTCAGTTAGATTGTTGTTCGAACAAAATGACCAAAAGGTTAGACAGGACTTCTTGGATGCGGTTAATCCAATCCTTGACGCAATCAGAAGAGACAGAGGTTTATACGATTTCCGTGTAACAGTTTCTTCAGACACTGCTGACTTGGATAGAAACCAAATGACAGGTAAGATTTATATCAAACCAACAAGGTCACTTGAATTCATCGATATTACATTCTACATAACCCCAACAGGTGCGTCGTTTGAAAATATCTAATAAATTTTAATAGGACAGGCCGATATAAAAGTCGGTCTGTCCTTATTTATTAATATGAGAAAAAAATACATATTAGAAGGTATTACAGAAGAAGGTACTCCTGACATGAAATATTATGCGTTTGATTGGGATGATAATATCTTAACAATGCCGACCAAAATAGTACTCAAGGATGTTGATGGTGATGAAGTAGGTATGTCAACTGAAGATTTCGCTCATCATCGTGAAAAAATAGGAAAAGAAAATTTTGAATACGATGGACATGAAATTGTAGGTTTCGCTCAAAATCCATTTAGATACTTTAGTATAGAAGGTGATAAAAGATTTATTATTGACTCTATGTTAGCAAAACCAGGACCAGCTTGGACTGATTTTGTCGAAGCAATTAATAACGGGTCTGTGTTTTCGATAGTCACCGCTAGAGGTCATACTCCAAGTGTTATTAAAGAGTCAGTATATAATATGATTATTTCAAATCATATGGGTATTAATTCAAATGAGTTAATAAAAAATTTAGAAAAATTCCGTGATTTAGAAGGTGTGGGAAAATCCACCAAAAGAGATATGATATTAGAATATCTTGATATGTGTCGTTTTTACCCTGTAACTTACGGAGAAGGTAGTGCGACTAATCCTGAAGAAGGAAAAATTAAAGCCCTAAAAGATTTTGTGGATTATGTTAAAAGAATTTCTAAAATGATTAATAAGAAAGCATATCTGAAAAATAAGATTTCTAACAGATTTACACCAATGATTGGATTTTCAGATGACGACTTAAGAAATTTAGAAAAAGTTAAACAACATTTTGAAAAAGACCCAGAAAACATAATTAAAACTATATCAACTGCAGGAGGAATTAAAAAACCTTATTAACTGGATACTTATAACTGGAATCTATTTGAAAAAAAACCAAAGTAAATAGAAAAAAAATAACTTGGTATATTTATATAATATAAAACAAAAAAATAAAAAATTAAAAAACTGATATACGATGGCTGATTTACTGATGAAAATGCCGATACCTTACGAACCCAAAAGGCAAAACCGATTCATTCTACGTTTTGACACTACGTTAGGTATCAACGAATGGTTTGTTGAGAGTACGGCTCGTCCTCACATTACTATTAATCCTGTGGAAATTCCATTTTTGAATACTTCCACATATGTGGCCGGTAGATTTACATGGGGTACAATTAACGTTAAATTCCGTGACCCAATCGGACCATCGGCATCACAAGCTCTTATGGAGTGGGTTCGTCTATGTGCTGAATCAGTTACAGGTCGTATGGGTTATGCTGTTGGTTATAAGAAAAACGTTGATTTGGAAATGTTAGACCCAACTGGTGTTGTTGTTGAAAAATGGATTTTAGAAGGAACATTCTTATCTGATGTTAATTTTGATAGTTTGGCATACAATACAGATGCGTTGGCAACAATCTCAGCAACTCTTCGTATGGACCGTTGTATATTAGTTTATTAAAATTCAATTTACATATTTTATATAATCCCGTATATATTGTTATACGGGATTTTTTTTATGGAAGAAATTAGTGGATATACATGTAATCGGTGTGGTAAAGTTTTCGATACCGAAGAAGAATTTCTTAATCGTCACAATAAGAAAAAAAAGTTAGAGTCTGGTGATAATCAAACAAGTGTTGATTAATTTACTATAATAGTTATTTTATAAATAAAAAACAATGGATGCTAGTTTATTAAACGCTGCGACGGAAAATTTTAATCTTCCCCACGACGTTGTTACATTACCTTCAGGTGGTGTATTCTATAAGTCAAAAAAGAAATCAATCAAAGTAGGTTATCTAACCGCGAGTGATGAGAACGTTATTATAAATGCCGCTTTATATAATAAAGATTATTTTGTTCTTAATTTATTACGTAACAAAGTTTATGAACATGATTTGAGACCTGAAGAGTTATTGGAGGGAGATGTTGAAGCGGTTTTAATTTTCCTTAGAAACACATCTTTCGGACCTGAATATTCAATTAACGTAGAAGACCCAGGAACAGGTAAAAATTTCCAAACTACCATTGTGTTAGATGAATTGTATATCAAACAAACTGAACATAAACCAAATGAAGAAGGTTTGTTCATTACAAAATTACCTAAAACTGAGTCCGAAGTTAAATTAAGATTACTTACATATAGTGAAGTTATAGAGTTGAATAAAATGGCTGATGAATATCCGGCCGGTAGAGTCGCTCCAAGAGTACAATGGAGATTACAAAAACAAATTGTTGAGGTAAATGGTGAAAGAGACAAGGGTGTCATTGCTAGATTTATCGAGAACCTTCCTATTATGGACTCTAAATATATTAGAAACTTCCTTATTGACAACCAACCGTCATTAGACCTAAAAAGACAAGTAAAAGCCCCATCAGGAGAAATTGCAACAGTTACGATTGCGTTTGGGGTTGAGTTTTTTCGGCCTTTCTTCTAATTACCGGCAGTATCTTACAGATGAATTTTTATTGATGGGTAGATTTTTGAGAACACAATATAGTGAATTCTTGAGTATGCCCACTTATGTGAGAAAATACTTGGTTGATAAAATCATAGAATATAATACTCCGAAAAGTTAAAAACTTTAATTTGTTCTATTTATATAAAAATAGAACCTGATGTTAGAAGGAGAAGGTGACAAGAAGGACACCACAAAAAAATCCGCGTTAGAAGAGATTAAAGGTGTTATTAGTGATTTCGCTACCGAGATAGGAGACGCTCTTGCGACTAACATAAATCCTGATAGGATGTTAGAAAAACTATTTGAGGTTGATGATGCCGCCAAAGCAATTGCTAAATCTTTCGGTACCGGTACGGATAATATAGTTAATCTAAAGATGTCCATGACCAATGCGGTCACGGAGGTAACCAAGTTGGGAGGTAATTTTGAAAAGATTGCTCAAATTCAACAAACAGTCGGTGAGTCAGTAGGTAGAAATGTGGTTATTGCTTCTGAGGCGTATGCAAAGTTATATGCTGCTGGTGAGGTATCTGGAAAGCAGGCCGCGGAATTTGTTCCAAAATTCAAAGATGTTGGTATCTCAATATATCAAGCGGGAACACAAATGGAAAAAATTGTTAATACTGCAAGAGAAATAGGGGTTAATGTGGGGACGGTAACTGGAGAGGTTATGAAACACATGGATAAGTTGAACCTTATTACTTTCCAAGGAGGAGTTGAAGGTTTAGCTAAAATGGCGGCTCATGCCACTTCTATTAATATGGATATGGGTAAAACTTTGGAATTTGCCGAAAAAGTGTATAATCCTGAAGGTGCAATTGAAACGGCTGCGGCTTTACAGAGATTAGGTGTAACACAATCACAACTTCTTGACCCTTTGAGATTAATGGATTTGTCACAGAATGACCCTGAAGAATTACAAAGACAGATTGCTGATTTAGGTAAAGACTTTGTAAAGTTAAATGAAAAAGGTCAATTTGAAATTATTAAAGGAGAACAAAGAAGACTTAAAGAGGTTGCTAAAGAATTGGGTATGATGCCGGCCGAATTTGCAAAAATGGCGATTGGTGCAAAGGAACTCGAAGACAAACTACAGAAGATTAAATTCCCTGATACGATAACTGAAGAACAAAAACAATTCATTGCCAACATGGCAGAAATGAATGAAAAGGGTGAGTATGTTATTTCGTATGAGGGTAAGGATAGGGAAGTTAATGATTTAATGAAAGAGTTTGGTGGAGACCAAGCAAAGTTGGCAAAATTCATGGAAGATAGTAAACCAAAAACCATGGAGGACCTCGCCACCCAACAATTAACAACTCTACAAGGAATAAAGGCAAGTATTGATTCACTGCAAGATAGAGGAGGATATGCTTTTGGAGGAAGTGAAGTAGGTCAAGACGCTATCGAGGCTGTGGTTGCGGGTTATAAAAAAACTGCAGACGCTTTTGATGAAATCGACATCAAAGGTATGAGAAAAATTTATGACGAAGGGGCAACTGATTTTGTTGATACATTGAATAGAGTTATTAGAGGTGAAGATAGTGTTGAAGCGGTATTCAAATCTATGACAGGAATAGCAAAACAAACATCAGAGTTTTTAGAAAAAGGATTTAACTCGGCAATAGAAAGTGCGAAAAACAGTACATTAGAGTTATCAACTAGTCAAAATAAATTTGCTCAGTTATTGACAACTGTCACGGGTCAATTTGCTAAAAACGAAGGAATGACGGGGGATAACCAAACAGCAAACGCTGGTACGACAACCACAACAGCAACAAATCCTAATCTTACACAAATGGCGACAAACAATGCCACGATGGGAACAACTGCAAATCAAACAATGACAACCAATTCAAACTCAAATATATCGTTAAATATTAAAATTGATTCCCCTCCAGGAGTAGATGCTTCAACACTCGAAAAAATATTCCAAGACCCCGTATTCAAACAGACGTTATTACAAGCGGTTGAGACCGCCGCTAAACAAAATGGTTTAACTCCATCAGCTACGGGTATTGTGAAAAAATAACAAGTCATCTATTTATAATAAAGTTTAATTGATGTCCGAAAGTAGTTTATCATTTTCGTCAACACAGTCCTTTAGAGACAAATTGATTGCGAGAAACTTGGCACCTTATAATGTGCCGGGTGTTTATTCTCCACCGGCAAATCAATTAACGTATGAATATATCCAATCAAATCTTTCGGTAATTAATTCACCTGATGAATTAATTGCTGAAAACCCATTTGCTAATAAATTATACCCATTAAACGAATTCGGACCTGAAGGTGGATATAATTTAGACATAACATATAATGGACCTTTATTACCTGTTGACCCAAACCAAGGACCATATTACCCTTTTTCAGTAAGTCCATTAGTTTTGTCATCAGATTATTATTTGAGTGGGTCGGCATTTGCTCCGAATAATCAGAATAGATTTTTACCTGATGGAGGATATAACTATTTATATAGTACTGAAGATATCCCGTTAAGTTTTAAATATTTTGTTCAATACTGGGAACCACCAAGTTTTGTACCTTCAACTTATTCGCCATATCAAATATTATTATCAAATAATCCGACGGGTGACAATGGACCGTTATCACAGGACTCATATATTGCTAAACTTGGGGCCGAACAATTAAAAAAATTGTTTGAGGTTAGGATTAATGCTGAAATATATCAAAATAGTTTAGGTTTAGTAAATTTACAGGCATTACAGGACCCGTTTGAGGCTAGTTTAGTTGCATCGGGTAAAGAACCTTTAATATATCGAAATTATAGAATTACTGTTCCTGAAAACCCTATATCAAGAACAGTAGATTTGGCAACAAGACTTGCTAGTGCTTATTGGCCGGTATCACCAATACCAGGTGATTATTTTGACGAAAATACACCTAATGGTCAATCACCACAGATATCTAACGCTCTTAATGTTACAAATCAACTAACAGGTGGATTTTTAGGTCCGATATTAAATATTACAAGAAATCCGTCTGAAATATTTTTGGCGAATACGGGTAATGCTCAAAGGTCGGCACTTTTCAATAACCTTGATTATAATAGGTATCAACCATCATATCAGGAACAATTTGGTGGTTTATTGGGAATAGCTTCGGGTATAATAAACGCCGCGGTTGATTTATTGGGGGGTAGTAGTGCAGGCCCTGGTTATTATGTAGGAAGTAAGAATGCCGAACCAAGTACAATTACTTCTCCACCAAACCAAGTACCGGTTAATCCTTATGGACAACAAGTAAACGCCCCTGTATATGGGCCATCTGAATTAGGTATTTTATATGAAGGGAATGAAACCCAAATTAATTTTGGTTTAAAGGCAAAAAATTATTCTGATACTGGTGATATAACAGGTGCTTTTGTTTGGACATCACCTAAATATAAAGGTGCTGCGGGTTATAAACCAACAGTCGGAGGAGGAAAGGGTAGTAGAGACGAAGAGTTTAATATAGTTAGCGGAAATTACACTAAAGGGGAGTCCACAAACATTGATTTTAAGAAAAATTCAATATTAGATAACACCCAAAGGATTATTCAATCTGCGGATAACGTACAAGGAATTCAAAAATTAAAACACGTAGGTAATGCGATTAATCAAGTAAGTAAGGTGTTCAATGACGGGTATAAAGAAATGACAAAAGGTTCTCAAGTTGTTTCTTATACTGATAATACAACTGGTGGTGAAGTTGGTAGAGAATACTGTAGGGTATTTGCTAAAGATATTCCTTATTTAACATATGCTGATTTACAAAAAAGAGATGGTATAACAAAGTCGGGTAGAAGATTTACCAATTCTGTAATGGATAGTACCTACAATTTAAATATTGCTCCTTTAAGAGGTTCAGGTGATGATAGAATTGGTTCTACTAATCTATTGAAAGGAGCGGATGGTAAGATTGTTGCTAAAAAATATATGTTCTCTATTGAGAACTTGGCTTGGAGAACTTCGTCAAGACCTGGTTTTACATATGATGAATTACCTGATTGTGAAAAAGGACCAAATGGAGGCCGAGTTATGTGGTTTCCTCCATACGATATTAAATTCAATGAGTCAAGTACTGCGAATTGGAACCCAACTTCATTTATCGGAAGACCTGAACCAATTTATACCTATAAAGACACAAGTAGAACGGGTAGTTTAAGTTGGAAAATAATTGTAGATAGTCCTTCTGTAATAAATGCCATAATTGAAAAACAATTAAAGGGACAAAGTAAGGAAAGAGTTAATTCAATAATTGATTCATTCTTTGCGGGATGTGTAAAATACGACATATATGAATTGGCAAAAAAATTCAACACGATTCCCTCAAAAGATTTATTTACATATCAAGAAATAATCAATAATCCAAGATTAACACCTGAAGAATTGGCCGGTGTTAAAAGAGAGATTCCTGTCAATTATCAAGTGGATGTTATCACTCCTGGTGTCGCTGAAGAAGTACCACAAGTTACAGAAGACACCACTCTTGCGTCCTTCAACTCAAATTATTTAGGGTTTGCATTTTATTTTGATAACGATGTGCCTGGCCCTCAAGACAAAACTGTTACAACCACAAGTGAAGATTTTGAAAGTGCTTATAATATCTACATAGGACAGAAATCTAATTATAGTTCGACCGCTTCTGTAACTTTTCCTTCAGGAAGTGCTGAGGCGAATACTGATGAGTTCTTTACGGAAATAATTGAAAATAATTTTAATATTATAAATAATAAATTTATTCCGGACGCAATAGATATTTTATCAAACAAAAAAGGAACAATCAGTATTACAATGGTTGGTTCTGCGTCAGCTAAAGCAAGTACTCAATATAATGATGCTTTATCAAAAAGACGTATAGACTCGGTTAAAAATTATTTTCGTAGTAAGGGATTAGGTCAATATATTGATACGGATAAAACATTTACAATCACATCAGAACAAGGTTCAGGAGAATCAATCACAATACCCCAATATTCATTAGAAGTGACTACGGGAGCGACTACAGCCTCAACAATTGATTCAGGAACTCAAGGGTCGGTTGATTGTACCGCTGACATTAAAGATAAAAATAATAAAGTAACAACTAACTCACAAACTTATTCTGTCAGTGCTATGGCATGTAGACGAGTTAGAATATCTAATATAAATGTAACCCCATTACCAACCCCTACACCCCCTAAAAAACCTGACCCTACACCTATTAAAACGACAGAAACAAGAACATCCGCATCAACTATAACCGAATACCCACCACAGCCACAACCAACAGTTGACATTGTTAAGAAATTAAAAGATGGTATAGGTAAGAAAATATTAAGACAATTATTTTCCGAGTGCGATTATTTTGAGGTTATTAAAGAAACTAATCCTTTTGTATACGACTCAATTCAAGAAAAAATAAAATATTTTAATCCTGCGTTTCACTCTATGACCCCTGAAGGATTAAATGCTAGGTTAACTTTCTTGAATCAATGTGTTAGACCTGGTGAAACAATACCTGTGATAGGGCCTGATGGAACACCAAAATACAATGATGCCGTGAATACCTCATTCGGGGCACCACCTGTTTTGATTTTAAGAATTGGAGATTTTTTCCACACCAAGATAATACCAACTAGCTTACAAATAGGATATGAGCCTTTGATTTTTGACCTAAATCCTGAAGGTATTGGGGTACAACCAATGATTGCCAACATATCCTTATCGTTTAATGTTATCGGTGGTCAGGGTATTGCTAAACCTGTCGAACAATTACAGAACGCATTGTCGTTTAATTACTATGGTAACACTGAAGTTTATGACGATAGAGCAGTATTCACGGAAGATACTTCAGCGTTAGATAAAACTTTGGTACAGGGTATTATTGATGGAGAACAGCCTGCAACACCAAATCAAGTTGATAATCAACAACCTAATGATGGTGGGACAACTATTGGTACAATAATAACTAATATACCAGCGGCTAGCGGACAAACAGGTGAGATTGGATATAAGGATATTATGGACAAACTTTATGATAATACTAAAGATTATTTTTCAACTATCGTTAATCAACTTGAAAAAGTTGTCTTGGTTAATAACTATGGTGTGCTCATGATGTTAAATGATAGAAGAGAAAGTAATCCTGAAAGTACTGAATTACCGACAAAAAATGGGGATGAAGATGAAAAAGTTATAATATATGGTAATCCTGGAAACTACGAAGAACCTGTCCAATCGTTGTTTGACAGAAACATTGAAAATGTAATTAACGATGATAACCCAATTATTTCCGATTTCATAGACAAACATGGAACGGCTTACAATGAAACAACTAAAATAGATAACTTGAAAAATAATTTGAATAATTATCTCAAAGCGTTTCAGGCTGAGTTTTCTAATTCGATATCAACTATAGTACAAGAAATCACTATTTTTGAGCAAGACTTTTATCAGACAGTTAGAAAAGTTAGTTTAGTTTCAGAAAAGTTAGACGGAAAACTTTTATCAGGAAATGTTCCAAGAGTTTATAATACTGTCGGAACATCTGAAGTATCAACATCTAGTGAAAATTCACCTGCCGATACTTTGGTGGAATTAAGGTCCGACTTCCAATCCTTTATTGATGTATTACCAGAATTTAATGAATTAATATCTGTAACATACGCAATCGCCAATAACGCTTATTATGACGGTGACTATGATACTCCAGAATCGAGTAATGAATTTGACCCGTCGAATACAGAAAATGATAAACTATTTTATATTATTATAAGTAGAGTTCTTACCGACGATGCTAAATTACAAACATTTCAGAAAGATTTGGTTAAAGGGATTGATGAGGATAATCAATTTGTCCGAAGGGTTAATAGAGTGGTGGACGACGTTGCTGACAGGTACAAAAAACAATTGAAGGATGATGAGAAGTACATGAAAAACTTCAAAAAATCCAAAGATTACAAAGATTTTGAAGATGGGTTAGATAATAAATTATATGTTAAAGGAAAATTAAGAAAGTTCACATATGATACAACACCTGATGCGAATGTTCAGACAAATGGAGAGAAAATTAAAGACTTGTATCTAAACCCATTTAAATTTAAGTAACATGGCCGGCAGACAATATTTTAATAGGTATAGTAATTTTGTAATTAACGGACAACAAACTGTTGTTCCTTATGTAAATCTGCCGAGTAAATCAACAGATAAAAGATTTATATATAAGATAGGTCAATCAAGATTAGATAAGATGTCACAACAATATTATGGTACTCCATATTTCGGATGGTTGATATTAGCAGCAAACCCAATTTATGGAGGTCAAGAATGGAATATTGCTGACGGGTCTATATTGACTATTCCGTTTCCTTTAGTAGCTTCGTTACAAGACTATAAAAACGCTTTAGACAATCACTTCTTCTACTATGGTAGGTAATAACGAAAATATATTAACGGAATTTGATTATAACAACATTACCATAGTTGACCCAAATAAAGTAGTTGACGCTCAAGGTAAAGTTAAAGAAAGATTTGTGAACCAAGAAGACTTGGTTTATTATGTTAATTTGGAATGTAAAATGCTCCCAAGAACAAAACTAGCTTTGGGAGTTGCTAACAATGATTCACTACAAACTATATCGGTCGCTTCGATAAATTTTTTGAAACCTGGTGGTAAAACATTTTTAGATAATTCTTATACCGACGAGATAACAGGAGAAAATTCAGTAAAAGGCGAAGGTGTTAACCAACCAAAAAAGACGGCAATTTCAAACCCAAATAAGAGTGACGATTTTTATATTAGACAAACAATAACATCAGGTGGAAAACAAGGGTCTACTGATAATGGGTTATTGGGGGTAAGAAATATAACTGTAAAGTTAGATACTTCATTCTTACCAATTATTACAGTAGAGCTTATTGATGTTAAAGGCAGAGCATTATTTGAAGGTGGAAACAATTCTCCATACGCCGCGTTTTTTAATCTACCATACCCCAAATTCTTTTTAACCCTCAAAGGTTATTACGGTAAGGCAATTCAATTAGAATTAATGTTACAAAGCTTCAATTCTCGTTTTGATGCTGGAACAAGTAATTTTGAAATATCATTAGTTTTTTACACTTACAAATATACAATGTTGTCCGAAATATCGATGGGTATGTTGTTAGCGACCCCTCATATGTATAAATCTAGTGTTCAGGTTGCGGCATTGACAAGTGGTGGAGGAGCGACAACTCCTGTCAATCAAAGTTTTGCGGAAATTGGGTATGAAAAAATTAAAGAAATGTATTCAGAATATAAATCTAAAGGATTAATTCCTGATGATTTTCCTGAATTAACTTTAATACAATTACAATATAGACTTGAGAACTTTATAAAAAACATTTTAGATAACTTTACTAAAGTTAATATGAAGCCTTTGGATGACCTAGAGTTATATCAAAAGACTATCAATGAATATATAAGGGATGTTTATACGGCTCAAGGAGAAAAAGCGGGGTCTTGGTTTAACAAGTATATGGATACCAAAGCGCCATTCGTATTGGCAAATCAATTCAAGACCAAAATATATACGTTTAAAGGTAATTTAGATGCTGAAAAAAAACAAGCGGCGATTACAGAGTTAAAGTCTTTGATATCTAGTTATAATGAGAAACTAAAGACTAATAACACACTTGGGGATAAAGGGTCTTATACTATAGATAATAAGACCATACCGGCATCAATACCCGTTAAAATAACTTATGATAAAACATTTTTAAGAACATTCACGTCTGAAAATGAAATAAATTTTGAAGAAACGTTTAAGTTAATAAACGGTGTTCCTGCGACAGGAGATACACAAATTAACGAATTAAAGGCTGACTTTCAGAAAAGAAATTTATTTAATGCTTCTGATACAACAGTTAAAGACGGACAACCTGAAATAACCTATCAATATTTTGCATTTGATAACAACACCAATGAAATTATTAATAATGTTTCAAATTTTTTAGACCCGACTTTTTTTGGTGAGATAGACCAAATACAAAAAAAATTAAAAGCTTTTAGAATTCAAATAGAAGAAGACCTAACTAAAGCTCTATCTAATTTATTACAAAATTCAAATAACGGTATTGGGTTTGTCCCAAATATAAGGAATGTTTTGGCGGTTGTTTTTGCAAGTGGAGAAGCTTTCATAAGATTGATGGATGATGTTCACAGAGAGGCGTGGAATCAAAGGGATGCTCCCGCAAGAAAAAATGCAATTTTTAATAAACAAATTGAAAGTGCGTCACAGGACGCTTTGGACCCGGGGTTAAATAATGAAAATCCTGTTTATCCATGGCCTCAGTTTTTAGTAGAAACCGCAGGGGAAAACGGACAAGAAAAATATGAAATAAAATACCCTGGAGACAGCGATGTTATACAACAAACTCAAGGATTTCAATATGATGTTTGGCCTGAAATAGAATTTGAAGAAGAATTTATAAAAGGATACATAGAAAGAACTTTACCACCACAAAACCCGAGCACAAATTTTAATGAACTAACCGAACCAAAGAGAATTTCGTTCAATGCTATGGAATTCCCAATAAACAACATTGTTTTTTCGAATAAAGAAGAGATTAAGTTTTTCTTTGAAATTTATGAAAGAATAAATTTTGTAACATATTATTCAAAACTTTCGAGATGTTCTAACTCTATTGCGGAATCAGATAAAATAATCGATTTGTTGGCAGATGCTGAGGCAACAAATATGGTTACAAGTTTGGGGGATACAAATCCGTTCCTACTTGACAAGTTAAAAAATTATGCGTTCAACTCTCAAAATTATTTATCCACACTCAGGGGATTTTCGAATGATGGAACGGGACAAAGTTGGCAGAATTATTTGAGAGGAATTTACAATACAAATTATATAAGAAATTTAATATCAAATTCTGAGTTTGAATTTATGGATTTGAATACATTACTTGCACCAGTATCAGAACCGCTTGTAAGTTTAGAAAAAGAACAAGATATTATTGATTATTTGGCTCAAGCATCGCTCTCAAATGTTTTTGATGTTACTGATATATATCCTTTCATAAGTAACGCTTGGTCTAAAAGTGGGTTGGCGAATGGTAAAAATGTGGCCGACGCTAAACAAGCGTTTACCACCGACAAAATACTGACATTCAATAAAACTAAAAAAGTCATAACGAATTTTTTGGATGCGACAAGTCCCGAAGAAAAAAGAATAGTAACTAACTTTATATATAAGACCAATAACGTACCCAACATTACTAACGAAAATATAAAAAGTTTTTACGAAGGAAGAACACCCAAGAAACAACTTGTTACTGAAGGTAATATTACTTATTCAGGTTATAATGGGCTGTTAACAAGTAGTCAAACTACCTCAATGTTTAACACTCCATTCTTTATAAATTCAATTTCGGAAGGAGTTGAAAAGTTTAGAAATTTTGATAAACATCCATATAAAGTCCCCGCGTATCTTTTTCTAAATTCATTGCCCTTACCTACATTAAGGGAGAAATATCAAACATTTGAGTCATCGACTGACGGAGGTGTTTTTAGTAAACCCCTTGACTATATATTTGCTACATTAAAAAAGTTTGGTGCAATCCACAGAGTACCATATCCTTGGATTTTAAAGTTAGGTTCTATATGGCATAGATATAAAGAATACACCGATAAAGGTATAGACATACTTGACGGTTCTTGGAAAAACTTTGATTCAACCCGCAGTTTTGACCCATTTGGTTCTAACCCCTCAAGGAATTACGGATTAATTTTGAATGGTTCTCCATTCGACATTGTACTACAAAAAGATACGGTATTTGGTACCGAAACATCTTCATTAATTAACACTGGATTTTATCCTAAACTTATTAATGATTTTAACGTATTCTATCAAGGATATAATATTATAGACACAAGTACTGAAATTAAAGGTACTTGCACATCCGCTGGAAACATATTAACCGTACTAACTGTAAATCATAATTCATTAACTACTGGATTTATTTTACAAGGAAACGGATTAAACTCGGCTCAAATATTGTCACAAACAGATGGAATACCTGGCGGACCAGGCACTTATCAAATAAGCACTTCACAAAATGTGACCAATATAAGTTTTACAGTAGTAAATGCGTTTAACACACCATACAGTGACCAATCGATACAGGACTCATTTTTAAAAGGATTAAGTATAAACTATTCACAAGACTCTGTCATAGATTTGGCGGAAGGTTTTGATGACGAGAACCCACAGAGAGACTTAAGAATTATAACTTGGAGTGTTTTAGTTGACGATAAAAATAGAACAAACCAATTTATTATACCATCACAAGGGTCAACCTTCAATCAAACCAAAGTGGAATGTTTTGAAAACGGTAAAATTAAAAAAGAAGTTAATAATAATAAATCTATGTTTAATGGGTCCGTTAGAATGTTTTGGGCGGCACCTCATTATGGATATTTTGATTTAGACAATTTATTAAAACCATCACCTGAAGAATATCTAAAAACAATTTTTATAAATCAGGAAGAACAAAATCATTTTACATTAAATTCAAAACCAATTTATACCAAAATAAGTGAAATTTTTTCAGTATTTGAAAAAGAAATTTTAGATAAATTTGAAGAAGAGTTCTTGAATTTTTCAGTATGTAAGTATGATTTTGTAGATAGTGGTTTGATAAAACCGATGGCGATGACTAATAGTTACGCCCAAGCAAGTAATCCGGGAACTACTGGAACGACTGGGGACACCGCGGCAACACAACAAACAGATTTAGAATCGAGTTTAACATCGACACTCAAAAACTTTCAGACACTTTTCACAAACATGATGACTGTCGTTAAATTGACCGGAACAACGGGGGACCAATTGATAACAGATGTTCAAAATAAACAGACATCAGTTATTGCAAATACACTTACAAAGTTCTTGACATATGATGCTGCGTTCAAATTCGGTAACCCATCTAACTATAATAAAAAATTATTTTATTCTTTTACACCTTCAATAATAGAAGACCCTTTTACTTGGGAAAGTTATAAAGAAAAAACACCAAACGCATTACCTGTTGACGGAGGAACTACTACCCTCAGTGATTCTAAATTAAATTACCCTGACGCTTGGAAAGCATTAGAAACTTATGTTGGTAAGTCAGATATTTCTAGTCTAACATATTCGGATAATGGGTCATATATTACGGATTTCTTTATTGATTTAAATGTTGCTTTTACTGACAATAATGTTAAAAATTTATACCCAATTATAAAAATTTACGCTTCACAAAAACTAGCTCAATTTCAAGTAAATTCAACACCACCAACTTTACCATCAACTCAACCATACGAAGGGGCGTTAATTGAAACCTATGAATTATCTGGAGGGTCAAAAGTTTTAATTTTTAAACAAGGACCAAGAAAATTCGCGGTACTTGTTAATCAGAATGAAGAGACACTATATATAGGAGAAAAAATATCCATATCAGCAAATCCTGACAGCCAAGGAATTGTCAATGAAGCGTTACAGGCGTACTATGGTAATCTCGCAGAGTCACCGGAAGTTATTAATATAATTAAAAGTCCGGCACCACAATTTCCCGCAGTACCAGACCCTGTTGGTAAATGGAGTAAAACAACATTGTCAAACTCATTGGGAGAATTTGTTAGAAATACCGATGACTTCCAAAACAAAATAATAGATAGTTTCTTTACTAAAATTAGAAAAAAACTACCCGATATCAGTTTAAAGTCAGAGGTTATTAATCAATCGGCTCTTGAGGGACCACAGAGTAAAGTTGATTTATGGGAAACATTCAAAGCGATTAATGATAAATGGATTGCCGGTAATGACTTTAAACAAAAAACATTATTTGAAGACATTCTATTATTAGATAGAGCTAGTAGAAATATAGGTGATGTTGTTCTTTGTGACATTTATAAATTAAGAAATCAACTTATGACCATTGACCCAACAAACAATATGTTGGGTTTTATAACCACTATTCTTGTTGAGAATAATTTTGTGGTAATGAACATACCATCATATGTTAATTTTTATAATGTTCAAGAAGCTCAGAAAAACGCAAAACCAAGATTGGATAGTACTTCAGATTTTGCTAATAATTTGTTTGGTACATTTTTGAATGTTGACTACCGAGACTCTAGTGCTAAAATGGTGTGTTTTTATGGTGGCAAACCAAGTGAGATTGTTGATATAAAAGATAATGTGGATTTTAGATTTAGAGATGATGCGTTTGAAATCACTAAAGCGTCAAGTAATCCATTAGCAGAAAATCAAATTGGTAAAACCGATTGGGATAAATCAAATAAGGTGGTTGGCTTTAGTGTAGATATCGGACCTCAAAATCAATCAATATTTTATGGATTTAATATTAATCAAGGTAATAGCCAGAGTACCGCAGAAGCTCTCCAAGTCCTAAATCAGATGGCAAACCAAGGAGGGAATAGGGCAGTGGCAACTCAAAACCTATCCCTATATAATTTGTATAAAAACAGAAGTTATACGTGTACCGTAAGTTTATTAGGCAATGCCATGATACAACCAACAATGTATTTCAATCTTAGGCACGTACCAATGTTTAGTGGTCCATATATGATTACAAAGGTTACTCATACTGTAAATCCCGGTAGTTTCGAGACCATATTGGAGGCGGTAAGACAACCGACCGCGTCTTTACCTAAAATAGATAACTTCTTACAGATATTAAAAACAAATCTTTTAAATTCTGTTATTGCTGAAAGTAATAGACAAAAGGAGGCGATAAACAATGAGGCTAAAAAGGCCGAAAATGTTAAAGCTCAACAGAAACAATTAAATGATTTTGTTAATACAAATCCTTCTAATACTGCATCGGCTAACCAAACCTGCTCAGCTTCAACTAATTTTGTAGAATTTACTTATAAAGCTGCGGTTAAACAGACACTTACAACAAATCAAATGGTTGGGAAAGTAAAATCTTTGGTTGGGGCAACTACGATTTCAGAAAAAGATAAATTAAATATGTGTGTGTTTGCAGCGGCTTATATTGCATCAGGAACACAAACAGGATTTCAGGCAAATAATAATAACTTTATCGGATTGGATTTACAACAGAATTGGAATAAAAATTATATGGAGACTAGATTTTTCTGTTCTTCGAGTAACGTGCCATTTGCATCATTTGCGAATGCGGATGACTCCATCAAATACTTGGTTCAAAGATGGAAAGATAGAATGTATCAAGTTCAACAAATTGATGCAAAATTAATTACTAAATTTTACATTTTAAATTTTGCGGCTACCAATACTGGAACTGGAAGAGAGGATATATATAATTCTTACGACCCAGCACTATTAAGTAATATTGAAACAGAGGTGCAAAACGCAATTAACTTGTTTAATTCCTCAAATGGATAATTTTTCTATATTGAATAATATTTATAAATAAAAATACTATGAACACAAAAGAAGTTTTGGATAGATACTTGGGTAAGAATACCCGTATCACCGAAAAAGAAACAGGTAATGGTTACAAAGAAGTTTGTGATTTGGATACAGGAGAATGTTATACTTTGAGAATGAAAGATGGGTTGATTGAAAGAGTAGATAACACGATGAAACAAAATAAAAAAATCCAAGTCGAAACAATGACTGGTGTTAAACAACTATTAAACGGTTAAAAAAATGTCCATAGATAACAAAATTTTAGAAGAAATTCAGAGATATAAGAATATTAATCAATATATCACTGAACAAGAAGTGCCACCGGTTCCCGAAGACCCGGCAGCAGCGTTACCACCCCCACCTGATGCGGGTGCCGCATTACCTCCTCCACCAGGAGCTCCTGCCCCTGACGCAGGAGCTGCACCACCTCCATCACCACCAGCTGCGGGAGCTGAACCACAACCTGTAGATGTTGCAACTGACCCTGATGTTGAAAAGGTTGGTGATGAAAAGGAGAAAAGAGAAGAATTAGAAATAACTGACTTGGTACAATCACAACAAAATGTTGAGAAAAAACAAGAAGAGTATTTCGAAAATTTATTTAAACACCTCGAAGATTTAGAATCAAAACTTGGTAATATGGATTCAATTGTTAGTAAGTTGAATGACCTTGAAGCCAAAGTTGAAAAATACAGACCAAAAACTCCTGAAGAAAAATTGGAGTTAAGAAGTTTAGATTCAGGACCATTCAATCAAAAATTATCTGAATTTTTTGAGGACAAACAAGGAGACCTTGAAAAAGCGGGTAAGAATGAGTATGTTTTAACTTCGGATGAGGTTGAAGGATTTTCACCAAACGAAATCAAAAAAAGTTTTAGAAACTTTGATGATGAAAATGAGGATGATATACAAGACTTCAAAGAAATTAGATAATAAAAAGGGACTTCGGTCCCTTTTACATTTGACTACACTACGGCTGACACTTATATTTAGTAAACAATTTAAATTTATATATTATGGCGACAAACAATTCTTTAGATGCTGTACTTGCACAGTATGAAAAAGCAAGTCAAGGAGGTTCATCTAACTCCTCAAAAATGTCTCAAGATGAAAGAATGAAAAAGTATTTCGCAGCAATTCTTAAAGACAGCGAAAAACAAGGTCAGAAAAGACTTCGTATTCTACCTACAAAAGACGGAAGCTCACCATTCAAAGAAGTATGGTATCATGAGGTACAAGTTGATGGCAAGTGGAATAAAATCTATGACCCAGGAAAAAATGATAATGAACGTTCACCACTTACCGAAGTTTATGAAGAACTCATGTCAACAGGTAAAGAGGCGGACAAAGAACTTGCTAAACAATATAAGCCACGTAAGTTTTATATTGTAAAAGTTATTGACCGTGATAACGAACAAGACGGTGTGAAATTCTGGCGTTTCAAGCACAACTACAAGAACGAAGGTATTCTTGATAAGATTATCCCGATTTGGAGAGCTAAAGGTGACATTACTGACCCTGATAAAGGTCGTGACATCATTCTTGAAATGACCAAAGCTAAAACACCAAAAGGCGCGACTTATACGGTAATTCAAACAATCATGTATGATGACCCAAGTCCTGTTCATGAAGACAAGGCGATTGGTGACTCATGGGTTAAAGATGAGTTGAGTTGGGCTGACGTTTATTCTAAAAAGCCAGTTGATTACTTGGAGGCTATCGCTCGTGGCGAAACTCCACGTTGGGACTCGGATGCTGGTAAATATGTTTATGGCAATTCAGTTGAAGAAACAACATCTATGGGTGGGGCAAAATACACTGACCCACAGTCAGAAGATGAACCTGATGGTGATTTGCCATTCTAATAAAATAATCGGCGTGGGTATTTCGGTACCCACGCTTTTTTCTAATTTATTAAATTTTTTTTATGAAAATTGCGGAAAGTATGTACAAGGCGCTCATGAAAAGATATGAGGCCGAAATTGCGGAGGCGGAAGCCACACTCTTGATTTATTTTAATAATCCTGTTGGAATTGGGGAACACCCACAACACTTGGAGGAAATGGACAAAATGTTGGAAAAATATGCCAACGCGAAAGACAAATTGGAAATAATTCAAGCTTTAATCAAAATCGAACCAAATGGCAATTAAGAAAAAAGAAATGGGTTTGGACTCAATCAAGTCTAAATTCTCGACTTCGGCCAAATATAAACCACAACGGTATTTTGACTTGGGTCCTGAATTTTTGGATGCGGTTGGAATTCCTGGCCCTGCTATGGGACATATCAATATGTTCCTTGGACACTCTGATACGGGTAAGACAACTGCTCTTGTAAAGGCGGCAGTTGATGCTCAAAAGAAAGGAATTCTTCCTGTGTTTATTATTACAGAACAGAAGTGGTCATTCGAACACGCTCGAATCATGGGATTTCAGTGTGAAGAAGTTGTTGATGAATCTACAGGTGAAATCGATTGGGACGGATTCTATTTGTTCAATAATAACTTTGACTATATTGAACAGATTACCGAATACATCAATTCACTTTTGGACGCACAAGAAAAAGGTGAACTTGATTACAGTCTTCTTTTCCTTTGGGATTCTGTAGGTTCTGTACCTTGTAAGATGACCTTTGAAGGTAAAGGTGGAAAGCAACATAACGCCTCTGTCTTGGCCGATAAGATTGGTATGGGTATCAATCAACGTATTTCAGGTAGTCGTAAAGCTGACTCAAAGTTTGAAAATACTTTGGTTATTGTTAATCAACCTTGGGTTGAATTACCCGACAATCCATTTGGTCAACCAAAAATTAAGGCAAAAGGTGGTGAAGCGATTTGGTTAAACTCATCTTTGGTATTCTTGTTTGGAAATCAAAAAGGTGCTGGTACAACAAAGATTACCGCCACAAAAGATAAAAGAACTGTTAAATTTGCCGTTCGTACCAAGATATCCGTACTCAAGAATCACATCAATGGTTTGGGGTATGAGGATGGTAAAATTATAGTAACACCTCATGGTTTTATGGCGGGTAAAGAACCGGCGGAAGAAAAAGCGTCGATTGAAAGTTACAAAAAAGACCATGCGGAATATTGGAAAGATATTTTGGGTGTGGCGGATTTGGATTTTGATTTGAAAGAAGAAGTAGAACCTTAATAAACTACAAGTTGACCAAAACATTATTAATTGACGGAAACAATCTATTAAAGATAGGATTTCATGGTGTGAAAGATTTCTTTCACGAAAACAGACACGTCGGGGGTATTTGGCATTTTCTGAATACCACCCGACGTTTTATTGAGGAAGAAAACTTCGATAAGGTTGTTGTGTTTTGGGATGGGGAAGGGAGCTCATTGGCTCGTAAAATCATTTACCCCCAATACAAGGAGAACAGAAAACCTGGTCAGGACTTTAAAGAAGATTCATTTTACGAACAAAAACATAGGGTAAAACAATATCTCGAGGAGATGTTTGTTCGTCAGGTTGATATTAATAACAATGAGGCGGATGACCTTATCGCCTATTACTGTCAAATCGCAAACGATGAAGTTATAACCATTTTCTCGGGTGACAGGGACCTCACACAGTTAATATCTGATAACGTTTCCCTATACTCACCTAATAAGAGATTGACATATAAAAAGGGTGACTATATTAAGTTACAAGATGCGGAAATTCCGCACTATAATGTAAAAACATATAAAATAATATCTGGTGACAAATCAGATAATATTGATGGTATCTATTATTTGGGGGAGAAAACTTTATTGAAATTATTTCCTGAAATTCTTGACCGTGAGGTTACTTATAACGATATTTTAACAAGGGCCGAGGTTTTATTGACCGAGGACAAAGACAACAAAGCGTTACAAAACTTACTTTCAGGTAAAACAAAAACAGGTATCTATGGAAATGAATTTTTTGAGATTAACAACAAAATCGTTGATTTATCTAATCCGTTAATCACAGAAGAAGGTAAGGAATTAGTCGAACTTTATTATCGTGAAACTTTAGACCCCGAAGGAAGGGGACACAGAAACCTCATTAGAATGATGATGGAAGATGGGTTCTTTAAATTCCTCCCAAAACATGACGAAGCATGGGTTAATTTCGTTAAACCGTTTATGAAACTAACAAGAAAAGAAAAAAAGCAATTTAAAACAAAAAAGTAATTTTATGAAAGAACAAGATTCAACCAAATTGGAATTCTTGATGATGGTAAATGATAACATCATCGTTCAAAGATTTTTTAACGTAAGAGATTACAATCCCACGGCTAAATTTTCAGCCGAGTTAATTGAGTATCTCGCCGAATTCAAAGGAATGTTTATGCATCAATTGAAGATGAAAACAATTGATTATATGCTTGAACACTCTTATGAAATTCAGAGTAATCCGGCAGTGTTGGACACATCATATACTGATGGTCCCGAACACTTTAACATCTTTATTAAACAAGGTGACATGACAATTTGTCAGCATCAGATTGATGCCAAAGTTTTCCCACCTAAAATAAGATATACCGTGGATATCCGCCCACACATAAAAACTCTACTTTCAACTTTAACTGACATCTTTTCGTCAAAAAAATTATCTTACGAGTACGCCGGAATTACTTTGAAACACTAATATTTATCTAACACAACAATATATTTCTCATGGCGTCAAACAAAAATTTCGATTATTTAGGGTCTTCTTTTCAGGTTCAATTATTAAATCAAATTATCGTAGATAAGGATTTTGGAAGGTCCATCATTGACGTTATAGAACAACAGTATTTCGAAAACAAGTACTTCAAAATCATAATTCAAATGATTAGGGAGTATCACTCAAAGTACGAACACGTACCTACTTTCGATACGTTAGAACAAATAACAAAGGCGGAGTTACAACAAGAGTTGGCATCTAAAATTGTTTTGGATACCATAACCAAGATTAAGGAAGTGCAAATCGAAGGTTCACAGTTTGTTCAAGAAAAGGCTCTCAAATTCTGTAAACAACAAGAATTACAAAAGGCGATTACGAAAGCTCAAAAAGTAATTGATGGTGGTGAATTTGAGAGTTATGACAAACTTGAAGAGTTGGTCAGAGAAGCGTTACAAGTTGGTGAAAGAGAAGATGGTATGGCTGATGTGTTCTCTAATCTCGATGATGTGTTAAATGAGGATTATCGTCACCCTATCCCTATGGGAATACCGGGTATCGACAGATTGTTGAAAGGAGGTTTGGCCAAAGGAGAATTGGGAGTTATATTAGCACCCACGGGAGTTGGTAAATCAACTTTCTTAACCAAAATAGCAAACCATTCATTTAACTTGGGATATAACGTACTTCAAATATTTTTCGAGGATAACCCAAAAATTATCCAACGTAAGCATATTACTTTATGGACAAAGGTCCATCCTGATGAGTTGTCAAATAAGAAAGACGAGGTGATGGATAAGGTTCGTGAAGTACAAAGTAAAATGGAAAATAAACTTATACTTAAAAAGTTACCTTCAGATACTTTGACAATGCTTCAAATCAAAAATCAACTTCGTAAGATGATTGCAGATGGTTTAAAGTTGGATATGGTAGTTTTGGATTATATCGATTGTATTGTACCAGATAAGAATTTGGGTGATGAATGGAAGAGTGAAGGTTCAGTTATGAGAGGATTTGAGGCGATGTGTCACGAATTAAATCTTGTGGGATGGACCGCTACTCAAGGTAATAGAAGTTCTATCTCCTCTGAAGTTGTAACCACGGACCAAATGGGAGGTTCTATCAAGAAGGCACAGGTTGGTCACGTTATTATATCGGTGGCGAAAACCTTACAACAAAAGGAGATGAAACTTGCAACTATTGCCATTACTAAATCAAGAATTGGTGACGATGGTATTGTGTTCGAAAACTGTAAGTTCGATAATGGTATGTTAGAGATTGACACTGAAAGTTCAGTAACATTCTTGGGACTTGAAGAACAGAAAGAAGAAAACAACAGGCAGCGAATTAAAGATTTGCTTGAAAAAAGAAAACAAAGAGAACAACAAAATAATTAATTAATATGGAGAAGATTTTAGTAGAAAACCCAAATAGGTTTGTAATATTTCCTATCGAGCATAACGATATTTGGGAGTTTTATAAAATGCACCAAGCCGCATTTTGGACGGCTGAAGAGGTAGATTTGTCAGGTGACATCAGAGACTGGCAAAATCTATCCGAAAATGAACAATACTTCGTTAAGAATGTTTTATCATTCTTTGCGGCATCTGACGGTATTGTTAATGAAAACTTAGCGGAGAACTTCTATCGTGAAGTTCAGTATCCCGAAGCAAAATTTTTCTACGGGATTCAATTAGCTATGGAAAATATCCACAGTTTGATGTATTCACTTTTGATTGACACCTATGTTTCAAATCCAAAAGAGAAAGACGAGTGTTTTCATGCTATTGACAGATTACCTGCGGTACAAAAGAAAGCAAAATGGGCTTTGGAATGGATTACAAATGCATCCTTTCAGGAAAGGTTAGTTGCCTTTGCGGCGGTTGAAGGTATATTCTTTTCGGGGTCGTTTTGCTCAATATTTTGGTTGAAATCAAGAGGACTGATGCAGGGTTTGTGTAACGCAAACTCACTTATCTTTAAAGATGAAAATCTACATTGTGACTTCGCAATTCATTTGTTAAACAATCACGTAGAAAACAAACCAAGTGAAAAAAGAATTAAAGAAATTCTATTGTCAGCTTTGGAGATTGAAAAAGAATTTATTACAGAATCATTACCAGTTTCACTTATTGGTATGAATTCAAATCTAATGAAGCAATACCTTGAATTTGTAGTTGATGGACTACTCGTTAAGTTTGGTTGTAAGAAACATTTTAATGTTGAACAACCATTTAAATTTATGGAGCAGATTGCAGTAGAAACAAAGGGTAATTTCTTTGAATCTAGAACTGTTGAATATCAAAAAGCAAAGTTGAATGAAACTTTGTCCTTTACCGACGACTTTTAATTTGTTATTTTTATAAACTATGATGTCACTAAAAATTAAGAAACGTAGTGGAGACGATGCGTCGTTTAACCCACAGAAAATTTACAATAGAATTAAGCGAGCTGCTAAAGGTTTGAATGTTAATTCTGATGAGATTTTTATTAAGGTAATCACTTCAGTACCAACTGAAGGCGAGATTACCACAAAAGAATTGGACAAATTGGTCTATGAAATAGCAGCTGCTTATACTGGTAGTCACCATGATTATTCTCGTCTTGCTTCATCGGTGGCAATTTCTGCTTATCATAAAGAAACTAGCCCAAGTTTCTCAAATACAATGCATACATTACACGTTGATGGTATTATTAATGATAAGTTGATGGAAACCATTGAATTATACGGACCAAGTAACATTGATGAGGTTATCAATCACGATAATGATTATAACTTTGACTACTTCGCTTGGAGGTCACTACAAGAAATGTATCTGTTAAAGTTACCAAGTGGTGAAACTGTTGAAAGACCACAACATATGTATATGCGTGTGGCTCTTTGGGTGACAAAGTCATTTGAACAGGCGGTGGAATATTACAAGTCCTTGTCAAGCCAACTTATATCACCGGCAACTCCTATTATGATTAACGCCGGTACAAAAGTACCACAACTTGCCTCTTGTGTTCTTCATTATAACGATTCTGACTCAAGAGAAGGTCTTTTGAATACAATGAGAGATATCTCAACTTATTCATCTGACGCCGCTGGTATCGGACTTTCAATGTCAAACATTCGTAGTAAGGAAAGTCGTATTTCATCATCAGGTGGATACGCAGGAGGACTTCTGAAGTATCTAAAGATTGTTAATGAATCACTTCGCTTCTTCAATCAACAAGGTCGTCGTCCTGGCTCCGCGGCAATTTATCTTGAGCCTTGGCATAAAGACATTTTTGACCTTTTAGATATTAAAAAGAATACCGGTGCTGAAGAATTGAGGGCTCGAGATTTATTCACGGCTCTTTGGTTACCTGATAACTTCATGAAAGCAGTTAAAGAGAATGATGATTGGTATTTGTTCTGTCCTAATGACATCACAAAGTCAGGATTAAAGCCACTACAAGAATGTTTTGGAACAGAATATGATGAAAATTATAATAAGGCGGTTAATATGGGCCTTGGTAAAAAAGTTAAAGCCCAAGAAGTTTGGTCAAAAATTATTGAATCTCAAATTGAAACTGGAGTACCATATCTGTGTTCTAAAGATAACGCCAACAAAAAGACCAATCACCAAAACATTGGTGTTATTAAACAATCAAACCTTTGTAATGAGATTTACCAATATACTGATGAAAATACAACAGCAATTTGTACATTGTCTTCAATGGTATTGAAGAACTTTGTTAAAGATGGAGAATTCAATCACCAACTTTTATATGAAGAAACTCGCAAAGTAGTAAGAGCTCTAAACAAAGTTGTTGATATTAATAGCTACTCAACAGAAAAAGGACGTAAGGGCGGTTTAGAACAGAGAGCAATTGCTATAGGTACTCAAGGACTTGCCGACGTATTCTATTTGATGGATTATATTTTTACGTCAGAAGAAGCTCGTAAGCTTAATAAAGAAATTTTTGAAACAATTTATTTTGCGTCGGTAACTGAAAGTTGCTCTCTCTGTAAGTCAGGAGAATACAAACCCTACAATTATTTCAACGACTCACCAATGTCAAAAGGAGTATTTCAATTCGATATGTGGGGATTAACTGAGTCTGAACTTTCAGGAAGGTGGAACTGGAATTCATTAAAAGAAGAAGTTAAAGATTATGGAGTTTGTAACTCTCTATTCACGGCTCAAATGCCTGTGGCGTCATCGGCAAAAATTACAGGGTCGTATGAAATGACAGAACCGGCTCACTCGGCTATTTTTAACAGACGAGTTGTTGGGGGAGAAATCATGATTGTTAATAAGTATTTGATTAACGACTTTGAAAAGTTGGGTATTTGGTGTGAAGACCTAAAGAATGAGATAATTTTAAACGAAGGGTCCATTCAAGGTATTAACTTCAATAATTACCTTGACCCCGAAGACAGACAATACAACAAAAAAGTTAAAAGAATTGAACACTTAATCCCAAAGTATAAAACAATTTGGGAAATATCTCAAAAAGAATTGATTGAGATGGCATCAGACAGAGGACCATTTATTGACCAATCACAGTCAATGAATATCTACATGGGAAATCCATCTTTGTCAAAGATTTCATCATCACATTTTTATAGTTGGGAAAGGGGATTGAAAACACTTTGTTACTATGTTAGAACAAAGGCGATTTCAACAGGGGCTAAACACTTGGCAGTTGATATATCAAAAACAACAAAACCAAATGTAACACCTGAACCACCAAAGGTTGATTATAGTAGTATGAATTTACCACCAAAACCAGCGAACTCCGATTTCGAATGTTTCGGATGTTCATCATAGTACAAAATCCCGAGAAATCGGGATTTTTTATTTTAGATATTTATAGTTATGGCAGTTTATAATGAGAACATAGAGTTGTTTAAATGTTTAGTGAGGGTTTCTCACTTTACTAAAAATCCTGAAGATGATAATAAGTTTCATAAAGCCTATGCTTTCGCGATACAATCAATTGCCGGTAAAATTTTAACATTTCACGTAATGACCGATTATGGTATGATGAGGTCACGAGTACCAATCTCTGAAATATTCTTAAAAGAACCCACCAATGACATACCTTTTCATTTTAAACAATTATGGGATTGTTTTTCAGAGAATGTAACGGTAACCACGTATGAATATTTATATGAAAAACGCTGTGAAGTTGTTTTAAGGGATGGGTCAAAAATTTGGGCAACTTATTTAATGACGGTTGATTGGTATAGAAATCCATATTCGGACGAACCTTCGGATTATAAGTGTGGGCACATACTTATTGCCGATGACGGTTACTTATTATGCCAACCAAATAATAGAATTTATTGGAGAGACTCAAATTGGGTAACAAATAAGTTTCCGATAGAACCAAAAAAAATAAAAGTTGATACCGAATTACCTTCTGTTGAAACTTTATCAGATAGGTGGGTTGCGGAAGATGGTGATAGTTACTACTATAATATAAAACAAACGGACTAGTATTTATATTAAATGGCTTTAGGTAATACATACGGTATAAATTTTCCTTTTGCGGATTCGCAGACTGGTAAGTATCTGTTTTTAACTCAAACCGCAGATGAGGAAATTAGAACTGATTTAATTCACCTTCTTTTAACAAGAAAAGGTACTAGATATTTTTTACCTGATTTTGGAACAAGATTATATGAATTTATTTTTGAGCCATTAGATGGACCAACTTTTTCTGAAATAGAGGCGGAAATCCGTGAGTCGGTACAAGAATATTTACCTAATCTAACAATCACTCAAATTTCTGTTAAAGCGGCGTCTGAAGGTGAAGAAGGAAAGGGTGAATACGTAAATGATGATGGGCAGAAAGTTTATAGAGTACCGGGTATTGGTCAAATGGAGCATACCGCGGTTGTAAGAATTGACTACACAATTACAGATAGTGTTTTTAATAGTAGTGATTTTGTTATAATTAATATTTAATAGTACATGGCAAATAAGAAAATATCATATACCACCAGGGATTTTGAAGCAATAAGGACCGAACTTATTAATTTTACAAGAACGTATTACCCCGACCTCATTGACAATGTTAATGACGCTGCCGTGTTTTCGGTATTGTTGGATTTGAACGCTGCGGTAACCGACAACCTCCACTTCAACATAGATAGAAGTATTCAAGAAACAGTATTACAATACGCTCAACAGAGGTCATCAATATATAATATTGCCAGAACTTACGGTTTAAAGGTACCAGGACAAAGACCATCAGTTGCGTTAGTTGATTTATCAATTACGGTACCGGCATTCGGAGATAAAGAAGATTTGAGATATTGCGGTATATTAAGAAGAGGGTCACAAGTTAATGGCGCCGGACAAGTTTTTGAAACTGTATATGACATTGATTTTTCTTCAGCGGTTAATGCTGAAGGTGCATCAAACAGGTTGGTAATACCAAATTTTGATTCAAATAATATCCTTATTAATTATACAATCACTAAAAGAGAGACAGTTGTTAACGGTATTACAAAAGTATTTAAGAAGGTTATTACACCAAATGATGTGAAACCTTTTTATGAAGTTTTTTTACCTGAAAAAAATGTGTTAGGAGTTACAAGTGTTTTATTAAAAGATGGAACACAGTATGCAAGTGTACCATCTACCCAAGAATTTTTAGGTTTAGATAATAGATGGTATGAAGTACAAGCACTTGCTCAAGATAGAGTTTTTGTTGAAGACCCAACTAAAACCGCCGACTCACCTGGTATTAAAGTAGGAAAATATATCACAACTTCTAATAAGTTTATTACCGAATTTACACCTGAAGGTTATATGAAAATGACCTTTGGAGGAGGAAGTCAATCTGCTGATGAACAATTAAGAGAATTTGCGAGAAACGGGATGAAGTTGGATTTGTATAAATATTCAAACAACTTTGCTTTGGGTAGTACGTTAAAGTCAAATACAACATTGTTCGTTCAGTATAGAATTGGAGGGGGATTAAGTAGTAATGTCGGTGTTAATGTAATAACACAAATAGGAACGGTTTCTTTTTACGTAAATGGTCCATCTTCTTCAGTTAATACGAGTGTTGTTAATTCATTAAAATGTAACAATGTGACGGCGGCCATAGGTGGTGCGAATATACCAACGGTTGAAGAGGTTAGAAATTTAGTAGGATTTAATTTTGCTGCTCAAAACAGAGCAGTGACTGTAAATGACTATGATTCAATCATAAGAACAATGCCGTCACAATTCGGGGCACCGGCTAAAGTGGCGATTACCGAAGAAAATAATAAAATTAAAATTCAAATGTTGGCTTACGATGAGACAGGTAATCTAACCGAGGTCATCTCAAATACTTTGAAAAATAATGTTGCTAATTATTTGTCTAATTACAGAATGTTGAATGATTACATATCAGTTATGTCGGCAAATGTGGTTGACCTTTCAATAATAATTGAAGTTGTATTAGATAGTAGTCAAAATCAAGGAGCTTTAATATCTCAAGTGATTAATATTGTAACAAACTTCTTTAGTCCATTGAACAGACAGATGGGTGAGAATGTTTATGTTTCAGAATTGAGAAGACAAATTCAGAATGAAAATGGGGTTATTACATTAGCGAATATTACATTCTATAATTTGGTTGGAGGTCAATATTCCTCATCTCAAACTTCACAAAGATACTCTGACCCTGAAACAAGACAAATTGAATTAATTGACGATACTTTATTTGCGGAACCAAACCAAACTTACCAAATTAGATTTCCCGGTAAGGACATAACAGTTAGAGTAAAGAACTTTAAGTCAGTCAATTTTTCTTGATAATTTATTTTATTAGTATCTCCTCTATCTTTTGAAAATAGACAATAAACTATTTATTAAAAAATAGAGTAGTAATGCCAAAATCATATAGGATTAGGACGGAAGTCGGAAAAGACAAATCAATAAAGGTACAGTTAGAACAAGACTTTGAATCCTTAGAAATATTATCACTCAAGATATTACAAAGTGACATTTATAATCGAGTTTGTGCTGATTATGGTGTTGTTATTGGTAGAATAACCGCAAATAATGGATTGGGGTTACCTAACTGTAAAGTATCTGTATTTATCCCACTAACCACAGAAGACGAAGAAAATCCTGTAATATCTGAACTATATCCATACAAAACATTGGATGATGTTAATGACGATGGGTATCGATATAATTTATTACCATATACAAAGTCTCACGGAGGTCACACACCAACAGGTACATTCCCATCAAGAAACGACGTACTTACAAATCCTACTCTTATAGAAGTTTATGATAAGTATTATAAATTCACGGCTAAAACAAATGATAGTGGTGACTTTATGTTGTTTGGTGTGCCACTTGGAAGTCAGACTATTCACGTTGATATTGATTTATCAGACATTGGAGAATTTTCTTTGTCACCACAAGATTTAATAAGATTGGGGATTGCGACAGAAAATCAAATATCAGGGGTTAGATTCAATTCATCAAATACTTTAGATACCTTACCACAACTTTTAAGTTTTAATAGAGTAATTGAAGTGTATCCATTGTGGGGACAACCTGAAATTTGTGAATTAGGTATTACAAGAACGGATTTTGATTTATCAAAAGAGGCGGGAATTCAGTTGTTACCGGCGGCTATTTTTATGGGGTCAATTATATCTAACCAAGATAAAAGAGCGGTCAAAAGAAAATGTAAAGTTAATAGAAAGTTAGGTAATTTGTGTCAATTAATTGCCGGTCCTGGAATTATTTTGGCAATAAGACAAACAATAGGAGTTGATAGTGATGGTTATCCTGTGCTTGAAGAATATCAGTTAGAAGATGGTGGGCAAGTTATTGATGATAATGGAGCATGGTTGATAGATGTGCCGATGAATTTGGATTTTGTATATACAAATGAATTTGGAGAACGAACCTTTTCTAACGACCCTAAAGTGGGGGTTCCCACAAGAGCAAGGTATAGATTCAAAGTGGACTGGGCTCAACCTGCAACAATAGGAAAGATTAAAAGAGCTTCTTTTTTAGTTCCTAATATTAAGGAATGGGGATGGGATGACTATCAGACTGTCGTAACCATAGGAGGACCCACCACTATTACATCAACTCCTGACCCAGACAATGACCCATATGCTTTCTATCCATCAACAGAAATTAAATGTAACGCACCTAACCCAACAACTGACTACAATGACAATAGATTCAAAATGGTTAAAGCTTCATATGCTTTCAGCGTAAATTGGAGAGATTATGGTCTTACTGACTCTGCCAATAATCTAACATCAATTGGACAGAGAATGGTTCAAGAAGCGGTTGATTGTATAGATAGATTTTATGAAATGAGGTATAATAAAGTTTATACTGTTTCTGAATTAATATCCGAATACAGGTCAAATTCGGGTGTTAAAAAATTTATATCTGTTAGAGATATCTTGGATGAAACTTGTGAAAGTACGAATAGTCCATTTCCGGCTAATGATGCCCAATTTCAGTTTGATTTGTTGTATCTTTTGATGTCAATATTGGCTCTTATTGCTAAACCTATATTAACAATATTAATCTTCATTGCCCATATAGTTGCTTGGGCAATTTGTAAAATAAAGGACTTTATTTGTGGATTAAAACAAATGATTTGTAGTTCAAATGTACTTAGGGGTTTTGGTAATTGGAGATGTAATAAATGGACGGGTAAATGTAATGAATGGAATGATAAGTGTGAAAACCAAGGTATTAATTTACCCTTATTGACTTATCCTGATTGTGAATTGTGTGAATGTACTCAAAGTGATGGTCCGAATCAAATATCTAGTAATTTGGCAACTCCATCAACAATACCACCTGGCTCAACTAACAGTCTACCACAAACTTTATCAACTAACTATCAACTAGGAACGACTACTACCATACCGGAATTATTTAATATTATAACATTAGATAACCCCACAAATTTTGCTTGTTCTGATGGTGATGGGGAGACAGAAAGTACTACAAAACGCACATTTACCCAAAGCATTCCTTATTCAGAAAAAATGAATTTGTTTAACACAAAAGCGAAGTTTTTTGATGAGGACCCAACAGACCCGACTATAAATCCTGGAGGTGGTGTAAATAGGATTAAAGTATCTTTTAATGTAAATGCCACGGCTAATGCTGGTAAATTTCACTTTGATAATGTATTTGCTATGGTTATGCCTCCATTACCTCCTGATGATGGAATAGGGGAGAACCCTCAAGTTGTGGGACAGGGTGACTTGATAAGGTTTTCTAAAACACAACCTTCTACTGACCCAAATTTAATATACTATTCTAGTCAAACAATATCAGGTTATAATCAATTTGGAAGTAGAGGGATAACAGGAGTTACCGACCCAAGTTGGGTATCGGGTTCAAATCCTGATGATGCCGCCCAACAAGGGTATAGTTTTAATAAAACTATTACATATGCTAATCATAAAATTAACCCAACTACAGGACCTGAACAAGCGGCAAAAACAGTTGACTATGAAATTTTTGGCTCCGAAGAAAGTTTAGGGGCTCAAAGATTTGGGTTTGACGATGAATATTTTCAAGTAATATACACTGGAACTGTTGGGACTTTTTTAATTCAAGCGGCGAGTGAGGGTACGAGCCCTAATAGTTTTGCTCACAGATTTTTGAATGGGGGGATGTATTTTGTAACTAACACATATGAAAATAGTCTTTTTTCACCAAACTTATCAACACCTTGCTCTATGCCGCCTTCATCACCGCCAGAAATATGTGCGGATGTAAATGTCATTTCTCAGGCCACTGAAATCAAGAGGCCCATGGACGTATTACCCGATTATTCAGATTATAGGGTTGTTTTCATGGTTAGAGGGGTTGACCCTCATTCTACTAAAGTTATGTGTAAATACGACCTAAGTGCTCTTTTTGGGGAAACGCTTACTGACGATGGGTTCTTTAATTTGACTAGAACTGAACAATTTATGGCGTACCAAAATATACCGATACAACCCACAATGAGAACTGTTAAACATAATTTAACTAATTCATATAATTCTGACCCCTATAGCGGTAATGATTTATTTTATGATACGTTTGGATTTACTCCTGACCCTGTGCAATTTACACCCTTCAATAGTCTAAAACCATTATATTATTCTGCATTAGATTCTACTAATCCGGCTGGTGCTGATTTAGATGCTTATAATGATGTTACTGTTAGTAATTTTAGTGATGCTACGAGTAATCAAGATATAATAAAGATTGATGATTTAAACAACTATAATAAAGAGTCATGGTTTGATATAACATCTAATTATGGGGATAATAAACCCGATTTTGCAACATATGATACATCAGTTGCTAGCGGGGACAATGATAATGAGTTTAATACTTTTGTAAACGGAAGAAATAGAGGGTATTTTAAGGGAGAAATTGTTGAGGGAGGTTCTTTATTATATATACCGGAATCAACTAACCCAATGACGTTTGACTACTCAAATGCATTCCTTTCTCCACCCCCTGATGATATAGGATGTAGAATGTTACAACATTATTATTATGGGGCTAGATTTTCATCTCCGTCATTGGGTGTTTATATTGACTTACAACCTGGAGGTAGTGGTAGAAAATTTGTTATGAGGTCAGACAGATTACCTGTTTCAGACACACCTGAAGACACTAACCCAAATGGCACAACAAATGCCGGACAACCCGAGGTATCGTTACCTCCGACTAACGCACTACCTACAACAACCCTTTCTATGATTGGGTTTAACAATCCCCAATTAGACATATCAATCATTCCTTTAGATGGTGAAGTGCCGGCAATTGTCCCACCACCGGTATCGTCTAATCAAGCAGATAATATTGAAAACCAACAAGATACGGAAAATACCCCAATTTCAAATATCGCTGGAAGTTTTAGTTGTGATGGAGTTGTGCCTCTTGAATGTTACGATGTTAATAGTGCTGGTGAAGTTTTTGTCCAGCCTGTTACACACCCATGTTTTACAAATAATTGTTGTAATGGTGATAGTGAATCAAAATGTTATGGGTGTGATGGAGATAAAATAATGGCTTATGGATGTTATAAGCTAATAACCGACCCTTGGAAATCAAGAAAGACTGATAAGTATCTTATGAATGAGTGGTTATTAAGACTCAGAATTAGTTTTGCCGCTTGTAGAAACGTTTGGGGTCACATGTTTACAAATCAATGGGTGAACGGAACGTTATTTGCGTATCCGTTGCAAGTACAAACAAGATATACAAGTCCTGGTGAAGATATACCAACATATGATGCGAATGGAAACATTACAAACGGAACCATAGGACCTAATCAGCCGTACTCTTGCTATTGTACTCACTTGGCTTACTTTGATTATCAGAATAATAATTTTTATTATCGTGTAACACCTTATAGTGAAACCACTGGATATATCGGTAGAACTAGTGACAAAACAATTAGAGGCCGAGATTTAGATGGTAATAGAAGAATTTTGGGTAACCCAACAACAATGATGGATTTGGGACCTAGAAATGATTACATGGATGAATTATCATATAGTGATGAATTTCAAGGGTATGTTGTGGATAGACTTGACTCTACAACTTTTCAAGATGTCGACGAATTATTAAATTTATTCATAATTCAAAGATTAGTATCCGCAAGTATACGAGATATAATAAAAACATCGGCTAAGGCGGGTGCAAATAATGACCCCGTTAAAAAATATTTTAGTAGAGATAATCTTAAAGTTGATGGTGACTACGCTCAAATGTTGGCAATTAATTCACAATTAGGAGTGATTGCTTTTGACACTGGTTTATACACTGACCCTAATGATATATTCTTTAGTAGGGCGAATTCTGATAAAGGTGTATTTGGAGTATTTTTCTCGGCGGATAGCCAGGTAAGAGATTGGATTACCCCAAAAAGAACAATCGTCTCACCTGGCGGTGACCCCATCTTTCCTTGTACTTTTGACGAGAACCCAATCTTTTCACAAGAGATACCAATGTATTTGTGGCATGTAAAACCAAACTCAAGTGGTGATAGTATTTTTGGTGACCAATTAAATGAGTGGGATACTTTACCAATATCTGCCGGACAATTTAATCACGTAAAATATCAAAGTATAGACAGACTAAGTACTTCAACACCTTTCGGCTCAAGAACAATGACCCCTAACCAACAAGACAATGAATCTTATTTCAAAGGGTTTATATCTAATACTTATAATGACTTAACAGATGCTGCATACCCTTCAGTAGGTAGTGAAACTTATTTTAGTCCTAGAGATATAGGAAATGTTGGTAAAGTTAATAATACTGCACCATTTTATTTCTATTTTGGTTTAGTAAAAGGTTCATCGGCGTTTGATAGATTTACAACTAAATGGATTGATGGTAGAAAGAAAAATGTATATTAAAGATGGGAAATATTAATGACACACGTATAATATTAGGTTCTTTAAGATATAAATCGGCACCGGATACCGACACAGGATTGAAAGTGCCATTGGTTCAAAATAATAAGTTATTAATTGAATTTGATAGAAGTGCGAACATAAGTCTTGAACAAGTTTTTAATGACGAAAGACAGAAGTCAACATTTTTTAGACCTGTTGCTAAATACAGTGTTATATTTCAAAACGCATATTCAGGATACTCATATTATAAACCATTCATTAACAATTTATATTATTTGAATTCTGAACAAGCTGCCAAAGACGCTTGTGCGGGACTTGCGGTAACATGGATTGGATTACCACAATATAATGAGTTTGATTTTATTCGAAATGATTTTAATCAACCATATTACACCCAACCACCAGACCAACATCTTATCTTTAGACCAAAGGATGTTGCGAGATATAATTGGAGTTTTTGTATGACTTATCCTCATGAAAATGATACAACACAACCAATGTCGGCAATTTTTTTAATTCCTGGATTATCAGGTAAACAAAGTGTGAGTTGGATTGCTTCGGACGGGATACCATTTGTAATTAAATTGACTACTACAAATGGATTGAAAACAATACAGTTATGGTGTCCCATAAAACATAATGTATCACAAGGAGAATTTATTAAATTCAAATCACCATTCAATTTAGGAGGAATTGATTTATTTCAAGTGTATTCGATAGGTAACGGTACAGTCGGTAGTGATGAATACGTCATTAATCTTCAAGACCCTGGATTTACTTCAATATCCAGCGGATTAAAATCAACATTCAAAAGAGTTGTTTTGAGAGATAATCAAAATGAAACTACTTCTGAATATTATGTAAGAAGACATAAAGTTCTTACCCCACCCAAGGCGTCGGCTTTAGTTAATTGCGGATATGAACAAAACATATTTAAAACTAGTGCTAAATTAGAAAGAGAACCATATACCCCTAATCAATACGAGAGAATATCAACCAAGGAAGGTTCCCAAACTTATACGTTGTCATTTAATAGTGATGTTGATTTAAATAATTTGGTAGATAATCAAGGAAGACCAGTTACTAAATTATATTACACGACCGTATGGAGAGGTTATTTTGGTTACACTAAAAGTTTAAAACAGGGTTGGGAATTTAATTTACAACCTGACCCAATATTAAAAACTCCTACAACATGGTGGACTGATAGTAATGGATTTTCAGATATTGATATTGCAACCAGTTCGTATACTGTTCCACCACCTTTGGGAACAAGTCCATTGGGGTCACCATTTACCTTTACCTATACAAACACCCCAAATGTTGGAGATACATTAGACGGAGATTTTTGTGAATGGAATGATTATGAACAAAAGGAATATGAGATTGCTACTTACTACCATAAAATAAGATTTAACAGTGATACTTTTAATACATCATATGGACCACCAAATAATCCATTTGGGTATTATTATCAACCTCACTTTGGTGTAACACTACGAGACTACTCTGATTATTTGGAGGAGGGTGATGTGAAAAATACCGTTGGAGTACCTGATTACGCATATTTTTCAGAGAATAGGAATGTATTTGTTTGGAGAGATTTATACGAATATGGATACATAGATAGCACTGGTATAGGAACAAATTGGCCTTTCATGAATGGAAGACACCATATATATCGAAATATAACTTTTAGAATTATACCTGAAGGTACTAATTATAAGGAGTATAATATAACTCAATTAATGGTAATAGATGGGTGCGAATAACAAATATCTTTTTACAATACCAATCGGAACAAAGTCAATCCAACTTCCTGTTGAATTGAAATTTGATAGCGTTGGTCAGAGTGATAGTATTGAAATATGGGAAAAAAACGCTATTGCTGAAGTTATTGGACTGGCAAAAGATTTTGATATCCTTAGATTTGCTCACGAAGAATATGGGTCCGACCAACAAACTAGTGTAAACTACAAATTTTATTTTTTTGACGAATTAAATTCTGATTGGGTAGACGACTATCAAGCTGAAGGTTTTACCACAGAAGAAAACTACTATATAAGTAATGGATTTGAAAGGTCATTTTTTAAACTTGATTTTTATAATACACCCGATAACGCTAATCAAACAATTTATTTTACTGTAATTCTTCCATTACAAACTGGTGAGGAAAATTCTGTGTCAATTAGTCCTTATCTACCACCCGTGTTAGTTGAGAGACCTGAATTTAAATTAGATTACACTAAAAATAGAGAAGGTTTTTTCTTTTATTGGATGAGAGATAAAAAGTTTCTCAACTTGGACACTTTCTACATGAGTGCCAAATTCTTCGATGCTAAATTGGGGGTATTCGTAAGAATGATGACAGTTAAACCAAATACTTTACCCGACCCAACATCATTTGATACTAAAAAATATTTTTATAGAAAAGTCGTTTTAGATTACGATAACTACACATATAAAATATATAATTCTAGCGGTGCAAGAATAGGAACAGGGTCACCCATAAATTGGTATGAATATATTAACCCATCATAATGCAAGATAGGATTTATAATATAAGAATATCACCCGAGGTTATCAGTGATAAAATATTTCCAAAAATATTTTATCAGGATTATGATATCCCTAAAGATAAAAATCCTTGCTGCGATGAACCACCACCACCCCTGACAGGACAAACACCTAATACCGTATACATTTATTCGTCTATGACCGAAATCGTGTCGGCGGATAATGGAAATTCAATTCTCAATATAACGGTACCGATTTTCTTAACCGAAAACACAGTCGATGTAGGATATTATAGTGTGTTCGACGGTATGGTTACCCAACAGGATACCATGATGAACTTTTTGTTTCAATCATCTGTGGCGGCCCCATACGTCTATTCTTTTTACAATACATCAGATAAACAATTCAAGAGATATCTAAAATTTGCTAATTATCAAATTGATTGGGGTGACGGAACACCGACAGAAACTGTTAATTCAACGGCTCCTACACCATATGTTCACACATACGCTTCAGATGGTGAGTTTGAGATAAGCATGTCAGGTCTAAGTCCTTGGGGATACAATGTTATAAAGAAGAAAGTTTTTACACCATATACTGATATTATTGCAGACAACCCAAATGGGGAAGCATTTTTCATACCGGCTGGTGGTAATTGGTCGGCAACACCTATATCATATAATTATATAATTCAATATGATGCGGAATGTGAAACAGATAATCCGTGTTGTGAATTTACACCAACTCCGTTTTTGATAACAGGGTATACCACATCTTCCTTATCATTAGTTGAACTTTATGGACCAACAAAATATAGAATTGACCAAAAAATAACAGGGGCATCAGGAACGGTTGCGGTTTTCAAGGGAGTAGCCGCAAACAATTCATTTACCGCATATACCATAAACGATATAGAATATAGAGATTACCCAGATGGTAAAACTACATTCAGTGTTTATTCATCAGGATGTACTGACTTTTTAGTTTGTTCTGCAATAACAAAGGATGAAGCGTTAATGAATGTTGTAAGCGAACCCGAAATACTTTCAAACGTATTTATCGAAAGAGGTAAGAATACCGCACTTGAACAAATACAAAGATTAGGTGAGATTGCAACATTTGGTGATTTAAGAAACTATGGGTACAGCTACTTTACTATAAAAACACAATAATAAAAACCAACTTTTCATATTTATGTATAAGGGTTAAAAAATAAAATAATATGGCAACAGGAACATATGGTACAATAAGACCGGCAGACGTTAGTCCCGAGGATGTTGAGATAATTTTGAATTATACTCCATCTAGAGACGAAACTGACAATTTTATATTAACTAAATTAGATTCAGGTGCAATTCTAAAACCATACTTTTGTAATGATGATACTGGTGGTAACGCTGGCATAGAAATATTGGGTGGGTTATATAATCTAACTTTACCTGCCGACACATTTAATAAGTTGGGAATTTATACCATTTTTGTAAGACCCACTCAAATTAGAACAACTATTTTGGATTGTGGTGTTTTATCCGCATTACCGAACGTGAGAGGGTTAGTTATTGATTTAAATTCTGTACCATCGGAGTATAGAAATAAATTCGTTGACCAAGGATTGGTCGGTTTTAGAATTGAGTATCTCAATTCAGATGGAACCAAAATACCTAACTTTTTCAGAATTATTACATCGTCATTCTTTTGTGAACCTGTTATTCAAAACCTAACAAACACATCACAAAAGGCGATAAGATATCGTTATACAGATACAAATACAAATTTGATTTTTTGCACCCTAACACCATCATCATCACCAACAAATAAGCCAAACGCCATTCCTTATATTGGACAACCAAATCAAAATATTATAATAACCAATACATTCTTTAATCCAATAACTTTGGATGTGGAGATTGCAGAACATGACTTCTCTACTCTTGCAATTGCTCTATTTGGTAATCAGACCAAATCTATTGATGATGGAATTTACACAATGTACGACACATCTAATAACATTTACAAACAATACAACCTATATGAAGTACGTGACCAATTCAATGAGTTATTGTTTGAGGTTAGGGAAGACAGAGGAGATAATATTGATTTTAGTAAAAACTTCACAAATATAACATCTTAATGGCGATAAAGAAATTTACTTGTCCCCCTCAGGCTTCAGGCCAGGGTAGTTTTTCTGACAATCTCGTAGGTTTTCAACTAACCACGGGAGGAGGGTTAACGCAAGCAAATTTCGAGTTCTCAACAGGGGTCGTAGAAAAAGTTAATAGAACATTTAATACCGGTACATTTTCAGACCCAGTTAGTTTGGACTCACTTGGTATCGGGTCAGTAAATCAATCAAAGTTAATATTTGAGAATAACTTTAAGGTTTATCCTAATTTTGATTTATCTCAAATTACAAATTTTGTTCAGTATGGTTCGATGTCTAAAAGGATGTCGGCATCTATAACAACGGTTATTAGTAAGTTCCCCGCGGGTATTGAAGTTAATAAACTTGGTATGGACTACACCAAGGGTGCGACGGCTTACAATATTGTATATTACCCAATCGATGACCAAAGTAGTATGGAGATATCCGTTGCTAAAATGGCTAACCCATTTGGTGTTGATTTTACAGTAAACGCAACACGTAATTTACAGTTAAAGGAAGTTCAGGTATCACCACTCAGGAACATGACGGTTGAATATATTAATTATTCATTGTATGTTAATGGTGTTGGATACAACATCAAAAGAATTATTCCTACAGATAGTTTATCAACAGGGGTATTAAAAATATATGTTGAGGGAAGACCGTTCAGTGGGGTTACTGATGTTAGTGATACTCTTATAATAAGACCGAACGACCAACAAGTCTCAAAAGTATTCAACGAAGATTTAGACGAGGTTGAAAATTTTCTATTAAACAGAAATCTTACTCCGATTTATACTGCTGCATTTAAGATACCACTTGAGGCTGATGATGGAAGATTTTATGTTGCAACACAAAATATAAGTTGGCCTTTAGATGGAAGATGGAATTTGGATATCAGAACGCCTAATTTTACAAACTATATTGAAAAGATAGGTGAAGCTAGTGAGAATTTTGATGGATACTTGACCAACTTGGTAAGTAGATTTTTAGTGACAGGGGCATTTAAAGACTTTGATACACAAGGACAAAAAGTTGAAAAAATATTACAAATTTTTGGTAGAAGTTTCGATGATACTAAAAAGTACATAACCGCTTTAGGGTTTATGAATTCCGTAAATTATAACACCGGAAATGATATACCTTCACAACTTTTAAAGAATTTAGCTCAAACTTTAGGGTTTAACACTGACATATCACCAATAACTAATTCAGACTTTTTAAGTTCGGTTTTCGGACAAAAAAACAATGATAAATCTAGCTTTGCGGGAGTCTCAATACAACAAACACCCGATGAGTTAAATTATCAATATTATAGAAATTTATGTCTAAACGCGGCTTTTCTATTCAAATCAAAGGGTACTCGTAAATCAATTGAGGTATTGATGAGATTGATTGGGGCTCCCGATGCTCTTGTTGATTTTAATGAATATGTTTATGTTGCGGACCAAAAGATTAAATTAAGTCAATTTGATAAAAAGTTTGCTCTTATATCGGGTGGTACTTATTTGGAACAGGTCGCGGTTTTAGACCCGACAGATGTGTTCTCAATATTCGGGGTTAAATATACAGGGTTTACCACCAATTTTATTATTGATGATGTTAATATAGGGATAGGTGCTTATCCGATTGACGAACAAGGATATCCGATTGCTCCTAATGACACAGAAAATTACTTCTTTCAGATTGGTAGTGGTTGGTTTGAATCGACGCCAAAACATAGGTCTCCGGCTCAACCTAATTTAACAACAAGCGTATTCACAGGGGCAAATCCTGACTATCAGACGAGCTTAATCCCATATACATATGGACAAATTTATTTAGATAGATATAGAAATTTCCCGTATATGAGCATGGGTTTCAAATTGACTCAAATACCCGATAACAATAAGAGTTGGACTGATGCTGAAACTGGACTCAGAGAAAATTTAGATGGTAACTTTAACGCTCGTTATTATGTTGATAATGAAAAGTTAGTATTAAATGCCAAGAACATAGACCTATTCATGAATCCTGGACAAGGATTGTTATATGATGTGTGGTATATGTCAAGACAATATAATTATCCTATTGCAAACCAAGGACTTGGGTGGGTACAACCTACAAGGTGTAATCCTGACCCTTATACTATGTATCCGAGTAGAGATGGGGTCGATTGGACGGTAATTAATCCACAACCAAGACAGAAAACATTTTTTGAATTTGCTCAAACATTTTGGCAGAACACAATCAATGTTAGAAACAGACAATATTTTGGAGCATACCCGACTTTAGAATCAATATATTGGAGATACCTAGAATCACAAAAAAATGTGGGAATTGAAAATAACAACTTCAATTACCAAAGTATGATGGAGTATGTTCAGGATATGGGGGATTATTGGATTAGACTAGTTGAACAGATGATACCCGCAACAACTTTATGGAATACAGGTATCAAATATGAAAATTCAATTTTTCACAGACAAAAATATGTTTGGAGAAGACAGGCTGGTTGCCAGATTGTTGCAATACCCTGCAAACCCTGTACCGTTACGGATAATATATTCACAGATAATTGTCCCGTTCAAACAGCGACTTGTTCCCTATATCCATGGAATCCGAACTCAAGTCAAATACAAAGTTTTGCCGCTATATTAGGTAACATTGTAAATAAGTATTTAACCAATAATGGATTGAGTTTAAATCAATGTGTTTCGGATAGTATAAATTCTATTTGGTATGTTGACATCAGATTACAGGGGATTCAGTTAACGCAGTACCCATTTTTTAATGGAGTTGGTTATAATTTAGATGGATTGAGTTATCCTTCTAATTCGGATTGGTATAACGGTATAAATGAAGCCCTAATGTCTTTATCTAATTATGGTTATAGTTACTATTTAACAGATACTGATGAAGTTGTAGTGATTAATAATATATGTTCATTGAACAGTAGTGGTATTTTGTTAGAAATAAATGTAGGTATAGAATTTACAATAAGTTGTAATTAATGGCGATATGTAGTTTAACATATAGATTATCAGTGACTGGCGATTGTACTAACCAAGGTCTTGGGGCGTTCAATCTTCAGGTACAAGGTAGGGCTCCGTTTTTTTACCAATTTTTTTCACCATTTGACGACCCATTACCAATCCCTTTTGGGGATGGGGTAAGTGAGTTAACTATAAGTAATCTAACACCAAACACGTATTCATTACAAATCACAGATAGTTGTGTCCCACCCACTAGACAAATAGTTAACGTAATAATATCTGATGGAGTATGTGTTTCTTTATTGGACCATGCAAATACAACTTGTGATGCACCAAACGGGTCGATTACCGCAAGAACTGATAATAACTTACAATTAACCCAATATTTTTTATATGAAAACACAAGAGGTTATGTTACTTCAGGAGTTTCTTCTTTAGATGATTTTGTTTTCAGAGATTTGTCAGGAGGTACTTATTATGTGGTGGTAAATGACGGAGGGGGATGTACAGGTAGGTCTGAAAGTTGTATAATTAAACCCTCAACTCCGTTTGATTACGGTTTTTACATAGTAAACGATTCACCATGTACAACTAACACCGGTAAAGTATTCGTAACCGGCCTAACGGGAACCGAACCATACACGTATCAATGGAATACTGGAAGTATTGAACCTTCGATAACAGGTTTATCAAATGGTAATTATTCTGTCACAGTAGTTGATGCGACAGGATGTAGGAAATCAAAAAATGTTACAGTAGGTATGGTAAGGGCGATAGGGGTTGCTGAATTGATTACTATCCCACCGTCTTGTTCGGGTAATGATGGTCAAATAACCATAGTAGTTACAGGAGGAACAACTCCATATTATTATCTTGGTAGTAATGGACAAAGTTTAATTACTTTTAGCGAAACATTTAGTTTAACTGGAATACCATCTGGTAACTATTCCATTACAATCACTGACGCAGCCTTATGTTCTACTAGTATTTCACAAACACTTGTAACCCCAAATGGATTTACTATAGGAAACATTGGAGTTGTTAACTCAACTTGTAACAATTCTTCAGGAGCATTGAGCCCCATAACACTAATTGGAGGAAACCCCCCATTTACGTATACTCTTACTTATCCATCGGGTAATTCGATACAGCAAACAGTAAACGGGAACTCAAATCAGTTTCAAGGACTATCCGCCGGCACATATACACTAACAATTTCAAATGGTCCGTGTACTTTCACAAATACGTATACAATTAATAATATTGAAAAATATACCGTAACGACTTCCTCCACAGGAACAACCTGTAATGGTAGTAATGGTAGTATATCTGCAAGAGTATCTTCAGGGTTTACCTTACCTTTAAGTTATCAATTAACAGGGCAACCTACAATTAGTAATACATCACAGACCGTAGTCACATTTAACAATTTATTTTCAGGTAGTTACCAATTAACAGTAACTGACGCTTTACTATGTTCACAAGTACAAAATGTAACGGTAACCGCAGCTGATAGCATTGATTTTTCTATGGCAGGAACCAATCTAAATTTTGGTAACGATGGAACAATTCAGGTTTATATAACCGAAGGGCCTGCACCTTATAATATACAATGGAGTGATAATGTTAATGGTCAAACAGGTTTGAATTTAACTAATCTTTCAGCCGGAACATATAGTGTTCTTATTACCGATGCTAATGGGTGCCAATTGAGTCATCAATTGACTTTGGTAGGGTATAATAACAGAGGTGGATATGAAACGTATAACTATTGCCAAACAGAGTTTGTATCAAATGGTTTAACAGTTTTAAAGAGACCCCAAAATATGTTTTTAGAAGGGTTTTACGATTTAACTTCGGGTGAAACGAACTGTATTTTAAATGAGGCTATTTTTACTGCGGTAATTAGTGTTGATGGGACAGTTGTCGAGCAACCATTTTATACAAGTAACAGTTTAGGTGACTATCCATCAGACCAATTGTGGTTTAATACGATAGATTCTATTTTAACATCTTTCGATTCAATTGGTAATGTCACCATAGACCCTGCTCAAAATAGTATAACTCTTCAAAGTAGTTGTACTGATAGTGGATTAAGTTTGAACAGTGCTGAAGTAAGCGTTGATTTCAAAATTTCGTATGACATTTCCTGTGTATGTAAAGTTATACCAATACCAGGACCTGTATTTAACACATGTGATATGATATATACCGACGCTTCATCCCAAATATATAATTATGTTTTAAGTTCAGATACGAGCACTTTATTAAGTGTTGATGGATATAATTTTGATACCCCAAGTATTGCCTATACCAATACAAAATTGTGGGCGTACACTACATCAGCCGGTTCAACCTCAATTAGAGAATGGGATATTACTCTGAATCCATTTACCGCTTTATATAATAGAACAATAACTTTAGGATTTGCGATTGGTAATGCAATAGGAGTTAAATCAGGTAATATATTAATTACAACAAATGCGGATGTAACACCTAATAGATATATTGAAATAAATGTTTCAGGAATATCTCCTGTTGTTACAAATAAAGTTAATTTAGAAAACTTCGAAGAAGTTGTAGGAAGTATAGTTAATGGAAATGACGGAAACTTCTATGTGTTAATTCAAAATAATCTGAATGAACCATTTGTCGATTATTACTTAAAAATCGTTAGTACTTTCGATTATTCGACTACATTCACATTGGAATTAACACCTACTATAGTAGGTGTTCCTTCAGGATTATTCTTTAATCCTGATTTGGTAAATAATTCTATAATTTATTTGGTTGATGATGCTGCTAATATATATCAAGTCACTTTATCCCAACCAAATAGCGTATTATCATATGGTTCTATCGGAGGAGCGGTAATAACCCCTAGCTTATATCAAGGTAATAGTTGTTTCACACCAGAATTTGTTTTACCAACATTACCATGTGGACAAAATAGTACATTAGGGTTTATTAACCTGAATAATACAACAGGTGGTTATTTTGTAACAAGAGTTAATTTGGGGTCTGCAACAGGAATTGCAGAATTAACAATACAGGGAAGTACTAATTCTAGACACCAAATAATTTGGAATGGAAACATAGTTGCTGACTCATTATTCTTGACTGGTGTAAATGATAATGCGGGTTTGAATATTAGTATTAATGAAATTATACAATACACCCAATTAAATAAATATAATTATACTCCTGGTACCGGTAATGCTACTCAAGTATTCCCTAATTCAGATTGGACCTCAAATGGAACAATAAATGTTAGCTATACTGCTAATGATGTTGCTCCATTAACTCCGCAAAGATTGTTTGGTTCGGTTGGAAATCAAATAGGGGTTGTGGAGAATTACCCGACTCCGGCTTCTTTAGCAAGTGATACTGATATAAAACTTCAGTTTACAAAAACTTTACCAAACCCAACTTACGTTGAAATTGTTACTATTTGTGCGGCTTTTGCGGGGGGTAATTACGAATTTAATATGAGATGTATAACCTAAAGAATAAATTAAAAGATTACTTAAAAATAAATGGCTGCTAATTTTTATAATTTTGAATTTTGTTGTAGTAATTTAGGAACAACCATATCGGCAAATGATATTGGTCAACCAAGTTTTGCGTCAAATCAGGTCTATTTTTTAGAATCATTAATTTTGTCAGGATGTGTGAGGGCCATAAGTGTTTCCTCATCCCCAGCAGGTGAAATCATATTAGATGATGCGAATTATACTCTAACCAGTTATAATAGTTGTTCATTGTGTACAGGGTCAACTGGTGGATGTTTCCCACCTGTGCCAACCCCAACTCCTACAATCTATTATAGTTCAGATACTAGATGTGGTAATGGAATACTAAAAAGAAATGAATGTGACCCTATAGTTATATTCCCAATGGGAGTTCAATGTGTTGGTGCAAATCCAACTTTGACGACAATACCTGATGGGTCTTTGTCACTAATAATCACAGGTGGAACACCACCTTATACTGTTACGTGGAGTACTGGAGGTAATGGATTACTTCTAACTAATTTAGGTGTTGGGAGCTATAGCTCAATTGTTGTGGATTATTATGGTGATTTCACGGCTTATACTACTTGTACTTTAACCGCTCCAACTCCAGTGCCTACAGAAACTAGATTAACCAACACACCAACAGTTACACAAACAGTTACGCCGACCCCGGACCCTAGTTATCCTTCATTCTGCTTAACATTGACTAATATTAGGCCACCACAAACAATTAACATGTATTTTACATATACTGGGGAATTGTTAAACAGTATGCCTCAGTATTTAAGTAATAATAACTATAATATATATTGGTCCACAGACCAAGTCCCTAATAGTTGGGTATTAGACGGCACACTAACCCAAGGTAATGTTATAAACTATACAACAGATATCACACCGTTATCAGGGTGGGTATTTTTGGACCCGCAAAATCAAGGGTCTGTTACAGGTATTTTAGGTGAATGTGCATCTTACGGAAATTTGTGTTTTACTTATAGACAAATCAAAGGTCCTGGTGACCCATTATATGAAGGTGTAATTGATTTATTTTATACAGGACAGATTAATGGGTATCCTTCATGGCAATCTTCTGATGGTACGTATATTCTTACTTGGCAAACTACTAATGGAGGTAGATGGGTAATTGATTTTACAACAAATCCTAAGTATACTAATCCGACTAATTCAAATCCATCGATACCGCCATTAACAGGATGGCAACAACCTGGTACAACACCACCTAGTTTTGCAACAATATATGAAGGTAATTGTACTCCAAGTACTACAGTCGGAACAGCATCCCTCAATGGAAGTAATAACAACACAAGCGGTGGGGGAAGTGTAATCGGAGGAGGACTTGGAGGTAATACTAGCGGTTTAGTTTCTGGAAATAATTTAGGAGGGGCTTTAACAACTAATAATCCATCCACGGGAGATATACCATTTAATGATACGGAGGGTAGAGACGGAACTACAACCCTTGGTGGATATCAATGCGAGTGTATTGCGGTTAGAACAATAAGTACTTACCCCGGAATCGCATTTTACACAGATTGTGATGGTAATCCCGCACAGATATCTGTACCTGGAGGTATAGGAGTAAATGCGAGAGCTTGTATATGTAGAAGAGTTGGGACAACAGTAACGGGAGGGGTTATTGAAGAGCCATGTCAAACCGCTCAAAGCGCGGGGGGACAAACTTCAATAACAAATTATTGTTTAGATATTTTGGGAGATTCTTGTAATCAAAATGTTACAGGTGGAGGAACTCGTAGTGCGGTTACTACCGCAGAAGATACCGGAATAATAAATGACGGTAACATAACTTTTAGGGCTTCAGGAGGATATCCACCCTACCAGTATTCAATAGACGGAGGATTAACATATAAATCTTCACCACTGTTCAGTAAATTAGGACCTGGCAGTTATAATACAATTATAAAAGATTCTTCAGGTAATACGTACAGTAATCAGGTTACTTTGTTCGGACCTGTAGGACCTACTATTTACCAAGTATCGCTTGAAACAAGCAACGTAATACCTAGAAGTGCTTCTAATGTAACTACAAGACAATTTACATCGACTATTAAGGTAACTCCTGATTTACCCGATGGAGTTGTTCTAACTTTTGATTTAATACATACGGATACCTTTAGAAGGTCTCCATCATTAACTGCAGCTACTTTAGTTACGAGTAGTTTACTGAAAAAGAATTCATTTAATTACACAGCATCTACGGTGGTATCAGATACAGGTACGACTCTAAATACAAATTCAGGTTGCCAACAGAAAGTAATTTATGTAAATAATTTAACAGAAACTTGGACATCTGTAAAATACTCAAAGACGGACACACTGTCTCTAATTACATCAACTAGTGTAACAAGAAATTCAATAGACAAGTGTTACATAGGAGAATCTATTGATGATTTTACATTAACAAATTTAACAATAAGTGGATGTAGTAATTGCGGTGTTTCAAACATTACAGTATAAAAAAAGTTTTTCTATATTTATAGACAATGGGATATATACTCAAAAATACGTCAGGATTAATAAATACAAAACTTACTGACGCAGGACGAAAAAAATTATCACAAGGTAAATTCAATATTACCTATTTTCAAATAGGTGATAGTGAAGTTTCGTACAATGGACTTGAGGATTTTTACAATCAATTTGACACAAATATTCTTGAAGCCGGATTCAACGACCATAATTCTGCCGGAGTACCACAATCAAACAAACAGTACGTAAAATACCCTTATTATGTTGATGGTAATGGTGGAAACACCTATGGAATTCCTTACATGGATTCAATAGTAAGTCCTGTGTATAATACGGCAGTAATGAGAGGATTTTTTAATGCTGATACGTCATTTTTACCAACCTCATGGACTGTTTTAACAAATGGGCAATATGTGGTTAATTCTAACTATGTATCAAATATGTCAACTATCAATGGTACTAACACTATTGAGTTAATATATAACGCATGTAACGCTAATACTTTAAGATTACCACAAGCCGGTGATATTGTAACTATTTACTACGATGGTGCCGGATTTAATAATTGTGGATGTAATCCGATACAATATCCACCTTCAGCAACTCCTCCACCGTCACCATCGGCGTCAGCTGCGGTACCCGAACCATTCCCATGTTTAGTTACGCCAACACCTACCCCATCAAACCCACCATGTCCTGAACCAACACCAGTGCCATTATGTCCTCCTGAACCGGTTGCCACTTGTGAGATGACAATGTCAAGTTGTTATCATATTTTAACTTATAGAATAGTAGAAGTGTGTGGTGGTAGTATAGTTTTAGATAGACCGGCACCCGATTTTACAGTATTTAATAGTTCATGCTATGCTAGAATATTAATATATCCACCTAACATGACGGAGATATATGATAGTTACACACCACAAGCCCATTGGAATGATGATGTAATCAATTTTGAATCAATATGTGGTTATGACCAATTTGATGTTAAAATATGGAATATGAATATTCCTTGGTCTGAAGACCCTGCCGGATTAATACCTTCTTTATACAAAGGGTATTCCTATTTTAATTCAAGAAGTTATATTGGGTCAAAAGAATTCTTTGGTTATATGTCAACAAGCGGACAAACTGATAGTAGTTCAGTTTATTTTTATAATTCATTTGATGATAGGATAACAATTACCCCAGAAGAACAAAAGGCTATTGCAATTGTCCATTACACAAATAAAACCATAGATTTATTTTATGGTGAAAAATTTGCAATGGAGTCAATTGACCCTGATAATCCGGTAGAAACCACGGGACAAGCAAGAAACTTCAAAGTACATCTCCCATGGATTATGTGGCATAAAAATCCTAATTGTTGCCAAGGACAAACATTTTATGTTGACCCCGAAGGATTCGACAATCTAAATTTATTCCAAGTTCATTATCTAACGTCTAACAAGAATGAGGATATGAACGACCCTGGCATGAGATATTATCATTTATGGGACACTAATGCGAATGATGATGGATACCCAAGCAGAGTCGGTAAAGTATTCCCTGACCATAAGTTGGTTATTTTTGACGATGATGAGATAATTGCGGCTATGTCCTATAAATCGAATAGAAACTGGACTTTACCGGCACCTAGAATTTCATTAGTTGCACCTAATACTTGTGGTGATGATAATGCGTCAACAACAGGAATATTATCAGGTAGTAATCAAACAATGTATATTACATACAGATTTACTAACAATGTTAATTTTACAAATTCATTACACTGTAATTATTATATTAGACAACAAGGACCTAATTTAGATTGTGGTAACCCAATATCACAAAATGTGAGTGTAAGATTTGGTCCTGAGTTTCCGTGTTTATCATGTGTAGGGTGCGGCGGCGGATGTGTTATGACATCAGGGTTCTTTGCTGAAAATATTGAAATAATCTGTCAAATAGTTGAAGGAAATCAAAGACCAATTCCTGACGAATGGAAAATAATTGATTTTACATCTCAAATAAGTAATACAATTGTAGATGGATGTATTTTACAAAGTGGATTAACCGCATCTACATTTGTAATCACTCAAGAATTATATGACGCCGCTGATTATTATAATCTCAACGATTATATTCCTATGGTTAGTTTAAACCCATCTGGTCAAACCTTAAATTTTGGTGATGAGTATTATTTCTATGGTAATATAGAAACGGATATTCAAGCAACCATTTATGAGATGAGGTATAAGGTTAATTTGAGTTTCTCTGAATTTTTGGTACCGTCTAATCCTACTTACAATGGTGGTAGTAGTTACATTACCGACATTGGTCTTTACGATAATGAAAAAAATCTTATGATTATATCGAAAATGCAGTCACCTGTATTAAGACAGGGTATTCAGCAATTTTTGGTAAAATTTGATTTTTAATCTATGAAACAAACATTAAAGGAAAGTCCAAAAGTTCTTGGATTAGATGTGAGCACGAAAACAATAGGGTGGGCCTTGTTTGATATTCAGACAAAACAATTACTAGAATTAACTCACATATCACCAATTCCTAAACCAAAAGAGGATAATAAAATCAAAGAACTCCTTTTGAAAAGTGAAATTTTCAGAACAAAACTAGAAAAGTATGTAGGTCTTGGAATTACAAATGTAATTATAGAAGAACCATTATTAAACTCTAATAATGTTTATACCATTCAGACACTTTTAAGATATAACACACTTATAACTAAAGAGATATATGATGTGTTAGGTATTGTACCGGAATTTATATCAACATATAATTCACGTAAATCGGCGTTTCCTGAACTAGTTAGACAAAACGACAAAAACAAATACGTCCTATTCGGAGGATATCCTAAAGATTGTGATAAGAAACAAATAATTTGGGACTTGGTGGCCAAGAGAGAACCTCAAATTCAATGGCAATACACAAGAAACAATACGCTCAAAAAGGAAAATTTTGACCAATCTGATGCGTATTGTTGCGTGTTAGGATATATGAAACAAGAAAGTATTTGGTAATTACCACATTGTAAAAAGAATAGGGATTTCTTCATCCAAGATAATTGTATCATTATTGGTAACAACATTCTTTGGTTTTACCCAAAAATCTTGGTAATTCTGCACCACTCCATTTCTAGCGTATGCGTTGATAACCGGTTTTCCCGTGTTGTATGTTCCCAAAACCTTTTTCCAATCCTTATATTTCTTATAATGTAAAGATAAACACCTCATAGACACATATACGTTTAGCTCAATACTATCTTTAAGCTCCTGACGTTTAACAGGAAATCCGGCAAAATAAGAAGCGTATTGTGGCATAATCTGCATGGCCCCAACCGCACCTGCACTTGAAACTTGTTTATGGTTATAATCTTTATGATGAGGTCCTCGATATCCGGTCTCAATTCTTGCTACGTTGAAAGCAATATGAATGGGAATGTTAAATGAGTCGGCGTATAAAATAATTGCCGAATACATTTTTTCGGCATTGTTCTGTGGTTTTGGTTTAATAGGTTTAGTTACCAAAGAGGCATAAACAATAACAGATAAAAATGTGCCCGCCAATAAATAAGTTAGTTTTTTCATAGTTTTTAGTTTTTAGTGTTAAGATAAATATTGTCTAATATCCATAGAAAACACCGTATCGAGGACATCTTGGGGTACTCTGAACTCCTCGAAATCGGAATTTTCTTTCAGTAACACAATGATACAACCAAAAATTTTAATATCCTCATACTTTGACCCTTTTAACATTTCCTTAAGTAACTTTCCATAAAATGGTAGCTGTAAGAAGTAGTGTCCTAACGCATTATCGGGATGTTTTTGAAATGGGGACTTCATTCTTTTGGTAAATTGGTTCTCCTCAAAATTTTTTGGCTTGTTTGTCTTCCAATCTGTTATGATAATACCAACACTTTTTTTATCCCTACTTTCAATTAACCAAACTTTATCAGGTTGTCCAGTATATCCAAGACCCGGGTCACCCAAAACAATCTCCGTATCCAAAAGTTCAGCACCTCGTTCTCTCATAAGTTTGAGGTAATTGGTTCCGGCATTAATCATACTATCCCCCTTTAGTGTTTGAGTAAAATCACACTCAAACATAGGTTCCCTAACCTCCTTGTCATGTCCAAACATTTCAAGTATTTTTTTCTCCAAGAAAAAATGGACCCTACTACCCATATTGGTTGAGTAATCACCAGCGGCTTTCCACTCGGCAAGTAATCGTTGTTGCTCAATAATATCACCTTTTGCTTTCTTTAGTGATATCTCCTCTGCGGGAAATTCCTCGTAAAACTTTTTTAATAGTTTAGATACTGAAGGGAAGTCACCTTTAATTTCACCACTCAAATCTTTCATAAAGTATTTGTGTTCCTCTTCTATGAAAGTTAAATCAATCTCCTTCCGTCTTTTGTGTAATATTTCCCTTATTTCTTCTGATAATTTCTTTAATTCCATTTTTAATTTTTTTTGGCATATACCAAATGCCTTCAATTATTGTCATCAAATCCATTAAGATGTGAGCTAAACTGAAAACAATGGCATAATATGTTATTTTATGTACAAGTAGTTTTTCAACGGTTACAATATGGTCATCACCGTAATGTTCCTTCAGTAAATGAACTCTATGGTGACCATCCATAATTTTATTTTTTCTATCTACTAGTATTCTACCTTTAGTTTCATCAAATTTTTTATTTGATAAATCATCAACCAATTCCGTCTTTGACTCATCAAATTCAGTTTTTTTGGTGAATTTCAAATTCCCAACTTTAATCTTACGTTTCCTTGTTAAAAACATTTAATCTTTAATTTGAACATAATATTCATCTATCTGACCCTTCAAATCACACACGTCTTTATCTTTAGGTAGATGAACAATTTTTATTTTTCCGTACAATTTACCACCATTAAGCTCACGGTATAATTTAACCGCGTTATCATAGGCGTCACCATCCAAAGCGATTATAATATTCTTTTTAACCTTATCATATAGAGTGTTAAACAACAACTCACTCATGTGCTTTCCAAGCATCGGAATACTGTTAGGTAAGAAAAATCCATCGAACACGCCCTCAACAAGATAGATATCCTTTTTCCAATCTATTAGGTGTTGATTGAAGATTATCTTATCCTTCTCGGCTTGGGGATTTTTGTATTTGGCTCTCGACTTTGGGTCCCAACTTCTTGCAATATAATAATTCAACTCACCCTCAATATCATATGAAGGTACGATAACCCTACCGGCATGACTACCGTTATCACAGAACCCTATTGAATACCTTTCGATAATCTCGTCAGTTATTCCTCTAGTTTTCAGGTAATTATACGCTTGTTTATATACAGGATAGATTGGGTTAGAATCTTTAAACATAACAAAACTTTCAGGCAATCTTAACTTTTGTTTTGGTTTTTCCTTTGGTTTGGTGTCCTCAGGTTGAAAAAGTTTGTAGACCTTCTTATGTTTCTTGTTTCCGTAGATGTCAATAAGTTTACCGAGTGAGCCGTGGGTACTATTGGTTTCAGCACAACTCCAACATTTATATACGTGTTGTAAGTAATTGATTTCGAGGTTACCTTTGTTTCTCTCTTCGTCACATACGGGGCAATTAAAGGAGATTTGTCCTCGGTGTTCGTAGTGATGTCTCTCATCACCAAGGATTTCTCTCAATAATTCAACCAATATTTCTTTTTCATCTGACATCAGGTAAAAATAAGGGATAAATTAGATACAATCAACCTTCACAAGTTTTATCAACCTATTATATTTATGAATATAAAAAATTCATAATGCCAACTGAAGTTATTATCAACGAATTATCAGGTCAAAGTCCATTTAATATTTATTTATGTGATAACCCAACAACATCTTGTGTGTTTATCGATACAATCACCTCGGCACCTTATAGTTTCGCAATTCCTGATATATTCAATGGTCAAGTTTCTTTTAACTTAAAAATAACAACAAATGGTGGTTGTGAAACGTTTCAAACATTGAATTTATAACATGGCAGCACCAACAACACCTTGTGCATATACAACCCTATGCGTCTATGATACAGGATTTCCACAATGGGACGACACCTATACTAGGTCAGGAAGTTATAATGGTAACTACTATTATATAGGTAATACAAACGGATATGTAATTTTTTTAAGTGATAACGGATGGTGTCTTTCTGATTATATTGATGGACAATGTTTTTTGAGCGGTAAGTCATGTTACAGAACTTGTCCTGATTTTTGTGATGATTATTTTACCAACGGAACTTGTCCCCCACCAGAACCCCCACCACCTGTTAACCCTTGTAATATAATTGATTTTGATGCTATATTCAATTGCGATGTACCATCACCCACACCACCACCTACACCTCAATGTGGTGATAAAATAACAATTTCTGCGACTTCACCAACTTCAACAATTGAATTTGAACCTGATACTGATATTGTTTATACTAATCAAGGTACAATATTCCATAGCCCTTTTAATTTTAATGGTACTAGTCCCGGTAATATATATTTGGCGGTTTCTACAACTCAACCGGTGTGGAAAAGAATTGATTCTACTGATGGGCCATTAAATAGAACTGGATTGTGGACCAATCAACCTAATGATAGACCTTACGACACTTGGTTAGGATTTACTGTTTGTATAAATGTTTCTGAAACTAAAACTTATTGGGTTGGATTAGCGGGGGACAATAATTTTAGAATCTCTATTGATGGTCAAACTATTGTAAATACAATAAGCGGACCTTATGATGGTGATACATTTGCCTTTATTTTTTGGCATGTATATCCAATAACATTAACTGCAGGAGACCATGTTGTTGAATTATTTGGATTAAATAATGGGGCTTCCGGTGCGTTTGGTTGCGAAATTTATAACAACACTATTGATGAATTGACCGGAGCAACCCAAGTTTCTGATTTGGATATAATATTCACATCCGCTGGCCAAACAGAGGCGACTATAGTGCAGAATTTATCAGGTCAATATCTGGCCAGTGGATATACATGTCCTGTAGGATATACTTTTGACCCCTGTACCATTTCATGTTTTACAATTATACCTCCATGTTCCCCAACACCAACTCAAACTCCCACCGCAACAGTATTCTGCCCATTATCGGTTAATGCCTCAATTTCGTCTTACACTCCAACACAAACACCAACACCGACCCAAACTCCTACATTACCTGAAACGATTACCCGAGGATGTGGATTTTTGGGTGACGTTACCTTTAATACTATAAATTCTGTTATAGACTGTCCGGTAAGTTTAGAATTTCAAGATTGTTACAATGGATTAACATATTACACAACTAATTCACTCTCAAGGCCTGAAGGTGGCACTTTAGAAAAGTTTATGATTTATCAGGCGAATATTGACGGAATAAGAAAGTGTGTTTCTTTCGTCGGTATAAACCAAAACATTATAGGAAGTAGTAATGTTACTCTTATCTCTAATTTGATAGGGTATTCTAATTTAGGTGAATGTACTAATTGTTTAGGAATACTTACCCCGACCCCAACACCAACACCATCAATAACCCCAACAATTACATTAACTTCGTCATCTAATAAACCAGCACCACCGGCACCATCACAAAGCCCAACCGTTACCCCTTCTAAACAAGTATTATATTATACGTATGAAAGATGTGGTACTTACACAAGAGTTTGTCAACCAATGCCGGCAATCTCAAATCAATCAATAGGTACTGTATTCAAAGTAGGTAATGCGGGACAATTCGCGAATACTTGTTGGGAGCTAGTTAGTGTAACATCTGTTTGTAATACATCTAACCCTAATTATAATACAATCACATATACTACAAACGCATTTTCGATAATCAATAATGTTTTATATACCGACTGTAGTAAGTGCTCATCCAATACACAAACGGCCCCACCCCAACCACCACCACCTAGTTTAACGCCTACAAGAACTCCAACACCTACTAAAGCACCACAATCGGCACCAATACAAGCGTGTAAACCCCATACGGTTATAGTATCAACAGGACCATGTAATATATGTTACCATCCGGCTGTTTCTGCGTTATACCCACTACCTGCCAATACGACTATGTATTCTCCGAGCGACTTTTTAATACCTGGTTCTCAGTTGTACATAAACTCAACCTGTACAACACCCATACCTCCTTTCCAATACATCAAAGCCCTTTCATCATCAGGAGGTGCAATAACTCCGACTATGATATCTTTTGGTGGAGGAATAATAAGTAATTACTCATGTTCGATATGTTATTAGAACAAATAAACCAACATAAAACGATTAATTAATTATTTATAAGAAAACGTTTGGTAGTTAAAGATGGATACTATAAGTTTATTTAACATATCGGGTGTTAATCCTCCATTCATAATATACATATGTGATATTTACGGCGATAATTGTGTCGAAGTTGCTATAGTAAATAACTTTGTTCCCCCGATTATTACACTTAATGTCCCTATAGTTTTCCAAGACTCGGCGGCGGTTGGTGTTAAAATAATAACCGCGGACGGATGTGAAAGATTAGAAACTGTTTTATGTAGTATTATAACCACCCCAACCCCTACAATATCGATAACACCAACGATTACCCCTACAATCACCCCAACTATTACTGAAACACCTACAATCACCCCAACTATTAGTATTACCCCAACTATTACCCCGACGGTTACTGAAACACTCACACAAACTCCAACCAATACACAAACTCCAACAATAACTAATACGGAGACACCAACTAATACGGTAACACCAACCTTAACCCCAACACCTACGAATAATGGTTGTTTTTGTTACTTTGTTGATATTACCCAGTTAGATATCAATAGAGCTAGCGGTAATACTGAAACAACTGCAAATGGTGTTGTTAATTTAGTGTATTATGATTGTTCCGAGGGTATTATAACCTCTGCAATTACTGGAAGTGGAATTTATTATATCTGTAACAATCCATCGGAAACTATAGATGGGTTTAGTATTCCGGTACTATTGAATTACAGTCAAAATAATTTTAGTTATAGTAATGTATTCACACCATTATCATTCTCTAGTACGTTTTTTACAGATTATTCAACTTGTTCACAAAGCGGGGATTGTGTTTTGCCAAGTAGCACCCCAACACCAACTCCAACCCCTACAGTAACTAATAATGGTTGTTTTTGTTATTTTGTTAATATTTCGGCAATTGATTTAGCAAATGCTATAAACAATACCAATCCCTCATTTGATGGTGTTGTAAATATTCTATACATAGATTGTAAAGGGGTACTACAAAGACTTACTATATCTTCTCCTGGTATAACTGTTATATGTAACAATGTTCAATCTTCTATTAACTCATTCGGAATAGATGTTTATATAACATATTCTAATAACGATGAGTCTTATAATAATAGAAATGATATAATCCAAAGTTTTTATACCACTGATAATACCAATTGTACTGAGGCTTCTTCATGTGTTCCACCAACCCCTACTTCTACTAAAACACCAACCGCCACCCCAACAGGTACTGCGACGATAACCCCTACAAATACATTAACTCAAACACAAACACCCACTACAACATCAACATCAACGCAAACACCGACCGCAACACCAAGTCCATTCCCATCAAGAACTCCAAGTAATAGCCCAACACCCACAGTAACACCAACTGTAACACCATCACTAACTGTTTCAGGTTTCCCAACAGAAACGCCAACCTCGACCCAAACACCTACCGTTACTCCAACAGTGACCCAAACACCCACTAATACTTTAACATCAACACCAACAGTTACTGAAACCCCGACCAATACTGTCACACAGACTCTGAGTCCAACTAGTACCGTAACATCAACATCAACTCAAACACAAACTCAAACTCCTACAGAAACAGTTACTAATACCCCTACAGTGACTCAAACACAAACTCAAACTGTTACAATCACAGAAAGCCCAACGAATACCCCCACAATAACTGAAAGCCCAACAAATACCCCAACAATCACATCAACTCCTACTGAAACATCTACTCCGACATCTACCAATACTAATACTCCGACCAGTACGAGTACATTAACAGTGACCCCAACAACAACTCAAACTGTCGCATCTACTAATACACCAACACAGACACCTACCGCAACTGTTACTGAAACTCAAACACCAACGCCAACTAATACTAACACATCAACACCTACTAATACTAACACATCAACACCTACTAATACTGTAACCGTAACTGAAACTAAAACACCAACGCCAACCAAAACACCAATTAATTGTAATTGTATTGAGTTTTTCGCCGCTGCGGGTGGAGCTGTTATATCTTATAATAAATGTGATGGAACTTCAGTTACTAATTTATTCGTACCTGGAGGGTCTACGGTTAAGGATTGTATTATAAATGAAGAATATACAATAACATCTGGTGTAATAGTAACTAATTTTGGTTCATGTATCGACAATTCATGTCCTACTCCGACACCAACACCTACCACCACCGAGACCCCAACAAATACGGTAACACCAACTCCGACCACTACTGAAACTCCGACTAGTACAGAGACCCCAACAAATACCGTTACCCCAACTCCGACTATAACAGTCACTCCAACTAAAACTGAATTTAAACCTCTAAACTTATGGTTTAGTGGTTGTTGTCAACCAGGACAAATCATTCAATTATATGAAGTTCCTGGTGAAATAGGTCAAACCATAATTGAAGGAGATGTTTATTATATTGAATCACCACAGTTCAAGGGATGCGCGACTAATATAGCTCAAACTCTAACGGATTTACAATACTTGTATTTGAATATTACTAATCAATTCACTTGCCAAGATTGTATAGATTCAAATCCTTGTCCAACATCTACACCTACTCCGACACCAACCGAAACTCCAACTCAAACACCAACTCAAACACCAACTACAACTCAAACGCCAACCGAAACAAATACCCCAACAGTAACTCAAACACAAACAAGTACAATCACTAGTACTCCAACAAACACGGTTACTAATACTCAAACTCAAACAGTTACACAGACAGTGACTGTTACTGAAACGATAACAAGTACTCCTACTCAAACAAATACAACAACTAATACTCCAACTCAAACCAGTACAGTTACCAACACATCGACCCCAACATCAACAGAGACATCTACGCCTACGCCAACCAACACTACAACATCTACACCTACAACAACAGAAACACCCACACCTACCCCAACACCAACGACAACACAAACACCAACCATAACCTCAACTTCAACACAAACACCAACAGTCACACCAACTAATACTATTACCGTTACGCCTTCAACAATATTCTGTGTTGACTGTGTTGAATCAGGTTACACATATGTATTCAGTTGTGCTCCAACACCTTCTATCACTAAAACGCCAAGTGTTACCCCAACGATAACCTACACACCGACAGTCACCCCAACCAATACAAGTACCCCAACAAAAACACCTACCCCAACTCAAACTAATACTGTAACTGTAACAATAACTAAAACTTCGACACCTACAAACACAACAACTGTTACTAACACTACAACACAGACACCAACACCAACTGAAACACCGACCGCAACGGTGACTAGTACACAAACACCAACTGTAACAGTTACTAGTACTTCTACACAAACACCAACGAATACTCAAACACCTACTACTACACAAACACCAACCCCATCAATTACTGAATATAAGCCATCATTCAGACACTTTAGTGCATGTTGTTCTCCACATATAGTATTCAGAGTTTATGAGATACCTGGATTGACAGCCACAACCATTGTTGAAGGTAATATTTACTATATTGAGACAGGTGTGTTCAGTGGTTGTGCAACAAGTATTGCCGAAGTATTTACACCAAATAATTATTTGTTTGTTGGTGTGACGGCCCAAACTGATTGTGATGAATGTACGTTCTCAAATCCATGTCCGACACCAACCCCTACGCAAACCCCTACACAAACAGAAACTCCAACACAAACCCCAACACCGACACAAACTCAAACATCTAGCCCTACTAACACCCCAACTTTAACACCTACCCCAACTAAAACTCCGGCGCCAACTTGTGATTTGATTGTTACTTTGGTGAATACCGAATCAATTAGTTCAAATACTGAAATTAATATTTGGTATGATGATTCAGGCTCTATGGGGTCTACACGAGCTCCTTTGGAGCAAATGATTGCACCTGGTGGAATACTTGAAACTTGTTTGATAGGTGTTTATAACAATGATATTACGTTATATAATGAGAGAGTTCAATTCTTCACAATGCAAACTGGCCCATTAGGTAATGTAAATGAAAGATTTGTTGCGTGTTTAGCAACTTCGAGAAATGCTGGAAGAGCAGTTGATACTAGCGTTGATTTAGTAATCAATTTGGTTTTCCAAGACGAGAGTGGTGGAGCGTATGTTACAGGTGGAACTTTTACGCCTACAACTGTATTAGACCCGGATTATGGGACTGACGTTACAACTTTGAGAAACCTCTTATCTTCAATTGATTATGGATTAAGAGGTGTTGTATTTGCGGTAATAAATGAGGGACAACCTACCTTCCAAGACTTGGTACAAACAACTTTTGTAAATGCGGGAATATATTCACCACCTAACAACTTAAGTGATTATTACTTGACCAATTTAAACTACCAATTAGGTATAAACGATGGAGATACTTCGACTTATTATTATAATTTGATAATCTCCACACTTAATTCTTTGGGTATCGTAACACCGGGATGTTGATATATATAAAGGGATGCCAACAGCACTAATACAATCGGTAAATTATGCGGGACAATATGGGGATATAACATTCAATCCCCAAACCGGCGGCACCGTATCTGTAGGTGTGCAACTTTTACCATTTAATTATGTTGCCGATTATGTATATGGGGTTTACGTAGTTTGTTTTTCAGCCTTTAGTGTTTGCTGTGAATTCAATTTACTTGCACCTACACCGACCCCTACCGCAACAATAACTAAAACGCCTACCATAACTCCAACTGAAACTGTAACTCCCACAAAAACACCAACTCCGACAATAACCCCCACAATGACCATGACTCCAACCCCATCAACAATATTCTGTGTTGATTGTGTTGAGTCAGGTTATACGTATGTCTTCAGTTGTGCCCCAACTCCATCTATAACAAGAACGCCAAGTGTTACACCAACAATTACTTATACACCTACTCAAACATCAACTAAAACTCCTACTCAAACACCAACGACGACTCAAACACCAACAATTACCAAGACATCAACTCAAACACCAACAATTACCAAGACATCAACCCCAACTAGAACGCTTACTCCAACAGGAACTAATCCTCCATCTGTTCCCGAATGTGCGGTAATATTTAATTCATTACAAAATGTATTTTTCTATGATGTTGACACGGACACTACTACACAACTTATAGTTCCTGACACAGTTGGTTCCGCGACAAATGATATTGCCCATACTTCAAGTAAGTTGTGGATGGCTAGTGCCAGTGAGATATACGAATGGGATATTACTTTGAGTCCGTTTACCGCGGTATTTAATCGTGTAATTACATTACCATCAGGCATAGGTCCTGGGTTGGGGGCAATTAATAACACAACCTTGATTGCGGTCCAAAGCGGGGGTAATCCAAAACAGGTTGTTTCGGTAAATATTACTACAAATACTGCGGTATTTACAACTCTATTCCCGATGTTGATAAACAGAGGTGTTGCGGGAGATATTATTTTAACAACAACAAATAAGGTTATTATTACGACTAACGCGACCGCGGCACCATTCGGACAATTCATAACACAATATAATTTCTTAAATGGTGACCCTGAAGTCGATATTCAATTGAATCCAACCATCACCCAGCCTTGGGGCATTTTTCAAGATAATGGTGAAATTTATATCATGGATGGTAACGAAACTAATAATGTATTCCATATTGATAAAAATTATCCGTACACAATTACATTAACAGGTGATACAGGATATTCGGTGTATGGGGCTTCTCAATTACCAAATTGTTTAGATGTAAACTTCATACCTCAAATAACACCAACACCAACCCAAACACCAACCCAAACTCCTACAACGACCCAAACACCAACAGTAACTGTAACTGAAACAATTACTAATACCCCAACTAATACCCCAACCCCAACTAAGACACCCGTGTCCTGTGACTGTTTTGAAATAACCGCGGTTGGGAATAATGCGGTTATTGACTATTTTAAATGTGGTAGTGAAGGGGTTTCGGTAAGAAAATTAATAGAACCTGCAAGACCATTTAAAGTTTGTTTAGAAAATAGTGGAGTTACTACTCTTTCAGGGGTAACTCAAATTAGTAATTTTGGTCCTTGTATTGACGGAGAATGTGCTAGCCCAACCCCAACTCCTACAGTCACCCAAACACCAACAAATACATTAACACCTACAATTACCCCAACAAATACATTAACACCTACAATTACCCCAACTGAAACCCAAACTCCCACAATTACCTCAACTAGTACTCAAACCCCAACTAGTACTCAAACTATAACTCCTACACTTACCCAAAGTCCAACACCAACAGTAACTCTTACTAATACCGTGACACCAACAATTACTGAAACACCAACAAGTACGGCAACACAAACACCAACAACTACCACAACCCAAACCCCAACAAGTACAGAAACACCAACCACAACCCAAACTCCAACAAGTACACAAACACCTACCACAACCCAAACTCCAACCACAACCCAAACTCCAACAAATACAATGACTGTAACTCCGACTCCGGTTTGTATAGACGGATGTTCAGTTTTATATGTCGATAGTGAATCATTAATTTATTCTTATGACTATAATACAGAAACGTCTACAGTAATTTTTGACCCCAAGGCAACAGTAAGAGATATTGCTAACACTAGCTCAAGGTTATTCATTACTATCGTAAATAGAATTCAAAGATACAGTTTTTCAACTTGCCCTGTGAGTGTTACATTAATTGATGAAATAACTAGACTTTTCTTGGGTGATGGTTTATTTGCAATAAATGATACCACATTAATTATAACTAGTACACAAGCAATTGGTCAAGAAAACGTACAAGAATTAAACTATATAACAAATACAGTAACCCCTAAATTCTCACTACCAACCGGTTATTCGGTAAGAGGTGATTTTATTCTAACAACCGGCGGAAAATTCATAGTTTCAATGTTCCAAGGATTGAGTAACTATATTTTACAATATGACTATTCAACTGGTGAACAAGAAGTTTTATTCCAAGTTTCTCAAATTATTGCCGGATTCTTTGAATTTGGTGGAAATATCTATGCTGTGGATACTTCAGGTATTGTTTATCAAGCAATTTTAGATTCTCCATGGGGGTTAGTTTCTACAACTTTAGACCCATTAACTTTTACAGGGGTTATTAAAGGTACATCCCAAGAGTTATCGTGTTTACCTACAAATTTTAACATAGTAACCCCAACCCCAACTCCTACCCAAACCCCAACTCCTACTGTCACCGTTACCGAAACACCTACTATGACGGTAACTGAAACTCCGACTCAAACGGAAACTCCGACTCAAACCCCAACCAATACTGAAACACCTACACAAACTTCTACCCCAACACCAACACCTACTTTAGATTGTTTTTGTTACACATTTGTAAACACCAGTTTATTAGACAAACAAAATGTAAGTGGTAAAGATTGTAATAATATAAATTTTGAGTACTCATTACAAATTTCAGGTTCTGAAGGTGACACCGTAAGTTTATGTGCGTCATCAAGTTTAGTTTTAGACCCATTTATTGCGGTATTCAATAACGGAGTTTGCGAAGGATTTTGTGGCACCTCAACACCAACACCAACACCGACAGAGACTCCCACACCAACCATTACTGACACTCCTACACAAACCCCAACAATTACCGAAACAAACACACAAACCCCAACTCAAACTCCAACAAACACTGTTACAGAAACATCCACATCAACACCGACCCCAACTCAAACTGAAACACCGACAAATACTGTAACCTCTACTCCAACAAATACAGTAACCTCTACCCCAACGATAACATCTACATCAACTCAAACTCCAACGGTTACATCAACTCCAACTCCATCAATTACCGAGTACAAGCCAGCTATAAGAACATTTAGTGGATGTTGTTTCCCATTTGAAATTTTTAAACTTTATGAAATACCTGGATTAACCGCTAACACAATAACTGAAGGTACAGTTTACTACATTGAATCCGGTGTATTTAGCGGTTGTGCTACAAACATTGCCGAAACATTCACACAAAATAATTATCTATTTGTTAATATTAGTGCCCAAACTAGTTGTAGCGGTTGTTCGGCATCCTACCCATGCCCGAGCTCAACCCCGACACCTACTGTAACATCAACACCAACAGTTACTCCAACGATTACCTCGACTCCAACGATTACCTCGACCCCAACTCAAACTGAAACCCCAACTCAAACTGAAACCCCAACTCAGACACAAACTTCAACAGTAACATCAACACCTACAGAAAGCCCAACTTCGACACAAACTCAAACTCAGACACAAACTCAAACTGTAACACCAACAAAAACGTCAACCCCAACAAGAACACCTATTGAGTGTGTTTGTTATTCTATAACCAATATAGGTGAATTTTTTGGTAGTTATAACGGAATTTTATGTAATGGTGGACCTTCAGGAGGAATACCAATAGGTCCTGGTGTAACATTTACCGCATGTTATGCTAAAGGGTCACTTCAAACTGTGGGAGGTACTTTAACATTTCTTGAGAATGGGTCTTGTGAGAACTCAATACTTTGTCCTACTAGAACTCCGACTCCTACAAGAACTGGTACCCCGACCCCGACTCCTACAACTACTGAAACACCTACAAATACCGTAACGCCAACTACGACAACTACTGAAACACCGACTAGTACATCAACACAAACACCAAGTGTAACCAACACTATAACATCAACACCTACTCAAACATTGTGTTGTACCTCATGGACACTATATGGAGGTTTAGGTCAATTACTCGATAATGGATTTGTTATTAAACCTCCTTTGAGGGTAGGGGATGATTTTGCATTGATACCTACAAATGTAGGCTCACCTGGTACTTTAGTTGGTCAAGTTTTGGAACTAATCAGTGTTAGCCCTCCACTATCGCCCCAATATTTTACAATTTTAACTGCTACGTTTAACCCTATAAATTCGGCCTACTTATTAACATTTACCCCTACTTTAACAATTAATTTGGGTAGTACCTTCCAGAGTATAATTTATAACATTTATCAGTCAGGAGGTACACAATTCAATGTTTACAATTGTGGAGGGTCTCTTACGACTTTGAATTTGAATAACAATGAAATATTGGTCATTCCTTGTTCCTATGATGTTCAGGTTATATCAGGATTCGGGTATGCTGAGTCTGACCCATCATGTGTATGTGTCACTCAAACTCCAACACCAACATTGACACCTACTGTGACATCAACAATAACTCAAACCCCAACAAATACAGTAACCGTTACTCAATATACTTGTAATTGTTATTTTATAAATGTGCCAGACATTAGAGATGGAGTAAATTTAGTATTTTTAGATTGTTTGGGTAGTTTGATTTCAATAGCACCAAATAATTTTGGAAATTATTGTGTTAGAGAAATAATTGATTATGGTTCAGGTACCGCCGAACTTGTAGGACTATGTATAGATGGAAATTGTCCAACACCAACGCCAACTCCAACTCAAACCGAAACCCCAACCCCAACTGAAACTCCAACCCAAACAATTACCCAAACTCCAACTGTTACTCAGACCTCGACACCAACTGTTACTCAGACCTCGACACCAACTGTTACTATCACGGAATCGGCTACACAAACTCAAACACCAACACCGACTGAAACTCCAACTAATACTTTAACACCGACTGTGACAATTACTGAATCTGTTACGCCAACAAGGACATTAACACCAACCAAAACTCAGGCACCATGTTTATCTAGCTGTGATGTGTTGTTATTAGACAATGTCGGTAGAGTTTATATATACAATTCAGTCACTAACTCTCCACTGTACTTAGGTATTGATGGTCCTGATGGTTCCTTCGATATTGCACATACAAATAACAAAATATGGTTAAATAGAGGAACTTCATTATATGAATATGATATAATATTATGTCCGTTCTCGGCGACATTCAGCAGAGAAATTTCAGGTTCAACGGCATTTAGTGCTGGATTATTTGCAATAAATGACACTACTTTAATTGCTAATAATGGAGCGACCCCTTCTTCAATTTTAGAGATTGATGTTTCGACTAATCCTTACACAGTTACAACAAAATTCTCTTTATTACCAGGAAGAAGAGTTTCAGGTGATTATGTTCTAACAAATTCAGGTAAGTTAATTGTTAGTAATTTTTCGGGAACAAACCCAAATGCACCCACTGGTGTTTACATAACACAATATAACTATATAACTTCGGCAACACCCCCTGTAGATAACAATGTTGATATATTAATATCCCCAACAATTGTATTCCCATATGGGTTATATCAATATGGAGGTGGTTTCTATATTCTGAGTGCGAATGGTACACAATATACTTTAGACCTAAATCCTCCGTACACACTTACCGCGGCACCTACAGTTCCTTTACCTCCAAATACAATCAACGCCGCATATTTTGGTGCATCCCAATCCAACGGATGTTTCGACAATAACATAGTACCTGTGTCACCAACACCAACCTCAACTCCAACCCCGACCCCTACCCCAACTGCAACAATAACACAAACCCCAACTATAACACAGACTTCAACACCTACACCAACAATAACTTCTACAGTAACACAGACTCCAACCCAAACTCAAACACCAACTTCAACAATTACTGTTACACCAACTCAAACAAGTACGGTTACATCAACCCCAACTGTTACATCAACCCCGACACCAACCATAACTGAATACAAGCCGGCAATTAGAACGTTTAGTGGATGTTGTTTCCCATTTGAAACCTTTAAGATTTTCGAAATACCTGGATTAACCGCAAATTCAATAACTGAAGGCACGGTTTATTACATTGAGTCCGTAGGATTTAGTGGATGTGCGACAAACATTGCAGAGACATTCACTCAAAACAATTACCTATTTGTTAACTTGAGTGCTCAAACAAGTTGTAGTGGTTGCTCGACAAATTACCCATGTCCAAGCTCAACACCAACACCTACAGTTACATCGACTCCTACATTAACGCCAACGCAAACCCAAACACCAACGCAAACCCAAACACCAACTGAGACATCCACTCAAACACCAACTGAGACATCCACTCAAACACCAACCCAAACTCAAACTTCAACACAAACACCGACTAATACACAAACATCAACCAACACCCCTACCACAACAGTAACACCAACTTTGACACGTACTCCTGATACTTGTAATTGCTACACATTCTTTAACATATCAACTTCACAAAGTTTGACTGTAGATTTTATTGATTGTACAGGCTTACAAAACCAAATTACAATAAATTACGGAAATAGTGCTCAAGTTTGTGTTAAAAATAATATTTTCTCGGGTACCCCATCAGGGGCTTTAGTATCATTCTTAAATGGTGATTGTACAAATGGATGTCCGACAACTACCATACAAGCTTGTAACCCATTTGTAGTGAATGGAACAAATAGAATTATTTATACTTATGACCCAATAACTAACACACAAATTCCATTACCTATTAATACCGAATCTGTTTCTATATACGATATTGCAACAAATGATAACTATTTATGGATATATGGTAATTTCGCAACATTAGGAAATGGTATAAAAGAATATTTTATAACAACATCCCCATTTACATCAAGTTTAAATAGATTTATATCGGGTTCTACACTATATCAATCCACAAGAAATGGTTTAGCGGTTTTAAATAACACCACATTAATAACGGCTTCAGGTACGGCTGGTAATGTGATAGTGAGTTTAAATATTTCATCAAATACTTGGGTTGCAACTCCGTTATTTACTTTACCAACAAATAGAGTCCTAAGGGGTGATTTAACTTATACAAACACAGGTAATATTATTGCGTTAACTTATAATAATGTTGCGGGTACCGGGTCTTTTTTAACACAGTTTGATTTATTTGGTAATCAGGAATTAGAATTCCAAATAGGTAATTCTGTTGAAGGATTTGGTTTGTTCATGTATAATTCACAAATATTTACGGTTGCCTCTTCATCGGCGTCTCCCGCTGTAGTTAGAAGAGATTTGAACTTCCCCTATACATCTTTAACAGTAAACAATATGACAATAACAAATGTTGGGTTTGCCCAACCGTTAAGTTGTTTAAATGTTAATTTCATAGGAGTTACCCGAACACCAACACAAACCCCAACACCTACCCCAACACCTACTACCACTAAAACTAATACGCCTACATCAACGCAAACCCAAACCCAAACTCCAACTAGAACCTCAACCCCAACAAACACCCAAACTCCTACTATTACAAGTACCTCCACAATTACTCCTACCGTTACAAGAACCGCCACAATTACTCCTACCGTTACAAGAACATCAACGATTACTCCTACCGTTACAAGAACATCAACAATTACTCCAACAATAACACAAACGGCAACCCAAACGAATACCCCAACAGTAACACAAACGGCAACTGTTACACAAACTGCAACTCAAACTCCTACACCTACCGAAACTTCTAATCTGTTTGCTTGTACTTGTTATAATTTCTTCAACACATCAAATAACCAACCCGGAACAGTTACTTATTATAATTGTGATGGGGTATTTAGTTCTGTAACGGTTAGTGCCACTTCATATGTTCAATTATGTGTTTCAGGTAATTCAACAAATCCATTATACACCGCAACGACCCAAATTACTGCTATAGATGAGTTAGGTGATTGTACAGTAAGTTGCCCAACAATTAATTTGGATAGTTGTATTTCCTTTTTAGCTGGGGGGCCGGGTAACATCATTCAATCATATGATTTTCAAACTAATACCACAACTTTTTTACCCATACCAAATAGACCATGGTCAATGCTTGGAATTGCAAATACTTCAAATAAACTTTGGGTTCACGGTACTTATCTTGGTTTCACCAGTGGAGGTATAAGAGAATGGGATATAACATTTTCACCGTTTAGTGCAACATATAATGGCAGAACTATAAACATACAAAGTAATACTATATTACCTAATAGTAATGCATGTGGTTTAGTTGCAATCGATAATTTTAATTTATTAAGTGTGTCAGGTGCTACTGCAGGGTCCCAAAGTGTGGTTAATGTTGATATTTCAGATACCATAACCAATAACGCGGTATTTACGAAACTTTTTGATTTACCAAGTAATAGAAGAATATTAACTGATTTAGTTTTTACTCAAACTGGTAAGATTATAATAATGACCCAAACAACTACCCCTGTCAAAATATTTATTACTCAATATGATATACTTGGAAACATTGAGGTTGATGTTCCATTATTCACATCAGGAATAGATGCAAATAGTGGATGGTCTATTTTGATTAATTCTAATAATTTGTATATTGTAAGAGCTACTACTCCTGGAGAAATTTATCAGGTAAACTTAACTTCACCATATTCGGCAACCTTACTTTCTGAAAGTTTACCAGTTACTGTGACGGACCAATCCCAATCACCAGAGTGTATCACAGTTGAGTTTATACCTGTTACAAAAACACCGACTCCAACACCTACTAAAACTCCAACACCTACCGTGACTATGACGATAACGCCAACTTCAGGTGCAACAGAAACACGGACTCCGACGCCGACTACCACTCAAACTTCAACACCAACAATAACATCTACGATTACTCCGACAATAACGGCAACACCAACAAGAACGGCGACTCAAACACCAACAATAACAAGAACGGCGACTCAAACACCAACAATAACAAGAACGGCGACTCAAACACCGACAATAACAAGAACGGCGACTCAAACACCGACAAGAACTGCGACACCAACAAGAACACCAACTAGAACGGCAACAAATACTCCATCGATTACCCCAACCATAAGTATAACTCCAACAATAACCTCAAATTTACCATGTAAATGTTTTAATTTTTACAATACAAGTGATACGGTAAATGGTACTCTTATATACACTGCTTGTAATTTAACAGTTAGTTCTACAACGGTATCGGCTAATTCATTTGTACAATTGTGTGTAAATTTAAGCGGATATAGTGGGTCATCACAAATAACATTTGTTAACCAAGTTGGTTCATGTGTAAATGGTTTTTGTCCTAACATATCTATAAATTCTTGTGATTTGTTATCGGTTAAAAAAGAACCTTCTGGTCCGACTAATGGTCTTTGGCAGATTATGAGTATTAGAAACGAAAGTCTTTTGTATTTGCCGGTTTCTGGTAGAACTGTAGGAACCAACGCTTTAGCGAGAACGTCTAATAAAGTTTGGGTACTAGGATTTTTTACGGCATTAGGTGGTTCTAGAATAAGGGAATACTCAATTACCCAAAATCCTTGGTCTGCGGTGGTGACTAATAACTATACATTACCGACAAATTTGCCGTCTGTTATCGACAATGGTATGGCGGCAATCGATGATGAGAATTTTATTGTTGGGTCCGGAACTGCATTGAATGTTATTGCAAAATTAAATGTTTCAGGTGGAATTTTATCATCTACTAAAATTATAGATTTAATATCACCATTTACGGTTTTTGGTGACATGATTTATACTACAACCAATAAAGTCATAGTTGCGGTTAAAAATACAATTAATACTAACATATGGCAAATTCACCAATATGATGTTAATGGGACTTTTGAACTGGCGGTAGACGTTTCATCTATATCTTTATTTAATTCCGGAATAAATTTCGCGGTAGTTAATAACCAATTATATTTATTACCACATAATCAAACATATAATAATTATTATTTAATTAATTTAAATAATCCTTACAATACCACAATTCAGTCGGCTCTTGGAGGTAGTGCCCCAAATGACGTTGCTCAAAATCCTGAATGTATTAATATTCAGTTTATCCCTTCTACACAGACACCAACACCAACAAGAACAAAAACTCCGACACCAACAAGAACTCCAACAAGAAGTGCAACACCAACAAGAACTCCAACAAGAAGTGCAACACCAACAA